CCAATTCTACCAATGGAGAGTGTATAATGTTTCTTTTCACAGAGCTTGCTGCACCCCTTGCACGAGTATGGCAGGGTCAACGTCAACGCACTTCTCGCACAGCAGACGCTAAGAATGCGCCGGGTAAAGAGTATAAGTCTAAGATCACACACCGACACCAAAAGGACTTCAATGAAATCCACACAGATGTAAACGGTAACTTTTGGTTGTACAATGTAAAGACCGACGCGTGGGACATTAAGGGAGATGTGGATGATATTCCCTACTACGTAGATGGAGACGGCCTAACATGGGCTTACGATACCTATACAGGTAGATGGGATGTACCTGTGGAATATGAAGGCATAGACTTAGCATCACCAGAGGAGCTTACCGATGTCAACCCTGAGGTTGCCGGATAAAGAATATGCGCTCCTCTGCAAGTCAATCTTGCAGAGGGACGGCTACAGGTGCCGCTCATGCAACTTTAGAGGAAATTTAATGGTGCACCATATAATTTTCCGCTCGCATCAAGGAGAAGATACCACAGAGAACCTTGTAACTCTTTGTGCAAGTTGTCATCGCGGTTGTCATGAAGAACAAGGGATTGTTGTACTAGGGACTGATGCAAATGCAGAGTTGAAGTTCCTAAGGAGAAATGGATGGCGACCACAATGAAAGAGAAGGCAATACCTACTGAACTAGAGATAGAATACTGGAGAGCAGTACTAATTCTAGACTTGTTGACTGCTGAGCTATTAGCATACAAGGGACTTACATCTCCTGAAATCTCGTAGTATACTGGAAGTAGAGGTTAGAAAAGAGATGAAAACTTTCAAATGCTACTGGTGCAAAACTGACATACTGAAACCAACGCACAATCAAAGGGCTGTTCATTCTAGGCACCAGCGTATGTATTGTTACAAAATATGTTCAAGCGCTTACATGAAAGCGAGAGGTTTGGCAAAGCATAAGGTACGCTGTAGATGTGGTAAATCTCTGGTATACGGAGAGCTTACTAGAGGACAGAGGCAACGTGTACGAGATGGACAAAATGTAGTATGCTCTGAAAAGTGCAAACTTGCAGCACGTAAAGCACAAAGGGCAAGGAAAAACATGTATGGAGTACCGCGTACTGAGTACAGAAAAACATGGCTGAAACACCACCGTGAGAGAAGACTTCTACATCAGGTAAAAAGCAGAGCAAAGAAAACAGGGCTGAAGTTCAACTTGATGGTTGAAGACATCGTAATACCCTCGGTATGTCCGGTGCTACAAATAGAGTTTAAAAAGGGAGACAAACTACTATCTCCCAGCGTAGATCGTAAGAATAATCGAAAAGGTTACGTCAAAGGAAATATCCAGATAATGTCTGGACTAGCCAATGTAATGAAGAACAAAGCTACACCAATTCAATTAAGGAGGTTTGCAGCGTGGATAAACCAAGTTTACGGCCCTATCAAGAAGAAGCGCTGCAAGCAGTTGTAGACAATCTCTGTGCAGGCATACGACAACAGTTATTAGTGCTTGCCACTGGGCTAGGAAAGACTGTAATTGCGGCACAGCTTCCTACAGTGTTAAAAGCTATAGCACCCGGCAAGTTGCTATTTGTGGCACATAGAAATGAACTTCTTACCCAAGCTATTGACAAGATAAAGATATGGAATCCCAGCTTAAAAGTTGGGTTAGAAAAAGCCGAGAAACACGCAGACCCGGATTGTGATGTGATAGTTGCTTGCAACGCATCCATAGGCAGAGCAGGGTCTAAGCGCATGGATCATTTCTGGGATGATATTTCTGTTATAGTAATAGATGAAGTTCATCATGCCATCGCGGACAGTTATTTAAACATTTTGAATGACTCAGGCGTGCTACTGCCCGATAGTAAGAAAGTTCTCATCGGTCTAACTGCTACGCCGAAGAGACATAACCGCAAACGCACTAACCAAGCCAATCTACTTGACGAAGACGAGTTGGTATCGTTAAAGAGCATATTCAAAAAAGTAGTGTATAGTTATGGAATTAGAAAAGGGATTAAACAAGGATACCTTGCACCGTTATGTGGTTTCCGTATCAACACCAAAACTGTACTGGACGGTGTTAAGACAACGGCTGGTGATTTCCAAGTAGATGAGTTATCTAACGCTGTGAACACACCTGAGCGCAACGCTCAAGTAGTAAAAGCATGGAAAGACAATGTCAAAGACAAACAGACCCTATGTTTCACGGTGGACGTGCAACACGCTAAGGACTTGGCAAATACATTCCTTCACAATGGGGTTCTGGCACAACCTATATACGGGGACGATCCCCAGCGTGCTGACAAGCTACAATGGTTTGAGAATGGAAAAATACAGGTACTCTGTAACTGTGCCCTTCTTACTGAAGGGTTCGACAGTCCATCTGTAGCCTGTATAGTATTAGCACGCCCCACGAAGAGTGGTTCTTTGTATACACAGATGGTTGGCCGTGGTACGCGTCTTAAAGAAGGAAAAGAAAAATGCATAGTAATTGATGTTTGCGATTGCTACAAACGATGTTCACTCGTTACTTTACCTTCACTGGTCGGACTCAACCCAGACATGGACCTGCAAGGACAGTCGGTAACAGCTACTGCAGATAAACTAGAAGAGCTACAAGAGAAATACCCAACGGTAGACCTGTCACAACTGACGGACATAACCAAGGTGGACGCGTACATTGAAAGTCTTGATCTGTTCGCTGCGCCATATACGGAGGAAGTGGAGAAATTTAGTAAATTAGCTTGGATGGGCTGTAGCGATGGAAGTTATCTATTGCAAATTCCTGAGAAAAAAGAACTCAAAGGAGCATTCTCTCAGTACAAGCACGAAAAACTACACATCACTCCAAATGACCTAGAAGAGTTTGAATTGTCCATCACCTCTGTAGGTGTAGATAAGAAACTAGGAATTTACAACTCTCTACAAGAGGCGTTTGCCAGTGCCGATGAGGTGGTTCAGCGGTGTAGACCGGACAGGATGAAACTGTTGACACGCGAAGCCGATTGGCACACATACCTAGCTTCAGAACCTGCGAAAAAACTACTGAGATCGCTTAGCAGAAATAAACCAATGCTTAAATGTTTGTGTCCCGGTACGCAGCCTGCTAAGATGTGTCCTATATGTAGACTTAGTACGGGAATAACTGCAGGCGAGGCCAGCGTAGCTATAAATCTGCTTCAGGCCCGAAGAAAGAAGTGAGGTGCTATGATCCCAGAGCTAAACGTAGAGCAAGTAACATTGCTGACAAACATGGCTAGCGGCTTGGGAGCGTTCTCCCAAGTCGTGCCTGATCCTAAGCTTGATAAAGCCTCAGACTACGAAACCATCATAGAGTCAGTACGGGACAACGAGCAGCTGGTAATACTTGGGCTCATCAAAGAGCTAACAGACGAACCCTCAACTAAGGAAAAAATAGTAACACTGTTCAGTATGACAGGGCGAATGTTTCGCGTATTCGAAATTACTGACATCGCACGTAAACTATTCGACGGAGTTGAGAGACCTATTCAATAGGAGGCACCGATGCCCTACGCGGACCCAAAAGTACGCAGTAGATACAACACCGCGTATAGAAAGAAGCACAAGAAGCATCTAGACCTGTACAATGCTGCATATCGAAAAGCACACAGAGAAGAAAACGTAGAGTACCTAAGGGAATGGAAGAAAGATAACCCAGATTACGACAGAGAGTGGCAAAAGAAGCACAGAGAAAACAAGCGAAGAAGTCAGAGAAAATTCCGTCGTACCCATCCAGAACGTATACGTGCTCAAAACGCCGCATATGCTACAAGGAAAACTGGTGCTGGTGGAAAATTCACAGAACAAGAATGGCTAGACCTTAAACGTAAGTATAAGTTTAGGTGTCTACGTTGTAATAGGAGAAAGAAACTGTTTCCTGACCATGTAAAACCTGTGAGCAAAGGTGGAACAAGCAACATCAGCAACATTCAGCCTCTTTGTGGGGTTTGTAATTCCATAAAGAGTAACAAGTTCATTGACTATCGGAAGAGGACTAGATGAGCCAAGCTATACCAGTGGAGTTAGCCAAAAGTGCGGCTATGAAGTTAGTAATCAGTCAAGGATGGACATGGCAAGGCCCAAACGGTGGACAGATAAATGTTGAGACCTGTCCCTTCTGCCGGAAGGCAGATTTTAAGTTCTACATCGCAGTGTGCGACCCAGAAGAGTCAACACGCGACGGGTTGTTCATGTGCCACCATGGCTCCTGTCAGAAGACAGGCAACCTACGCACATTACAAGAGCAGTTAGGATTGCGTGTAGTAGGAGTGGACTCACGCAAGGAATGGTCTGGAACCAAAGGTGAACAAGAGCAATTACCCGACGCTGAGATGTGTCATGCCAATCTCCTTTCAGATGCTGATGCGATGGACTATTTACTTCATGTCCGGGGGTTCTCAAGGGAAATCATTGAGCGACAAAAGTTAGGCCTCGTGCCGCAGCGGTTCTTCCGTGAGGCTGGCAATGTAAAAGCACTGGTCATTCCATATCTTGTCAATGGCAACGTAGTGTTCGCCAAGTACCGGACTTTGCCACCGTCACCAAAAGACTTCACGTCTTCAACGGGTTGGGACGCACCTTTGTACAACGGAGAGGTACTAAACGAAGACATACACAACGTCGTGTTTGTCGAGGGTGAAACCAACACCATCTCTCTGTTGAACTACGGCGTCCACTCGGTGGTAGGTGTACCGGGAGCAAACATAAAGAAAGCCACGTGGATCGAACAGTTGGACAAGCTGATTGAAAACGGCTTGAAGGTTTACATTCTGTACGACGATGACAAAGTAGGCAATAAGTCGGCACAGGAGATCGCATCGCGTATTGGTTTTGATAAGTGCTGGAGAATGCAGTTGCCTTACTTTGAAATCACTGTGCCTATAGATCAGTGTAAGCTGTGTGACAAAGACGGCTGGTCGCTTAAGGCTGGGACAGACAAGCATGTACCGTGTACTCATACTAGAGCCGGAAAGGACACTAACGAATGGTTCCAACTCGGTGGTGGCACCTTAGAAAAATTCGAGGAATTGAAGAAACACGCTGTTCTTTTCGACGTGACTGGCGTGACATCTACAGGGGACGCCCTACAGCAATTAGAGGACGAGTTAAACGGGAAAGTAGACCTAGCCCCTACGTATGTAAGTGGCTGGCCGGAATTGAACCGACTGATAGGGTTTGAAGACGGAGACGTGATAGATATCGTTGCCCCTGAAAAAGTCGGTAAGACTACCTTCGGCCTAAATCTGCTGGATCACATGGTGAAGACCTACGGGGAAGATGGTTTATTAGTCTGTCTAGAGATGACTCAGGCACGACTGGCGCGTAAATGGGTGGCTCACGTTACACAATTTGAAGACGCCATAACACAGCCGGGGACTCCAGAGTCTAGAGCTAAGCTGATTGAGCTGAAGACCGCAGTGGTTAAGTCAAAGGAGATCATGCGCGAGCGTAACGCAGACATCTATTTCGCCTATCCGCAGCTGGTAAAAGAACCTGAGGATGTGTTCAAGCTCATCAGAGATTGTATCCGGCGCTACGGTGTAAAGTGGGTCATGTTCGACAATGTACAGCGTCTCTGCGACGATACGTTGAAGAACCAAGGACACCGCACAGTGCACATGTCGCAGATCAGTAAAGGGTTTGCTAAGCTAGCAAAAGACTACCGCATCAAATTAATCCGTATTCTGCAACCTAAGCGTATCGAAAAAGGACAGATCATAACTACGAACGATGTAGACGGCAGCAGTCAGGTAGCAAAGGACTGCGATGGTATGATCACAATGTGGCGCAGCGTTGTAGGAGAGATGAAGAAGAGCGAGTACGAGGAGGAATCCGTTGGCTTTAAAGAGACTGATGTCTCGTTTGATCCCAAAACAAAACTCACTGTTGGTTTGTCTCGCTATTCTGCTGGGGGTAGTTGCTATGTTCTTTGCGATGGTGCAAGAAGTACGTTCCGCTCTTACTCAAATGAAGAAAAGTCTAAGCTCAATACGAATCTTCAAACGTTCAACTCAGTAATCCCAATGGAAAATGGACCATCGGTGCCCGTGGCAGTAGCGAACATCCCAATCTAAGGAGACACATGCAGAAAGTACTTGATCAGTACATTACACACATTCTGCGACTGGCTAACAAGAAACCAAGCCCAGCTCGTAGCAAAGGCATTGCATATTACACAGCAGCCGCTGAGCGTCTAGAAGCACTAATCAATGCATCTACACCTGAGTGGGTAGCATTGCAGTTTGGTAAGAAGTCAGCATTCTAACGCCATGGGACCGAGCGAAATCGGTCCCGGTTTTATAGTTTATGGAGGAAAATGTACATACCAGATTATATCAAAGCAGACAAATATAAATTAGAAAAATACATGGCAGCGCAAGAGCAGATGTGGATTTTAACCGACGAACATCGCAAGTTACTAGTGCGTATACAGGAATTAGAAGACGCACTGCAAGGGGTAAAAAGAAAACGCCGGATTTTGATAAAGGATTTTCCTACATTGTCACTAAGGAGCAAAGACACATGCCTGAGCATCACAAAGTAAACGTAGTTCGCATTGACGAGATTCTGCCCCATCCAAACGCTGATACTCTGGACACAAGCCATGACAGCATCTACAGGTATCTATAAAAAGAGAGGTGCTGACCCAGTGTCTGTTGGTCAGGTGTTTGGAAAGTGGACAGTTGTAGAAAGAGCACCTAGTCAACCGACTAAGCACACACATTTTGTATGTAAATGTACTTGTGGAAAATTACAAACTGTAGACTATCAGCACTTGCTAAGAGGTGAGTCAGTAGGATGTAGAAATTGCGCTGGTCGCGTCGATTCAGAGCATTGTAAAAAAGGACACGACTTAAATTTGTGCGGTAAGGACACACGTGGGCAATGTGGTCTATGTAGAATTGAACAGTACCTCAGGAGAAACTATGGCATAGACGCTTACGATTATGAGTTGATGTTTGGCTATCAATTTGGTAAATGCGCCATATGCGGAAAGAACCTAGCAGTAAATGAAGCGTTCTGTTTCTTGGGAGAACAAGAAGACGCACGAAGAGCAGAAGTAGACCACAGACACGTTGCCAAAAGCATTAAACCTAAACCTGAAAAAAGAACACTGGTAAGAGGTCTGCTATGCGGTGGTAGGTATGCTGGATGCAATGCTAAACTAGGACACGTTGACGATGTAGAGTGGTTAAGAGCAGCAGCTAACTATGTAGAGAATCCACCAGCACAAAAAGTATTCAGATTACGAAAGTAGAGGAAATGACAAACGAGATGACGCAAAGGCAGGAGTTGGAGACCTTCAACACTGTCGCAGCACTGTATTATGTATTGAAGTCCAACAGTAGATCATTGCGAGTGAAACAGGCTATTTATCGCCAAGATGAAGTACAGGCACAGCCGTTAGATTTTCTGATTGATGTTGAACTAAAGTCCAAGAGGGCACTGGGAGAGCCTTACTACCAGATGTTCCTACGTGCGGTATACAACGAGAATATTGAAATCCTTCCTGAGTACATACGTAAGTCTCTAGGCAGGTTATTCCAAGAGTACCGCCTAGACCCTGATGGTCCGTACGCCAAGTTGTTCTTCGACGTTAAAAATGCACAAGTACGTAGCTACATGAATGAGGTGAAAAGTGGAAGAACTGAACCAACCAACGGCACCGCTGAATCAACAGGAGTCTAACGTGCCTGTCTCTACTGAGTCAGCTACTATGCCTGTGCCTGAGTCTTCTCCTGCCCTTGAGAGGCTAACACGCAAACAATGGGGACAACTACGAAGAATGCACGTCACTGTGCAACACGGCACGGTTATCGCGTGCGGTCACAAGGCCAAATTCAGCAAGGATCACGATCCGACAAACAACTGTGTTCACTGCTGGGCGTCATACTTTGCAACTAGCGTCGATCTGGACCTTATTCATACAGTGCTTACTACTAAGGGCGGTAAGGCCCTCGTAGCGTTAAAAGGCACGAAGTTCGTTCGTATGTTTCACGGTTTTTTAAGTTCACAACTACTGCCTGCTCTTGCCGCAGAGATAAACAATGAAGAACCTGCTAAAATAGAAGGGAGCATCTTCTCTGAAACTAAACCTAACGAATCAAGTTGTGGGACATTGGAAAATTCTGGGGTTCTCCCATAAGAAGTATAAACAAGGAAATGTACTGGTATGGAAATGTCAATGTGACTGCGGGAACATACGGTGGAAGACTACGGGAAATTTAAAAGACCCACAACAACAAAGATGTAGTTCTTGTGCATCTCCAGAGAGAAACAAAAAGAGAATCAAATACTTTAGACCGTTTGAACCGCTGTTCCACAGGTTGCATTTATCATCTAAAAACAGAGGCCTAAAATGCACCCTGACGTACGACGAATTCTTTGAGTTTACAAGTATAAACACCTGTGTGTACTGTGGTGCGGATATACAGTGGAGCCTCAGTAGTCAATCTATATCAACAAACATGGATAGAAAAGATAACTCCAAAGGCTACACTAAAGACAACTGCACTGTATGCTGTATAGGCTGCAATAGAATCAAAAGCAATCGCTTTACATACGAGCAGATGCTTGAAATTGGTTCTTTGCTGAAGAAATGGAGAATAAGTGGAACAAACGAAGGCACAGAAGTTTCGCCAGTTGGAACAACTGAGCAAACTATTGGATGAACAGCACACGATTACTAAGATCGGTAGGGAAGTGAAGAACTCATTGGTAAAACTAGGAGACAGACCTGTGTTGCGCGTACCGTGTATCAGCACAGAGCTTCCAACCTTTGATTACGACGTACTACAGTACGGTGGAATTCCTCGTGGGCGTATTATTGAAATATTTGGACCAGAATCATCTGGTAAAACTACGACTGCACTGTACGTAGCAGGACAAGAACAACGCACTGGTGGGCTGGTAGCTTATGTAGACGCAGAGCATAAACTGGAACCATCCTATGCAAAAGTCCTAGGTGTAGATATTGATGAACTGCTGTTTAACCAACCTAACAGCGGAGAAGAGGCACTGGACACAGTGGATAAACTAGTAGAGTCCGGTACTCTAGGACTCATCGTAGTGGACTCTGCTGCTGCCCTCGTACCTGAGGCCGAGCTAGCTGGGGACATTGGTGATCAACATATGGGCCTACAAGCTCGTATGTTCTCACAGGCTATGCGTATTCTCACTGGTAAAGCTGCGCGTAGCAACACCACACTGATTTTTATCAATCAAATCAGAGAGAAGATCGGAGTGATGTATGGCAATCCCGAAACGACTCCCGGTGGGCGTGCACTTAAGTTCTATTCCAGCGTTAGACTTAGTATCAGCCGTAAAGAGCCAATCTGGGAAGGAACCAAAGAAAATATCATTGGTCACTCTATCGACCTTAGGTGCGTTAAGAACGGTGGAGGAATACCTTTTCGACGCACACAGATTAACCTCATCTATCCGGGTAAAGGCCGTGCTCCGGGATTCGACAAGTTAGACAATATGATAGAATTCGCTTCTGGACGAAATGTGTTTGATAAGCGCGGCAGCTGGTTCTGGTATGACCTAGGCACAATGACTGAAGCCAAGAAAGGTGAAAAATCCGTGCCTATAGGACCAGAAAAAATTGCTAACGGAATTGACAACCTGAAGATATTCCTAGCAAGCCGTCCTGATGTAGTTGAGCGGGTTAGAAAAGATGTGGCTGCATTAATCAAGAAGGAAGAGACGCAGCCAGTCGCTACGGTGCCCAATGTCTGAGCATCGTGGAACGCTGTATACTTACAGTGGCAAGATAGCGTTCCCCGGTGGAGCACCTTCACTGTTAGACACGGCAATCAGTCTGTCCAGAGAAGGCCGTTTCGCCGGGGCAGGGCAAAGGTTCTTTCCTGTAGCTCTGCATTGTTTTGTGGTCGCTGATTTGCTGCCTGATAGACTTAAATGGGACGGTCTGATGCATGACAATCCTGAGGTCATTACAGGGGACACTCCGAAACCAGCTAAGACTGATGAGATAGAAGCCTTTGAAGTAGAGCTATCACATGCAGCTTATAAACACCATAATGTAACTATTCCTAATTATGAAGAGCATAGGCTGATAAAAGAAGCTGATCGTAAGGCTATGCGTGGAGAAGTATACACAGTAGGAAACATTTGGCTGCAGGAATTCTATGAACCTTGCCCTGAGGCCGAAGAACTGATTTTTCATTACGTTAAAGAATACACCTACGAAGATATGCTTGAGGCGAGCGGTAGAGTGCCAATGGAATTCATGCGTAGGTTTAGGAAGTACAAATCTCAATTAGACCCAAATCGTTTAGTGACAACGTAAAGGAGAACACCATGCCACGACGCACCCATGGTATGACCAATTCACCAGAGTACATAGCGTACAAGGATGCAAAAGCACGCTGTGAAAATACTTCTCACAAGAAGTGGAAAGACTACGGTGGTCGTGGTATTAAGTTCCTGTTCTCTTCGTTTGAGGAGTTCTACAGCTTACTAGGTAAGCGTCCAAAGGGAAAATCTTTAGACAGATTTCCCAACAACGATGGAAATTACTGCCAAGGCAACGTTCGTTGGGCTACCACTAAACAACAACAGAACAACCAAAGAAGGCGCACCGCCTCAACTAGCAACACAGGATTCATAGGAGTCTATAGACGGAAAAACAATGGAAAGTTTGCCGCTCGACTCATTGTGCAAGGTAAAAGATTTCACCTTGGAAACTTTGACACTTTAGAAAAAGCCGTAGAGGCTAGAAAACAACAGGAGAATATACATGTGCGCTGCACCAAATACATCGACCACGAAACCGGGACCATCTTCTACGACTACAACAGTCCTTACAAAGCCAGTACCAAAGTGGCTCAAGATGAAACAACAGAACAAGTCTTCAGCCGGAAAGACCGCAAAGCCTATCGTGAAGCCATCAAGCAGCGCACAGAAGCCTCAACAAGACACAAGAAACGCCAAGCGAGCACGCTGGGCAAAGAAGTCGTTGCCAAAACAAAAACCAGTAGCGCCAAAACAAGAGCCTAAGTTTGAGTACATAACAGCGTGCTGTTCAGCGCCTGCACGTAAGCCAAAAGCTGGTCAAAGAGAAAGTGTAAAAGACCCAGATTCAGGAAAGATGAAAGACCAACCTAAAGGCTTAGGAAAATGGCGCTGTGCAGGTTGTGGTAAAATAGCAAAGGTAGCACCAAGGAAACCAAGTGCCGCACAAGAACCCAGCAGTTCGCAAAGCGTATCACAAACGCTACTACAAGCAGTACTATAAGAAAAACAAGAAACACATACTTCTGCTTCACAAACAGTGGCGTAAAAATGGTAAAGGTGCAGAAGCATCGCGGCGAAACAGAAAGAAATATCCACAGAAAGCACGCGATGCTTCTCGTGAGTGGTCAAAAAGAAACCCTGAGAAGCGCAGAGCAAGCAAACATACCTATAGAGCCAACAAACGTGGTAATGGTGGTTCCTATACTCCTACGCAATGGGCTGCACTATACAATAAACACAGAAACAGGTGCTTGTGCTGTGGCAAAAAGAAAAGACTATCACCAGACCATGTTGCTCCTATATCCAAAGGTGGGACAAGCAACATAGGTAACATACAACCACTTTGTCTGCCTTGTAACCTTAGAAAAGGTAATAAATCTATAGACTACAGGAGAAAACATGAGGCAACTCAGGGCTAACGACTGGGAATACATCGTGGCGGGGGTCAATCTGATCCTCGCCTTCGTGGCACTGGCCGGACTGAAGCGTACGGGTGCCGATGCATTTGGCATGGCAGCAGTATGGTGTTCTGCCACCTCGGTGTTTGTACTGATTCGCATTTTACGGAGAGTTATCAATGAGAGACAACGTTGAAGGCTTAGCATTTGCAATTTTCGTAATCATCATGCTGGCGTTATTGTTGGTTGCTACGCCTTCCCATGGTGCCATTAGTAAACCGCATAGCAATTCCATTGGTGTTCCTATGTACTCAGAAAACCCTCTGATGTACCAAGCAGGGAGCTTATCTACTGGACCAGATGCCGCGTCGGTTGTTGATGGCAATCTAAACCTACGCATTCGTCCCATGGATACATACATGCTGTTTGATGAATCAATACTGTTCTGTGGTACGCCTACGGATAAATTTGATGGTGTAACAGAACCTATGGTATTAACATACGAACGCAAGGCACACCGCACAGTACGCGGCCTTGGATGCCATGAGCTGGTACGCGTCGATTCTATAAAACCTAAGGGGAAGTAATGACATTTAACCACGACACAAAAGAGACGCTAAGGACAGTTGATTCCGTAGTGTCAATCATCTTACAAATTGCACAGCTTATCATTACCAGCTACGGGTTATGGTATGTAATGCATCATTCACACTGATGGCCTACAAAAACAAAGCCAGCGATACAGCGTGGAGAAAGAAGAACGCCGCGCATCTTAGGAAGTATCATAGAGCGTGGATAAAAGATCATCCAGAGGCAGCATCTGACTATTCTAGAACTGCACGTACTGCTGTTAAGATAGAAGTACTTTCTCACTATGGCAAAGGCGGTAAATTGATGTGTTGTTGGCCTAAGTGTAAAATTAAAGACGTGGACATGCTTACGCTTGATCACGAAAAAGATGATGGTGCAAAGAAAAGAAAGAACGGAGAGAAAACAGGGTATAATGGGTATAGAGACCTTAGGAAGTTAAACTACTCAGATGGATACCAAACTCTTTGTTGTAACCACAATCAGAAAAAAGAAATGATGAGGAGACGATAAGTATGTGGACGTATTCGCAGACTTCTGGTAAGTTTTATAATCCACAAGGAAAATGCATATCTACAGGCTACGCTGGAGGCAACTGTGGAAAGAACAAAGAAGGACTAAACAACCCTGACATGCAAGACCAAGCAAAGATAGGTCCTTTGCCCGAAGGTTTGTATAAACGCGGTAAGCTGGTACCTCAGTCTCATTTGGGCAAGGACGCTATTGAGCTGGTTCCTGACCCTAACAATGAAATGTTTGGGCGTAGCGATTTCTTCCTTCACGGTGACACTGTGCCATCCGGTAACGCTTCTGAAGGTTGTATCATACAGCCACATGACGCGCGTATGGAATTCAACACCTCAGATGATGACCAAATTCAAGTAGTGAGGTCCATGGATGCTTCATGATATTAACTGGGGCAATGTTATTGCATGGTCTGGGGTGATCCAAAGTACAGGTGCGGCCATTGGTTACGCCTTTGCCAAGGATTACCGCCATGCATTATACTTTCTATTCGCGGCGGCAATTACATTGGTAGTGATATGGAAATGACCACAAGAGTAAGAGGTTTCATCGGGGCGCTTATGTTTGGCATGGCAGAATGGGCCAACTTCCACTACAACCTGAAATACCCGAACGAAGGCATGGGATTCATGCTCACCTTCTTCGCGTTCATACTAGCGATGTGCTTTCTAGGCTGTTTGATTGAGTTTTTGATTGGCGAAAGTTGCCAAGGCAAGTGACAAGCGGTTCACGAGAACCGCAGACAAAGGAGCTTATGAGTAGTTTTCCAAGTGAAGCAGGAGAGTTCAGATTCAAAGCAGGAGATGTCGTTTGGGTTCGAGATGTGGGTAGCAACGGTTACGGCTATAAACTCACGAAGGCGACAGTTCGAGACCAGCACTATCACCCAGACCGTCATCCGGGGTATCCAAACGGTGAGGGGTATACCTTGGACGGGGAGTTGTGGTGGGACTGTTATCCCGGTTGCCGCGTCTTTGCTTCGCGGGAAGAAGCAGCGAAAGCCCGAATACCAAAGTACTGACCAGCGGTCTGCTCAACCCTCAGACGGAGGAACAATGAAGGTAAAAGTTAAAGTTCGCAAGAGATACCGATCTTGGGGTGTAAACCTCGTGGTCGGAAACCAATCATTCTGGCTAGACTTCTACGGTCCTTGGGCCGATGCACGATGGATGGCAGGAATGCTTAAAATAGCCCTGACTAACGCCGGGGCTTCGGTTAATATGTATAAAAAGTGCAAGTAACATTTGCAATCACAGTAGTTGTCATTTGGAGGTAGTATGATCGGTAAAACGTTTGGTCTATTAACAGTGCTAAAAGGACCAAAGAAATCAGGGCGCTACTTAAAGTGGTTTACAAAGAGAATATCATGAATGATCCTATAGTGGACATGGAAGACTACGGAAAAAGATTAGATCACCTTATGCAATTGCAAAACACTTGGAGCACTGTGTATGCTAGGCTCACTGCTCCTAACATCTTCCACACTGACCTAGAGAAAGCTCGCGCCCTTAGTCTGGAAATTGCGTTGGACCTATTGCAATATTACATGGAAATGGGTTATACTGATGTCACTTACGCACGAGACATTAATGCCCTTCCTAAAAATCCAAAGGAGATACCAGATGACAAGAAACATATTTCTGAGCCTTTTACTACTCATCGTGACACAGTTTAGCGTTGCACAGACACAGGATAAAGTAAAAGTTTTTGCTCATGCAATTGCACGTACAGAAGGCTTCTACGTTAAAAATACGATCCCAAATAGGTGCCATAACCCCGGAGATTTGACAGAGCTGCCACACGGAGCAGTTTACCCCGGACAGGTAGGGGTTCTCAGAAAGAACCATATGGCCTATGTCCGCTTCAGGGACAATGCCGCAGGCTATGCCGCGCTATACCATCAGGTTGAGAAGATGCTGAATGGTAAATCAAAGTTTTACACGCAGACCATGACTCTGCAACAGGTCGGTAAGTTATACGCAGGTAACTCCCGGCTCTGGGCGAAGAACTTATCTTATTGTCTTGGGGTTTCGTCCAGTACGACTCTAGAGGACTACTTTGAGTTGCCGCCCCAAGTAAAGTTCGAAATCAAACCATACCCATTAGGAGGTAACATGAAAATTGGAATTGACATGGACGATGTGTGTTGTGATTTTCAAAGTTCATATGTACGACTGTTGAACAAAGTGTTTGGAAAGCCACCAATAGGTACTGCTCCAATTGACTGGGAAGGCTCTAATCTTCAATTAAACGCAGAAGAAACAAAACAGTCGTGGGAAGAAGTGGCTAAGGTACCAGATTTCTGGGCAACTCTTTCTCCTTTATCTAGTTTTGATAAAGAAACTATAGAGTTGTTACATAGTGCTCATTACAGACATGATGTATTTTTCATAACCTGCCGCTTTTCTACTCCCGGCGATAGTCCTTTGAAACAAAGCAAGTACTGGTTACGTGCGAATGCAGATATTGCTGCCCCGAATGTTATCATCGCTAAAGATAAAGGACCAGTAGCAACTATATTAGAGCTGGACGCTTTTGCAGATGATAGACCGAAGAACGTTGTAGATGTACAGATGGCACGGCCTAGTGCAAAGGTATATTTGGTGGACTCTTCACACAACCAGCCGTTCATCAGTACAATCATTCCGCGCATCAAAGACCTAAAGGAATTTCTGAAGTTAATATTGGAGGCAAACTAATGGGTCACTGGAATCACCGTATACAGAGCACGGTGGAACCCAACACCCGGCATAAGAGAAAGCATAGGAGTCTTCAGGACTTACGAATAAGCTAAAGCAGCAAGAGACGAAAAGATAGCTACCCTGTAAAGGAGATAAATGTCAACAGCAGGTACAAAACGCGTTCTAGATTTAAATCAAAGAAGCCCAGAAGTGGAAACTCTTGTGCAAACCCTTAATAAACGTATTGTGGGTCAACCTGAAGCCGTGAACGTACTTGCTGACATAGTAGAGACGTACCAATCTGGTCTGTGTGACCCTAATAGACCTGCAGGTGCAGCGTTATTTATGGGTGTTACAGGGAGTGGAAAAACTGCAACTGTAGAAGCAGCTTGTGAAGCTTTGTTTGGCAGTCCTCGCGCATGTGTAAAAATAGATGCCACTGAGTTTCAATTTTCCCATGAGGTAGCAAAGCTGGTAGGAAGTCCCGCTGGGTACCTTGGTCACCGCGAGACTCCTGCATTGTTGAACCAAAAGCGTCTACAAGCATTTCACACCAAAAAGCTAAAACTTGGAATTGTGCTGATCGATGAAATAGAGAAAGCCAGCGATGCCCTATGGCAACTGTTGTTGGGCATTTTGGATAAAGCTACGTTAACTCTTGGGGATACATCTGTGGTTAATTTTAGCCAGTCTATCATTGTGATGACCTCTAACCTAGGAGCTAAGGACATGTCTAGGCTAATGCTAGGTCAAGGACTTGGGTATCATGCAGAGAAAGTAGTTACAGTAGACAAAGGCAAGATTACGGACATTGCCAAGCAAGCTGCAGTTAAACATTTCACCCCAGAATTCTTGAACCGGGTAGACTACACCGTAGTGTTTAATCCTTTAACCGAAAATGACATTCGTAAAGTAATGCACATTGAACTAGGTTTGGTACAAAAGACAATGTGGGATGTAGGTAAGTTTATTTACCAATTAACTGATGCCGCAAAAGAGAAAATACTAGAGGAAGGGTTCAGTAAGGAGTATGGAGCTAGAAACCTTAAACGCACTATTGAGAAGCGTATACGTATGCCTCTAGCTAGGCTTTTGGCTTCAGGGCAAATTGCTCAAGGGGACTGCGTAGTAATAAGTGATTCTGGTCAAGAGCAATTTGAGTTCTCTATTCAATCGTTACAATCCACCGCTGTTAAATTCACAGACACAAAGGAAATTCTATGATCATTGACCCGCTGTTTGACACGACACAGTTAAGCGCTGATGGCTTAATGAAGTTAAAAGAAATTCGCATTGCTTTTACCAACCTTTTATACCAGCTACGAGACACAGTGCCCACTACTGGAAGAGAATGGGCAATTGTTCAGACTAAACTAGAGGAAGCATCCTTCTTCGCTGTGAAGTCTCTAAAGAACCAACAATCCAACCGAGAGTAGATACAAAAAAAAATAGCCCTCAAACTGAGGAGCAGGCCGCTAGGTCTGTTCTTTAGTTTGAGGGCTATTTCTATTTATGGCTTACAGATACTTTGACAGCCGGAACCGGTACATCCCGATACACAACAACAATTAGTTGCTCCTCCATCTGCTTTGGCAGTGGATACAGTTGACGTTGCAAAAACAATTAGCAATGCAACCATGATAAGTGTCTTAATCATATTATTTTCCTCTTAATTCCATCCAATACCTAGTAGCTTCTGCCACCAAGAGTATTTCTTTGTGCGATCAATCTTACCGCCATTGTTGAGGTAGCGCCATTTAACGCCGCCTTGGATATGTCCTGCGCCAGACGTAATGAGTCCTCCAATTGAACCTCCGATGCATACCGGATTCGGGATTAGACTCAGTGCTGCTAGGCCAACTGTCTTGCCAAGATTGTAAGTGAGCACTGCGGAAGATACAGGCATGACCTTTGCCAATGCGTTTATGACTCCATTGGCTTCTAGGGCTACTCCTGCTTTAAGACCGCGAACTGTCTCGTACATATCAAATCCGCCTGCTATCAAATCAAAAGCTACGAGAGGTAGAACGTATAGATGAATCATGTGTCTCCTTATACATTATCTGATGTGCAGTTACCTGCAGCGGTAGTAATGGTTGTTAAACTAGACACCAGCAATACGCTGAGTATAGCGTTTAAGCCAGACCCGGAAATTGCTGTGCAAACTCCTAGGACAGTGATGTCATCACCCTTCACTCCATAGTAATTACCGCCGAAGCTTACGGCTGTGTGAGATGCATCGCTTTGCTGTTCCACAGCGTTTGCATCGTTAGCTTTAATTGAAATGGTGCCTGTGTCTAGCGGTGCCTGTGCGGTTACCGTTGCGAGCGAACCAGAACCTGTATATGAAACAACTTTTGCCGTGATGGAGACGTGGTCTCCAACGTTAATGGTACCGCCGTTTTTTGAAATGCCTGTAGCCATGAAAACTCCTATGTAAAATTTGGTAGGGCGACTCGGACTCGAACCGAGGTTGCAGCGTTTTGGAGACGCGCCGATTGGCCGCTATCTTATCCCCCTGAAAGTCTGGAGGGTCCGCGTGAGATCGAATCACTTTCCCCAGAGTCACAGTCTGGAGCCGACACCAGTCGGTACGGACCCTTGTTACCCATTAGGGTATATTGTTCTGCTTTTTCTTTTCCACTCTCTGCACAGTTCACACCTACAGTGGTGTCTGTTGTATGTGTTATCGGTACCGTGCTTCTTATTTTGCAGAGGTGTTGAAAAGTCTTGTTTATTTTGCTCGCTGGTTATTTCTCTGTGACAGGCTTTGCAAAGAACATCACATTTTGCAAGCTCTATATCTCTTCGTTCTATAGACCAACTCCATACATCACTCGCTGTCTTAGTTGTACGGTCTCTATAGTGATTTTCTAAGGTATCCTTGGCACCACACCTAAGGCATTCTTTGTCTTTAAACCAAGCTGCGCGTCGTGCAGCCTTCCATTGTCTTTGATAAGCCAACTGGGCCTCTCTTGTCGCAAAGGGCATACTTCCTCCTACTTTTAGGATACCACAAATGGAGGGCACTGTCAAATCTAACCATTTACTTTTAATATGACGTTGTTTTGACTCTAGACAAAAGAAAGCCCCACGGAAGCAATTAAACGCTCCCAGCGGGGCGGGAAACCTACTCTACAGCCCTGTGTAGTGACCTACCAAACCCCTAAGTACGGCTCCTATGACTGTCCCTACGATTAAATACCGTCTCTTGCTCTTCCTAGCCTCGTCCTTGACGACTTTTATCTGTTCTTGGCATACCTTAACATCATCCGTGGCCTTTGCCTTGAGGCCTGCTATGAGCCCGTCTCGGTCAAGTACCTGTTGGCCCTCAGCAGTTAACAAAGTCTGAGCATTGGTCAGTTCTTCAGTCTTAGCTGTGAGCTGCTGAGAAAGCGCTGGGGCCTTTTCCAGCTCAACTACTGTCGCGCGAGCACCCTCTGGTGATAGAGTAGCTTGTCCATTGCTAATAGATACGCCTGCTTCTGGGACAAGAACATTCCATCGCTGGATTAATTCTGTGGGTGTCATTGCTTTGTCTACAGCTTGCTGTTTTGTGAGCGCCGTTACAAGTTGCGCCTGAAGCTGTGTAAGCTGGGCGTCTCGTGCTTCGATCTTTGCAACTAAGGCTTGTGTGTCTGCGTCGTGCTGTGCACGCTGTTTATCAAGTGCGTCGTTCTTCTCTTGTTGAAACGCTGCGACTACCTTAGCTTGCTCTAGGTTTGCGTGGTCATGCTCTGAAATAACATTGGCTATTTTTCCAAAAGAAAACCATGACAAAAGAATTAAAAACACAACAATAAGCAATCTCTCATGTTGTTTTAAATATGCACTGACAGGGTGTAAAGAATTAAGCAACTGCGGCGTAGGTGTAGATGTTGTTTCCATGTCTGAATCTCCTCAAGGCGTCCGTCATAATAACCCATTCTTCATAAGTAAACCTGTCGCCTTTGCCGTAGTTACAAGAACGACAGCAAACTACACAGTTTTCTTTAGAATAACCTAAAGAGTTGTCTTTACGATCCAAGTTATACGGATTTGATTTTCTGTTCAAAGTAAATGCGTTCCATACAACCTCATCGCCACAGTAATGACAGTTCTTGTCCTGTACGAACTGTAAGAACTCTTCAAAAGAAAGATTCACATCTTTCCCAGAACCATGCGCTACTGTCAAAAATCTCCTATACACAGTTTCGTACGGTCTGTACTTAGACTTTCCTTTGTTGTGTTTAGTATGACCGCAGCTTTTACTTTGACCTAATGTTAGGGAACGCATAAACACATACCGTTCCACGCCACAACTACATTTACATAGAATTTTTTTCATAGGAACTTGTAGAACAGGTGCACCTTCCACAAGCTCCCATTGACCAAATACTGCCATGCTGAGTCTCCTATGCTTCAGTATTCTTATCTCTGCTTGCGCAACTTATCAACGACCACAAAAGCCCACACAAAAGGTGCTGGAGCTAGTGCCCACTCTCCTAGCATTAACATGAAATCCCCAATGCTATAAATACTTCCAAGATCATACTCATCCGCTAAGAAATTCAAATGAGTTTTGGAGGTCATCACGCAGTGGACATAGTCTAGCATTATCTTTCCATCGGGAAGGATCATAACGTCACCTACGATCTTTGTGCCGTCTTCTAAGGTTTCCGTAGTGCCGTGTTCTAGTTTCTCCAGCTTTGCTTGACTAATGCGTACTGGGAACGTGTCTTCGTTAGCATTGAGAACTACTTGGTTGGATGCAGCCCCTAGGAAAAACAACAGCAGAGGCACAGCAACAATATAAAGAGAAGTCTTACGTAAAAACTTAAACATTGTAATTTCCTTGAGACCACCCAGTACAAGGCATCATGGTCTCGACGCGGCCCTATTGCTAGGTCCCCTGCTCCGCTTCTATCAAAATAAAGCCACCCGTCTCTGCATGGGGTGGGCTAGGGCAATGATCTTGCGCGTTCTTTCTGTGTCATTGCATCTCCTAACAAGATTGAGCCGGGAGTGTGTTAGGCACTCCTCGGCTCTAGCCCATGGCCGCTAAACCATGAGATGTTTATTTACTCCAAACGGAAAACTTACCATTAACTCATCGAAAGCAACTACCGCACCTTCTAAGAATTCCTCTAAGGTACCGTTGTTCTCTAGTATTAGGGACCAGTCCGTAGAGTCCTGCAATGCAGTTTCACTGATGTGCGTAGCAGGTGGTAATGAATTCCTATCCACTCGCACAGCCTCTCCGTATTGCTTACAAAACTGCATCTCGTTTTCAAACCTGAGGTCCGAAATAAGTGCTATCTGAGGTTTCTCCAGTTCAATTGTTTGAGCTAATTGTCGAACCCAATAATCTAGGTCTTGCGCCCTTCTGTACTCCGCTCCCCAGAATTGCAAGAGAGTTCTTTGCTTGCCCAAAGGACACATTGGATCGTCCATGGGAGCATTAGGATCGTACTGCACCCAGTCTGGAAAATCCATGTAGTATCCTTTGCACAACGCAAAGCGACGGTTGGGCTTAAATAGGTTCTCCATGCCGCCTGCTTCTACAGCCGCAGCGTTCACTTCGCGTTTCAATGCATCTGCAAAGGCGTATCTACGGATATCGTAGCGGAATTCATTATCTGTTATTTGTTGCTTATAATCCGGCAGAGCTATGAGTCCGCGTTGTTTGATAATCTCGGCTACGGCTGTATCTTTACCACTTCTCGCACGATATCCGAAGCCAATCACGACTGAGTCAATTGCCATTATCGTAATGTAACCTTTCCTAGCTGTTTCAACTTTGCGTTGAGTTCGTATTTCGTTAAGTGAGTCTCCGAGTCCTTGAACAATGCTACGCCGGGGACAACCACTTCTCCCAGTCCGTACGTATTAGCTACGTCAGACTGGGTACGGATGATGTATTCTTTTTGTTCGCTCATGCTCTCCATTTACCATTCTTTAATGTGACTATGGCTCTCTGGCCGTTGACGTACAGAACTACGTGGCTCCATGACCAGCTTGAAGGTCCGGTTGTATAATCCCAGCCTTCTGTCAGCTTGGATGATGTACCAGCTACATAGAGGCCATGATAAATCCCTGTTGCGTGGGTGTGTGCTGTGGTCGCTTTCTTGCCAACTTTGGCAAGGTTTGACGGGCTACCGAACGTACCGTTAGGCCCTAGGTGACCGTGGCATGCAAGCTCAACTTCTTTGACTTCGTACGTCTCATCTGGAAGAAGGAATGAAACCTTACCCGGCTCCAGTCCGCCTTCGTTCTCCATTACAAACTTCACTAGGTTGACGTTCTTCGCCAATTTACCTGCGCGGAGTTCGCTGTACATGAAGGACTGTAGTCGTAAAAAGATTTCAGTGTTGGGTGGATCGACGCGATAGTCGTATTCCTGCAACCAGCGCTTTAACCAAGAGCGATCATGGTTAGCGTCTGGGACAATCGTGTTGCACCATGGACGAATGTACCTGTCCAGAACAGCTTTTGTTTGTCGAACTTCTTCATCGACTCGGTGCAGACCTCGTAACCACGCTGTGAACTTCTCGTGGATTGCTTTGTACTTTCGCATATGCGGATTGATGCTTACACCTTCTAACAGATCGTGTATGACCTGATGTTTGGGTTTAAGCTCGTCCAGCATACCCATAGCAGAATCCACAACCTCAGGATGTACATTCGTTGCGTGTAAATCTCCCCATGTGATGGCTTCTACTTTTGCATCTGTAGAGATTACCTGACCGTCTTCTACGATGACGTTCAAGTCTTGTATGTTCTTTCCGTTCTTTCGTGACGCTACCTGCCGTACCCACCAATTACCATCTGCATCGACCTCAACAATGAGGAATGCATAACGGTGGTGATGTTCAGCTTTAATGCCTAGCTTCTTCTGAAGGTAATTCATAAGAGTGCAAGCACCCGTTGTATAAATCATCTTGACGGGTGTGTCAGGCATTGTAGCAATAGAGCGCATCTCGATCTTCGTATGAGGGAAGATGATGCTGTCTGACCCACCGTAGGTCTCAAGTCCAGAGATCGGATTGTCCTCGGTGGGAAGGATATTCATATTTCCGCTCCACTTCAGGCCGGGAGCTAAACGCCTTGGTACGTCCGCTATGTACGGTTGAATTTTAGGATCGTACCATAGTTCATTTTCATGTGGCTTCTTGGTCCCGTTCTTGACGGCAAGTTTGCCAAAGTTATTCTGGTTGTAACTAAACGTGCCCACCAGAATCTGAGCACTGTAATGCTTTGCCATTGCTTCGACGTTCTTCCAGAAATCCTCGTGAACGAACGTGTTATTCTGGGCGGATGTCAGGATGTAGCGTTTGACATCTCCAGAGGTTGGTAGTGATTCTTTGATTTCGGCTGCACGCTGCTTACCTCCAGCGATGGGTTTTTTAATACCCAGTTTCTGAAGGTGTTCCCACACGGTACTACGTGCCAATCCCATAGCTCTAGCGATGTCAGGTACTTTACCTGCATACTTAGAGTATAGTTCAGCGATTTTCTTACGTTGTTGCTCTCCGTGTAGTTGATGCTTGCTGCGGCTAGCTTTCTGTCCCATTGGTTCCTCGTGTGACATGCCTAAAGTATATCACAGGCAGTCTGAATTTGTCAACCTGTTATTTCTTGGCTTTTCTACGTCTGCGTAAGGGCTGAGAAGTCAAAGCACGTAAGCATCCTGTTTGATCTGCTAGATCAAGCCGTACACCGTCTAGGGCTGCTACGGTTTTCTCAAGGAGTTCTATTTGCGTTACCCCTTGGGTTTGCAGCGTTGTTAGACAGTTGGTGCGCTGCTGTACCAACTCGGAGTGGATTTTACTTTGTTCTTCTTTCAATGTAATCCATTCTTTTCGTGCCTTGCGGAAGGGCCACATAATTACTCCTAGGAGGCCAGCGAAGATGGCCCCTAGCACTGTCTTGAGTGCTAATGGGGCCAGTTGAGATAATAGAGGGTCAGCTATAAAACGCATTGCCGTACTCCTGAAATTTAGTTGCGTGGGGAAGGAAGTGTTAATGAACAATGCAGACTACATCCGGGTCTGTTCCGGTTCTATACGTATCGCCTGCTACCAATCCACCTGCTATTGCTGCGGCATTGCTTGTGTAAACTACAAGGGAGTTTAAATTTATATGCGCAAGAGACAGTTTTCCTGATGTATTTCCAGTGGTTCCGTTTCCTATTGCTAATGAACCCGAAGCTAAGCGAGATATACTTACATCCCCAGAACCTATTGTGTTTGCCGCAGAAAATCGTATAGCTGCGCTGTTATATAAACTTACCCCAAAAGAAACATCTGTTAAAAAGACTACACCAGACCCCGCCCCTGTCCTTAGGTTTCCTTGGAATGTTCCTGAGGTATCTGCATACGTACCGTTGCCTACTCCCAATGTGGCCGCGCTAACTCTGTGAATGTTAAGATCGCGTGTCCCAAGGGTACCCGGACAGAACCCCATGTCGCCTTGGCCTAGAATAGTAGTGCCAAACGCATAGTCAAATATAGTAGTTGTCGTTCCTTTTATAGCTATGCCTAATTCGTTGATGGCTGGACGGTATAGACCTAGTCCGGGCTCAGAATTAAAAGAGAATGATGGCGCTGTTTGTCCTTGATCATTTGACAATATACGGGCAACATAAGTGTATGCGTTTGTAGAAACACCTAAGTAATTATCTCCACCTGCGCAGTATATACCCCAATTGGTAGTTGCTGGGGTACCGGGAAGTTCTATGTATAACTGAGCATAGTTTGTAACTACTGAAGGACCTGTACCTGCCCCGTTGCCTGTTACTGGGGAACCAATATGCATTGCATATGCGTTGGTTATAGTGCCCACACCTTGCAAATAAAGCGCTGCGTTAACACCATAAACTGCAAATACAGGACCATGATCTCCAAGTGTACCGGAATTTCCATTTACTGCATATAAAAATTCTGCACTACCTGTATTAAGATTGTAGGCTTCTCCTGATATACCAAACAAGTGCAATGCTGCTCCCGTACCATTGTGGTCTCCTTCTCCATGAATGCCACACAATTCATTACTAAAAGACTGTGCGCAAGAGGGCAGCACATCTACTAATCCATTTATAGTGAAAACTTCTACCGCCGAGGTAGTAGTAGGATTCAAGAACGTATTAAATGAGTACGGCAGGTTAAAAGAATTACGACTATTTCCTGTCGTATTAGTATTAGTATTCTCTGCGTAGATGAACGGTGTTGCTGCCAAGTCGAGATACCCAGCATTGCTATTGGGCCCTATTTGTACTGAACCAAGAGTTAGCATACCAGAACTATCTCCTACATTTCCGTTACCAATGGCTAAAGATGCTGGGTTTATACGAGATATGCTAGAGTCTATCGACCCAAAAGTTACAAAAGGTGTAGATAGTGCCATTTTATAGTGCCTCCACTTTTATATGAAGCTCATATACCATTGCTGTGCCTGAAGATGTATATCCATAGGTAAATTGAATGTTAGTTCCGGTTTTAGCATACACTACCTCGCACCCGCCTACAGCTGTTCCTGTGGTATTTGCTGAGCTAGTAACGCTGTTTCCGGCTACTGTAGTTTTAACCACGCTATCTGTAGGTGAAGTGTATATTACTTGAAACCCGTTGGTCCCTCCTAATACAGACGTAGTGCCTGCTGTAGTAATTGTAGCTGACCATGATACTCTATACATACCCGTAGCTGTAGTTGTATATAATGTGGTTGCAGAGATAGCTGCAGATTGCACTGTAAGATCACTGGTTGCTAGCTCTGAAGGCACCCCGTTGGACACTGTGGAAATTCCGTTGTAAGTTCCTATTAATCCTTGAACTATTAAAGCGGGCACAGAAACAGAAGCTAGCCCAGAACTTCCAGTGTGAGCAAGCGTCAATGTGCTAGTAGGATTAGCCATTGATGCTAGTACATCTTGTATAGTCCAAGAGTCTATAGTAGAAACTGCGCCGTTAAAGTATGTACCACTAAGGGTTAAAATAGGAGAAGATTGGTTAGCTGCCGCGCCTGTGGCGGCTTTAAACGAGGCAATTGCCGTAGCTCCAGACTGCGGAGCTCCAGTATTTGTTGTCCAAGTCGGGTTTATAGAACTGGCACTTGTGTCTACTAAGTAAGCTGCCTGTCCAGCCTCATCCGCTACATTAAAATCAGAAAGTAGACCAGTAAATGAATCATTTATACTTCCAGTTGTCACTACTGCATTACTTCCCCAGCCTGTGATCGTTACGTCCCCTGTAGTGCGCGTTACACTTCCGGGTTGAAACGTAGAACCTGTACAAGGTCCACCATTTTCGTTATCAAACACTGAAGAAGTTGTTACAGTATTAGAGAATGCATAAACAAACGCTACTGCAAAAGTACCTCCTCCCACTGTAAAAGTATGCCCTGCTCCCACTGTTGGACCAAAGGCATAAGCTATTCTAGTTTTATTAGCATTATTTGTAGAGGTACGTGTAGTTAAGTAATTCCATGTATTTCCATTGCTGTCGGATATGGTAGCTACCGCACTGCTGGCTGTAACAACTGCTACCAGTAAAGTAGCTCCTGTAGTGTTCAAAGTTATGGGATTAGTACCATGAAGACTAGCCACACCGCTAGCTATAAATCCTACAGTCATAGGCGCTGAGGCCGCTGGAGTAGTGTTTGCCCATGTCCATACTGCTGAGGTTGTTTGATCGAACGTGGTAGTAAACGTAGAATTGGCAAGTGTTAAATTTGCTGCAGCATTCCCTAAAGTTGACCACGGAACACTAAACCCCGGACCTAGGTCTACTTTTCCTCCAGCTATTTGAAGTGCATAAGCGTTGGATAATGCTCCAGCTGTAGTTTGGTCTGCAATAAAAAGTCCGATATGAGGACTTGTAAATGTTCCGCTGGTCAGCGGACTGTCAATATAAATCGTCACATCATTGACGTTTGTCCCGGTCGATCCGTTTCCTGATTGGGCGTATATTGCTATATTACTCTGAGTAGTGGCTCCGGGTCCGGTGTTGCTAGCGTTAGCTTGTATAGACCAGTTATCAGCTACGTGTCCTCCTGCTCTGTTTGTGGACTCAACTGCTAATGCTACATTTTTTGTGACTGTAGCTGTGCTCCACAGATTAGAAAAAGCCGATACTGCTGTAGTTTGTAAAAACGTTCCAGTTCCAAAGTTATCTACTTGAAAATACCCAGCTACTGGACTTATAACACTTATGTTACCAGAGTATGTAGATGGTATAATAGCTTCGGCAATTACTCCATACAAACCTGCATTCACTGCTCCTACTACGCCCACCGATATTCCTACGTTTGACCCACTTGAAGGAGAAGATGTGAAAGTTGCAGGAGCTACGTCAAAGGCCGAATAAGCCTGAGATGTGCCGGGAAATACTTCGCTATTAGCAATTCCATTTATTAATCCGGGAGTAGAGTTAGCACCTACACCAAGCACTGTAGGTATATACGTATCTCCTGTAGATTTTACAGTAGCAGCCGATCCGCCAAACACTCCGCTGTTATTGTACTGAATAGCGTTGACAGACCCTGCTGGTACGGCTGTGGGTACGTAAGCAGAAACATTTGACCCTATAACTTGGAACGTTACATTGGTATTTCCACCGGGAGCTGCTGGGGTAGTATTGTTAAAGTTTGGATTAGAAATACTTACACTATTTACCTTAACAGAAGACCCTGCACCTATGGCAGTGTCTATCAATATCATGTTATTTGCAAGTACTTCATCCATGCCCCATGTCGCTAGGCCTAAACTAGGTGTTACTTGTTCATCCCCACCGGGGTATATTAATGACATATTCTATTCCTTATTCTGGTGTTTGGAAAAACCTTTGCAAAGGATTGGGCATGATGCGTTCTGTGTCTGCCTTAGGAAGAGCTTGCAGCTCTGCATCGCGCAAGGCTTTAGTAGCCATTTCCTCTGCATGTTCTAGCTCTTCTAGCTGTCTTTTTACTTCTTCTTTTGCCTTTAAGGCCCTATCTGCTTCTTCTTGCTTACGATTTAGTTCTTGTTCTATGGTTCTTTTTTCTTCAGCTTCTTGACGTAAGCGTTCTGTCTCTACTGCGTGTGCGGCTTGGTCCGCTCGTTGTTTTCTTTCCTTAGCTTGTTTCTGTGCTTCACGCGCAGCGGTTTGTCTAGCTTCTTCTCTGCTCCTAGCTTCAGCTAGGTCTTTCATGGCCTGTTCATGAGCTGCTATGTGTTTTTTCTCTCGCTCTATAGTGATGCTTTCTAAAGCTTCTTGTACATCTAAAATCGTAGGTGTTTTCTTTGTTTCTTCCATACTGAGTCTCCTAGTACTTAAAAATCTAGGGAGGCTTTGACTCCCTTTAGCCATGGATTTCACATGAAGTCGAGAGTAAATCTCGATTAAATCATTATAGTTCCAATGATTGGTCCAGCTCCAGTTGCAGCGGTAGCGTTCAGTCGATAAAAGCGAAAATTAGGCAAATTCACATCGCCAGATGCAAGGGTTCCACCTGTGTCGTCTCCTTGTCCACTTTGCCATTCGTAGGTGTTTGGACCACCAGAAGCAGTACCTGCTGCAGTGATGGTTCCAATGGTTACGTATTGTCCGTCCTCATCAAAGTTTGCACCTTGAATAACAACTGTCACTGCTGACAGTGTACTGGTAACTCCAGCTTGCTGTGCTGGTAGCTTAACTGTTGCGCTTAAGGATTTACCTGACTGTTGCGAAGGTGATGCTGGGCAGCATACTGGTGCAGATGCTCCACCTGCACTAGTCAATGCGTCTCCCAGCTCAGGCTGTGGAACAATAATCTGGCCACCATCAGGTGTATTTGCTGCAACAGTGGATGACGTAATAGTATACGTTACGGTGCAAATTCCAGCATCTGTGGTAGTGACTGTTAAAATCTGTGCATTGGTTACGTTGAAGTTTACAGAGTTTGCAGCTCCCACAACAGTAATAAGACTTCCAACTGTAGGAGCGTTTCCAGCGACGATTCTAAAAGTTACTGTTGCTGTGGTTGTTACTGCTGAATCTGATATGATGTAACCAAAGGTTGGTACTGTCTTGTCATTCCATGATCCGAATGCATATTCTGGACGGCCCTGTACAAGTAGTACTGGCACTGGTTTGAATGGAGACTTAATATAGAAACTCATGATGTTTAATTCCTTCCCCGGCGCATAGCCGGACCTTCAGGTTGTGGGGCTAGGCGAGTAGCCCCATTGCGTTAATATTCTTAATACTGCTTTGGTACTTTATTAGTCAAAAGAGGACATGTTTCAGTATGTCCCCACGAGCTGTTGCAGTGATCGCAAGACTTTCCAGAATCCTGCTTTGCCAACTGCTTAGCGTATTCATCCATATTTATTCTTCTTCCTCTGGTTCAAAGTGAATTGAAGGATGCCCTTCTTTCCATTTTACAGGATATCCACGATTTGTTTCAAGTTTTTCCCATGTTCTTCTTGCTGCAGGAGACATGTCTTTATCACCCTGCAAAGTAATGGGTTTACCTGATCTGTTAGCTTCTGAACGAGCCGCCTCAGCAAGTCTCATGTACGCACGCTCCCCTATTCCTTTTCCTGCTTTAGTAGAGTAAGAGGAGCGTACTGTCCATGTCCTAGGGTCTTCTTCTTCAGAAGTGGCACTTACAAGCGCTACAGAATCTCCTTCAGGGTCACGAGCAGTGACCTGATGAATATCGCCTGCTTTGTTGTACTCATAGGTGTGTTTAGTCGCATCAGTAGTCTTTGATTCTTCTGCTGGATGACGAGGCATCATTTTGTCTTTAGAAATAGTTTCATTTGCCCCCTCAGTTACATCAAAAGGCGTTTTAACGGACTCTCCACGTTTCAAAGATTGCTCAAGTTCTGTTGGAGAACGCAATGAGGCACGGCGCTCAGTTATACGTCTCTCCTCACCTGTAGGAGATTTGCCTTCGTCTATACGTCTTTCTGTTGCTCGGTTTTCTACCTTTGCTGGGGCAGCTGCAGCGGCAGGTGAGCCTCCGCTGACTTTAGGATTGCCAAATTGATCCACTGCAACCCGTAGACGAGGAAATAGCTTAGCAGCACGCTCAGCGTTAGCTTTAGCAGAACGATCACGGTTTTCAAAACCCGGTTCACGTTCTGCCTGCTCTGCAGCTCGTCCTATGTTGATTTTTTCATCCTCATTAAGTTGTTGTGTTATTTCATTGGCTAACTGACCTCGTTCTGTACGATGTCTACGTTCGTCCCGCTTGTTAAAGTCATATTCGTTAGGTTCCAATCCGTGTGCTTTAGCTAACTTTCTAAGATTATCATCAGAAAGCTCACTTATTTTTTGCTGTACGACTGGATGGTACTCCTCTGCGCTCTTAGCTGGTTCTCTTCCTTCTTCTCCTGCTTTGACTATGTTCTCTTCCTTAGGAGTGTACTCTGTTGATTCTTCTTTAGGTAATACAGGTTTAGTTTCTTCAGCAGGAGCTTCCTTAACTTCTGCTTTTGCCTTTGGCTCTTCAGGTTTAAGTGCGTCCTGTAGAAGTTTGTGTACGCGACCTTCTATTGTGTCTTCTGTGTCTACTACTTTACCCTCTTTAGCCTTCAATGACTTCAGGTCAGCTGCGGTACCTACCGCTGATTTTGTCTCTACTGGTTTCTCTTCCGGTAGGTTGATCTTTGGTAATCCACCTTTAGGAACCTGTGGCCCTTCAGGTGTTCCTTCAGTAAGCATCTTAGGCGTGCCCATGGTGCCTTGTTCGTTGGCTAATTGGATACGTCCATAGGATGGTCTAGGTGCTGCCGTTGGTTCCTGTGGCACAACTGTTGTGGTATGCGCTGGGCTGACTTTAGGAGGTCTATTACCTAGAGACCTAAGAGGAGAAGGCTCTGGTTCTGCTTTGGCAACAGGGGCAGCTTCAACGTTCTCAGCTGGTACCTCTGCTGCCGTAGTTTCCTTGGGTAGTACTTTTCCAATAGTTCTTCCTACTGCTCCACCTACTTGCTGTGGAATAGTTGGCTGTACAGCCTTGGTCTTCTCTAGATGTTCCTTTGCTATGTCGTGATGTGCTTGTGCCTCGTCTAACTCAGCTTGTGCCTTGTCTAATGCAGAGCGTACTGCTTTAGGTGAATCAATACCCTGTGCATGCGAAGCAGCATACTTTGCATGTTCCGCTGCGGCTGCATCGTGTTTAGCCTGTGCGTCTGCCAAAGGTTTCTTAGTGGACTCTACATTGGCTTCTGCCTGCTTAACCTCTGGTGGTTTTGTTAGCTCTTCTATTTTTGCTCCAACTCGGTCCTTGATGCCTTTGCCCACTTTTCCAGAAGCTTTATCAATGCCGTACAATGTCGCTAATTGTGTCAATGCTCCACCGATATCGCCCTTCTGAGCTTGATCGGTTATGGACATTGCCAATGGACCTATGGCTGGTACATATTCTCCTAAAGTACCGTGCAAAAATGCAGAAATGGCGTGCCCTGTTGCTGCAGCACCGTGAGTTTTGAAGTACTCCTCCATCTCTCTTTCTGATGCGTCTTTTTCTCCTTGTGCTGGAGCAGTTATGTACTTTGCCAATAGTGTATGCGCTTCTGGATCGGCTACATTCTTTACCCTGTCCCAGAAAGATGCATTGGGTTTACCTTCCACCGTGTCTGGTACAGCTACTGGAGTCTTTGTACTCGCTATGTCTTTAACTGCTTCTGTACCAAACTGTACTAAACCTCTTCCCATTTTACCAGCTTCATGACCCACGTGCTCAGGTGTAAATCCTAAGTTTTCAGCCACTGGTGAAGCGGTAGAAGTAGGGCCTTTGGAGGTTGCCGACTCTTCATCCCCCATAACTCCATGGTACAGTCCACGGATCCCCCTAGCAGCCTTTACAGCCAGCTGTTCTGCTGGAGATAATACAGCGTTGTTTTTATCCAGCTTTGTTAATAGGTCTTCCTGCGGTGTGGCAGTTTTTGCTGCAGGAGTTGTAACCCCATAGTACGGAGGTTTTGTAATGCTATTAGTTACTGTGGGATAAGAAAGTGATGTCTGTGGTGTAGACTTTGCTACAGGGTGTAGGGGTTCTTCTGTAAGTCCCTCTGGTACACCCTGTACTTGCATTTGAGACTTAGGCAGCGCCTCTTCAGTGAGCCCAGCGGGTACACCTTGGACTTGTTGAGGGTCTTCTGTAACGTCTGCTGGAACACCTTTAACTTGCTCTGCCATATTGTCTCCTATTGTGTCAAACTATGGTACTGTCCATCTAAAGCGTACCCTACTACTTTGTTCTGTTTATCTCTGTACACATGCGTAGCAGTATCCGGTACTCCTTCAGGTCTAGCAGCTGTTTTTGCCGCTCCTCCTGTTGCTCCACCGAAGTCTACGTTGTCAGAGTTACGCATAGCTACCTGCTCCAGATAGTTCTGGAAGGATGCCTTAGATTCTTCACCGCTAAGATAAGGCTGAGGTATAGTATGCATTTCGTTTTTAATAATGGCAGGACTTCGTGGTATCTGGCCTTGTGAAGCCTTCAAGTTTGCAAAGTGTGCCATCATGGTTGTGTAGTAGTCTGCCAGTACTTGACGCGCAGCAGGACTTAGGTCCTGATACTGGTTTTTATTCAGTGTGCCCTTCATCAACTGCTCAGAATACCCAGTAACTGGATGCCCTAGAAGTGCGTCGAAAGCCCCAGCTACCATCTTGCTGATATAGTCTGGTTTCTCAGATTCTTCAGTTATAGACGTTAATACTGGTATATCTGTGGGTTTCAACTTTCCTTCTTCAATGTGCTGTTGATACTTCTGAAGTGCGTCCTGAATTACGTTATACGTCTTGTTCTTTTCTCGGTCTTTTTCAACCTGTGTAGCTGGTATGTTTGATATTCCATTAGCAGGGTCCAATCCTTGATTCTTGGCTTCTTCTGCTGTAAGAGCCTTGCGGCCTTTTGGAGTATCAAAGTACATGACTTTACCTGCTGTGCGTTTCTGCTCTGCAGTGGTAGCCTGTGTGGCAGGTGCGTTGTTAGCTCCTAAATACGCCAGAGCATTGCTATACTCCTGATCATCTATGATTTTGTTTTTATGAGCAGTTTCTAACGCAGACTTTTGCTGAGATGGATCGGCTACATCTGGTGTACCTACTTTAGCTAAGGTAGCTTCAAATGCTTTCTTGTCCTGCGCAGCTCCTTCTTTGGGAGTAACCGGGCCTGCATAGACAATATGCGTTGGGTCCTTCTCATTATAAAATGCTACTTGTGGTCCTTGGTCCTCTTTACCGGGTTGGATTGCTCCACCTGTTACTTGTTTGAATCCCGGTATTGCGCTTTCCTTGCTGGCTTTATCTTCTTCAGCTGTAGCCTTAATAGCTTCTGGAATTTCCTTTTCGGTCTTAGCTGCTTCTACGTTTCTATTGGCTACAGTTCCGGGTATAATCTTATTCAACCCCGGAGCAGTAGCTGCTAGGCCTACTTGTCCTGCTATAGAGGCTGCACGTCCTAGTTTACCTAGTACTCCGGGGTGGTTCTCTTTAGAACCCCACGGTGTGCTTTTCAAGTAATTCTGCTTTGCTTCCTGTAATAGAAGTGCCTTTTCATGTCCCTCTGCGGTACCTTGATCTAACGCTGCTTGTATGTCGGCGTCGTATTTGGCTACTCTAGCTTCATGGTTTGGAACTATAGGCTTCATACCCGACGTTGGTGCTGGTGGACCCTGTGTAGTTGGTGTTTGCGGTCCTTGAATAGGTTGTGGTGCGCCTCCTTCAGGTTGTCCTCCTAAAGCTGCTGGCTTTGTTAATCCCGGCATTACTTTCTTTGCCCAATCTACGGCCAGTAAACTACCAAGAGTTTTCTTTGGTTTCTCTTCCTCTACAGGTTGCTCTTGTATCTTTTCGTTGTTAGACACATCAGAGGTTGTAGTCTGCACGCCTGGGTTACGTACTTGCTCTGCGGCTTTAGCCTTTGCTTTTTCTTCCATTACTTGACTATAAGGTCTAAGGTTTTGTTCCCCAGCATTAGTAGCAACCGTAGTAGGTCCTTCTGGTTTCTCTTCTGGATGTTCCGCGCGATATTGCTCAGCCTTTTCAGGGGTGAGTACTTTTTCACCGTCTTGTAAAATGGCTACCTGATGCTTGCCGTCGTTTACATCTACATCCCCGCCGTCGTCGTATACTGGAGCCTTACCTATGGGGACTAATGGCATCTCTGGTTCAGGTGCTGCACTTTTACCTCCCGGCATGTAGCTAGGCTGTATTACGTTTCCATTGCTGGGTGTAGTAAGACGTGCTTCCTTAGCAGCTTCTCGATCTTGTGCACCTTTACGGAAGCCTGCTATGCCAAACGCTCCTTGGTCCCCTGTGGTGTCTGTAACAGGAGCTGGTGCCTTAGACTCGCTTGGTGTGTTAAGTAGACTTTGTAACCTCGCATCTGCTTCCGATTGTGCTCTACGTCCTGCAGCAGTTGATACGTCTCCACCATCATCATACAGAGGTAGAGGTGTCTTGAGGCTTTCTGGAACAATTGGTTTCATACGCGGCTGTTCTTGTGATTGTGCAGGCGCTGTGCGTTGATGCGTAGCTGGGGCAGGAGGTGCTGGTGGGGCTATCTTTACAGGTGTCAAGTTTCCATCCGCGTCAACGTGGTACAGCACTTGTCCAGAGCCCGGTCTTTCTCCATACCCTTGTGGATGCACTAGATCACTTTCTGTAGTGACAATAGGCTTCATTTCTGGTTTTGGCTTTGGTGCGTTCTCTTTTGCCAAAGCATCGACTTGTGCTTGTTTCTCTGCAATGCCTTGTGCTTCGCTCTCTCCGGGAGGCAGTGATTTAAGTGCAGACGTTACACCTTTTGCTTTGTCTCCTAGCTTTTTTAGTGTGCCGGGATTTTCTTGTGTGTCCACATCTCCTCCATTATCATAAAGCGGAATTGGATTATAACCCATAGGGTTGTACTCATTGTTGTCTTCAGTGGGAGACAGAGGATTCATATCTCTGTTAGGTGCTCCCACCTTTACAGGTCTAGGAAAACGTTGAAGCTGCTCAGCAGTTGGTGCTTGCGGAACAGAAGGTTGAGCAAGTTTAGACATGCCAGAAGGTACAGGAGGCTGTCCTTGCGCTGCTGATATTTGTCCTTGCGGAGCAGCGGTTGTTGGAGTCGCTGACACTTGAGGCGCTTTGTTTGTAGGTGTAGTAGAAACAGGCGGTTTAGCATTTTGCTGCGCCATTAATGCTTTTACAATTGGATTATCTGTCAGTGCCATAATGACTCCTAAAATATATTCTTAAACCCCGCCTGCAAAGTCCTTAGCTATACTTCCACCGAAGTTTGAAAGTCTGGTTAACTGAGATAGCCAATCAGCTCCCTGCGTTGCTTGTTCTGTAGATACATCTTCGTTTGCTTGCTTCATAGCTCCTAACTGTCCACTGACGTTAGTGCCATACAAACCTTGCATACCTGCTGCGCCTCTTTGATTGAGGTCTTTAGCGCCCATTACATCTTGCGCGGCAACACCTTCGGATGCACCTGCTGCAGACTTAGCTTTATCTCGTGCCAGTTGTCCTAGGTCTTTGCTAAGGGTGGTAGCGTTACCTGTTCGTGCTGCATTTCCTTTTAGTTCGCTCTCAGCTCCACCGTACGCCGCCCCTGCGCCTGCTTCTGCGTTGGTAAGCAGCTCATTAGTCTGGTTAGGATCGTAGAGGTGCGTTGCGTTCATCTCTCTTGAGAAAAACGGATTAAGCTGAGCACTTTCAGAGGTAGCTTGCTTTCCTAAGTCTGTAGCTAGACCCGATGCTTGCGCTTCATTTTGTCTTGCCTGAGCATTGTACTGCCCACCACCCAACCCTAGAAATGTAGGGAATATTCCTTGAAACAGTAGTGCCAAAATCATTTTCATCATTACGTTTTCCTTTTAATCTACATTTCTCTTGTGTTACTTATTAAACTGGTATCTCTACCCAAGTAACAGTGGTCTGAAAACTTGTTGCACTGGCTGCGTTTAGAGCAACAGCGCAACCGGGGGCAATGCACAGTGCTCCTGCAATCTCATCTTTAACATAAGGCGCTGTTGAAGTAGTTGCGGTAGCTGATATAGAATTAGCAAACATTGTCCGTACCAGCACTGGAGTAGCTCCCAGAGTAGCAGAAGAATCCGCTTTGCCTACCGAGGACGCAGCGCCTCCTATCAATGCAGGGTTAACTGTCAAAGGAGTAGTGTGCACCGTAGCGGTAGCCAGAGGGTTAATTACTGCCGCCAATGAAACTACGTCAATAGCTGCTGCAGCGGCTAAATCTTGAGCTACAATTACTTCCAACAAAACTAAGTTCTTTCCAGAACCTGCAGGGTTGCTAAGAATGAACCCTGTGGCTACAGCCGCAAGGTTCGTAACTGCAATTGCGCCTTGGGTGGTTGCTGTGAACACGTTTCCTTTGTATACGTTCTCGTAATATCTGGGCTGTAATTCGGTAACCATCAGGTCTGTGAATTCCCCAGCCCCAAACGTCACGTTCTGCCCTACTACCTTGCCTGTAATTCCTTGATTTCCTTGGATGCTTGACATATGTTCCTTTTTATACTAAATCTCCTCCCGTCACTTCGGGATCGCTCGCTAAAATCTGTGGATCAAAATCTTGAGGCTTAGCCTTGCCGCCATCACATGCCAGCTGTGTGAGTGCCACACGCATGGACCTAATTTCCTTCAAAATCTTCAAAAGAGTATCATTCACAGCGGTCGTGTCTCCTATCTGAATATACCCAACACCAACTCCGGGTGTTCCCATGAATACGTTAAGGGTATCCGTAGCAAAGTACATTTCTCCTAATGACAGTGGCATAGCTGCTTGTAGATTGGCTTGGGTTCCACGCAACGGTTGAAAAGTAAAATTCCTTGCCATTTAGAATGTCCCGGCGTCAATTAAAGTCAAATTTGATCCTGCATTGATGGTTGCAGGCAACTGCGTCTGTGCCAATGTTCCGCTGATATCAGTGAAAGCTGGCTGCGCCAAACTCAATACCCCTGAAGAGTTCATTCCAGTAGCAAATTGGTGCGATACCGGAGAAGTAACTGGGAAGACGGCTGTGCCTACTAATCCATAATAATTCGTTCCGTCCGAAACTATGTCAAGGCTTTGACCTGTGAGCAAAGTAACTGAAGAAGACCCATTGATGGTGCTAGTGGTGGGAGTAATAGTTACTGTACCAGCGCCTTGGTTGGAGAATGTTGCAATCCATCCTGTTGGGAAAGTCGCACCCGCCTGAGGCAAGGTCACGGCTATTGCCGACGCATTTTTTAGAGTCACTAGTTTAGAACGGTCACTTCCAAGAACTGTGTACGTAGTACCAACCTGTGCATTTACAGCAACAAGGTCTTGTGCTACTTTTTGCCACGCATTACCTGCGCCAATACCAGCGCTTCCTGACCCAGCATCTACGTATAACTCATTTGTGTCCGTAGTCCATGCGAGTACCCCGGCTTGACCTGTAGATGCTAAAGCAGAAAGATTAGCGAGAGTACCACGGTATACCGCAAACTTTACATTTAGTGCCATTTATTTCCTAATTTCCTAGAATGTACCTACATCTAAAAGTTGAAGAGTTGTGCCTGACCCTATACTAGTAGGCATCTGGTTCTCGTTAATCTGTCCCGACAAGGCGCTAAGGGTTGGCATTGTATCGGTAGTTTGAGTCGTACCGTCTGTGTATACTATGTTTGAGTATCTTGATAAATTTAAAATAGGTTTGGACACTATTGGACACTCCTTTTTGGACCCGGTGCTGGACGGTCCAATACAATTCCTAGACCATGTCCTCCTTGTTGCCCACCTGGACTTGCTGTGCCGCTTCCTGTAGAAGGCAAAAGAGTAGATGCGTTAATTCCTGACATCTGTATTTGTATAGCCCCACCTAAATTTCCAAAAACTGTTGGCTTAGCAGGGTCTGATCCCGGCATTTGAGCGTAGCTTCTAAGATAATACGTATTCAGAGTTTTACCGTCGTTCTGAAACGTAGGTAAGTTTAAAAAAGAACTCCTAGATGTGCCATGGTCAATCACATGAGGCTGGGTAAAGTTAGGGTTCGTGTCTATTTCTGAAAAATATCTAATGCCTTTTTGTACGGGTTGATTATGCACTATTGTGTGATGCAGAATCTCCCCCGGACAGATTATAACGCCGTTGCTGTACGCACCCTGCACATTTATGCTATCTACAGGAGGTGGAGGAATTACTTTGCCAACCGCTGCTACACCTGCGTTTTTAGCCAAGGTGTTAACTGCAGTAATTATCCTATCAAACAGCGTACCTGCATAGGAATCCTTTTGGGAAATGAATGAAAGTTCCCTTCCCCCCGTAAGCTGCTCATTTGCTCCGCGTGCCATACAGTTCTCCTTTTAACTTCAAAGCCAAAACATTGGCTTCTTCTTTTTTTGTAAACCTTCCAAATTTTTTAGTCTTACCTTTTATCCAAAGTACAACTGTCCATTTATCTGCTTCTTTGTCCCAGTATACACCTTTGGCTGTTCCTTTATTCCACGCAGGAATTCCTTTATGGGATTCTGATAGTTTTCTACGTGTCTCTTCTTTAGTCTTTATACCAAACTTCTTTACATATGAATCATGTTTGAACTTTCTACATATTTCACAACGGCAATTCTTTTTGCCGTAAGCATAGCTTGTGCCGTGCTTCCATCCTGCTTTCCATGGAGCAGGTTTGCCTAGTTTTGCTTTTCTCATTTTGCTCTTTGAATGAGCACTGTGCTTCATACCAAAGAATGAGTTTCCAGAACCCTTGCGAGAGTTTCCTATGGTCTTCCTGAATTTCTTAAGTTGAGAGGCAGTATATGGCACTCCTGCAGTTCCATCCCCACCGTCAGCAATATTATAGCCATTCGGTGTTTTTGTTTTCAACTTAACTATGTACTTTTTCTCAAGTCTATTCAATTCTTCTCTTGTTCTGCAAACTGTAAGCGTTCGTATAGTGAAATTTTCTTTTCCATACTTTAGTAGTGCATGTACCAAAGCGTGCGGTCCACGATTTCTCTTAGCATCAGAACCGTGACTACTCCACCTCTTTTTTAAGGTTTGTATAGTTTGTCCTACGTATTTTTTACCATTGACTTTGTTTGTTATTAAATAAACTTGCATTTACTTATCTCCGAGAAAGTTGAGAAGGGAGGTGTTCTCGGCACCTCCCCGCTCTAGCCCAGAACCGCTAAGTTCTGAGATACTTCTATTATACCACACCTGTGTTGCCACCGCCAGTACTATTCAAAGTGCTCCAAGCATCGGCCTTACCTGTAAGCAACATCTTGCTTACGTTGAAAGCGCTACCGACAGCATTGGTGCTTACTTCCACAAACATTCTGTTTCCCCTGACGTTGATAGGACGGAAATAATCGTCCGCCGCTGGGGTTACTAATGGTATACCTATAGGTACCGTGTATGGATACCGTGGGTTTATCGTATTAGGCAACATACGAACCATGGCGTTAGTCGGATTGTTCGCTGTACCTTTAGAGGATTGCACACCTACGATATTGGTTTGGAATACAGAATATCTTTTAGCGTGAAAACCGAAAATAGGTAATGTAGCAGCCTTTGCTGCATTTACAAATCCATACGTCGTATATAGGCTGTTTATAGCTACTCCATCATCAGAATATTTCTGATCGTCCAATTGATAAATCTTAGAAGTACCAATACCATTGCAAATAAATAATGGAGTTGATTCTTCATCTGGACGCATAATAAATTCCATATAGGGAGTTGAAATGTTCCATATAGACCATTTGCGTTTCATATCCGGGGCTGCAAGAGTTCCGAACATGGTTGTATGAACGCCGGGAGAACCTATCATCTCTTCAAACGTTGCCATGCCTTGGTAGTTTAGCATTAGCATTACATTTGGTGTAGTCGGTGCTGGGTTGTAAGGAGCGTTGGGTAACCATAGGGTTGACTTGGTAGATACCCCCGTTACAGGATCAGTACCTGTAGGCAAAGGAATAGCAATGAACATACGCTTATTAACAATGTCATTGCGTAGTACAATCGTATTGCCTGCATTCCAATTTATGACTTCCCACAGATTCCATAACTCCTGCATAAGCTTGGTGGGTTGGCCTCCGTTAAATCCGAACACCCCCGCCCTGCATGCTGTGACCATCCATTCTTCTCCAACATCGTAAGAACTGATTCCTATGGTCCCTACTTTATTGGATACTTCGTGAAGTCCCCACCCACCCGGCTCAGAATTTGGGTTATCCTGCGTAGAGTACATACTGTTTGTCTTCAGTAGGTACAGAAGATCACGCATTACGAATGCCCCCATACACGGCTGTGCGTTCTCACTGGTAGTATCTATGATTCCTCCTGATGAGGACGCATCGATAGACTCTGGTTTTCCAATGTACGATCCATATACCTGTGATTTTAGGTATGGAGTAGATGTGTCAAATACCTCTATGCGATCAATTTCACAATCGCTACCAGACCCTAAATCTACTACCTGCACTGACAGTGTAAGAGTAGATGGCACCCCTCCGCTACTGGCAAAAGGAACTGTCAGTAGTTTACCAGTGAATACCTGAATGTTGGTGCTCATACTGGAAAGGGGAACAGTAAACGATCCCCAAACTGGAAAGAACTGGCTATCGGGTGTACTGTTATTCTGGTTGTAATTGCTTAGTGTAATAGTAAGCGTCCCTACGGTCCCTCCTGAGGGCGCTCGCGCAGCCACTCGTACAGAGTACTGCGTGTTTATATCTATGATTGGTACTTTGTTAGTGTCTTTGTAAGCTGTTTGGAATATCAACCCAGCATTGTGAATGGTAGACCCTGTAGTGTTGTTTATATACAGAGACTGACCCGTCACTGCGCTTGTTATTAGCGTAGCATCTGTGATGCCCTGTGCAGCTTGCCATCCAAGAGGTATTACATTACCACCTGTAGCGCTGGGTAAAAATCCCCCATCAAACGTCAGACCTCCACCAGATGTCCAATTATTTATCTTGTTCAACTGCAAACCGTAGAACATACGCCCTGCGTATGCCACGTCCCATGCTGAGCTTCCTAGCTCAATTAAATTGAACAGGTTATCTCCCTGTACATCTATTTCTCTTGAGTTGAGGAGCACGGCATCCGAGAACGTAAGCGTAGCAGTTGTACTTAGATTGTCATTGATCACTGTGGACTTGTACGTAACAGGAGAACCATTCTGTACTTGCACCACTACGTCTTGTTCGATTACGTAGAAATTGGCTCCCGGTACTCCATTTTGTCCTGCCTCTGTTAGGGCAATTCCTCTTGCTACTACATTTGGTGGTCCGATGGGTAAATTAGTTACCTGTATAGACGTTGCGTTCTCTGGTACCGTAAACACAACTGGGTATGAAGGCGTTGTTTCATAACCAGTCTTGGTTATGAAAAATACTACACCTTGCCTAGTTCCTGCCCCAATTGCTGGTGCGTTAGGGTTAGAGGTAAAGAATAACCCAGTGGTTGCTGAAGACGGTCCCGCATTTCCATATATTGGGTTTGTACCAGTGCCCAAAGTCAGAGTACCGGGGTCTATAGTAAAGTTTTTACCAAACGTTACACCTTGCCCGTTTTCTGACGCTAAAGGTATAGGTAGTCCAGAAGTGAACCCTGTAATGTCAAATGAACCCGCCCCTAATGAACCGGGTACGATGATGTTGGCGATTAGATTAAATGGGGATAGAGTGTAGCCTGCTCCGCTATTCGTGCAACCTGTGACCGATATTGTTTGTCCATTTACAGGGGCTACTCCACCTGAAGGTACAGAGTACGTGTAGGTGGCTACTCCTGAGTTAGACATTTGCGTGCTAGTGATTGTAACTGTAGCACTAGATAAAGCTTCTACAATGGTCCATGTACTGTTCCAGTTTGTAGGAGTCTCCCCAGTTATCCGCACAGATGTTCCTGCGGCTAACCCCGGTACAGAGTTTGTCATAGTAACTGTAGCTATGGTTTGCTGGTATGTACCCGAAGTTCCGTTTGGATAGGAAAGTCCAGTAACTCCCACGTTAACTACGAAGTAAAATCTTGCTGCCCCTGCAGTTCCAGACGGCTTTGCACTTCCTACAGAGGTGACTAAATACGTCTGATTAGAGAACTGTGGAAAATTTGCTATAGTTCCTAGATAAACGTATGTAGCTAACTGATGTGCGTTGAAATACGTAGTCAACGCAGTGTCTTCTGTCTGGGAATAGTAAATTACAAAGTTTGAACCAGATGTATGTGTAGGTCCGGGTCCTGCACCCCAGAATGCTCCTGCTCCATCTCCTGAACCAGTAAAAGTATGCTGAGCTGGTTGGGTTATGGAGGATATAGGATAATTAAACTGCAACGTGCCCGTAGCCGCTGGGGATATAGCTGTTGTGCCTATATTCGCCTCAGGACTTGGTAGGTCCATTTCAAAAGTTGTAGGTGTAAGACCTGTACTAAGGACAGTACCTGAAAAATTTAAGAATGTAGGTGTTGCACCTGTTATGCTGTATACCTGATCTTGAGCTACTACTGGTCCTACGTTGTACGTGAACGTGACCACATTGTTGGTTATAGAGTAAGAAGTAATGGTAAGAGTGTTACTACTGCCTGACCCTGATGCTGCTGTAAAAGCGGGAGGTGCTCCGGGTCCTATTTGCGATAAAGGGCCAAACGTTACCCCGTCGTACACGCGTGGTCTCTCGGTGCCGATAGAAAGATCAGAGAACACGATGTGCTCTTTGTTATTCATCGTTACGCTTTTTGCAAAGGAACCCGGAAGAATACCAGTCAAAGCGATATACAAAACTCCGGGGTTGCTGGTAACGTTTTCCTCCCACAGTATTCCACTGGCGTCTAATGCCAAGGTGTAAGTCTGACCGTTGTTTTGAATGTACGATTTTACGTAGTTGAAATTTACCTTTGCTGGTGAAAGATACGCCAACACATCTAGGTCATTAACAAACACTGTACCTAGACCACTTGCAGTTACCTGTACTCCGAACTGTGCGTTGTTAACGTCAGAGAATAACCACGTAGAATTCCACAAATCTATTGCACTGCCTAGGCTATAGATGGTAGGTACTGTGGTTAACGCCTGTGTCTTTGGTGATCCTACAGGTAACCCGTTCTTCATCAACTGAAGGATTATTGAAGACGACCCGGTAGTGTATGCTTGAAAAGTAGAAGTAAACCCTGTTATACCTGAGGTTGCTGGAATAGAAAAGTTATAAAAAGTTGTCTGCAGGGCCTGTGTGCCTGAGGCTAAGGTGTAATACACCGTAACCTTGATGTTGTTTGCTGAAATTGTTGCTGACCCACTGGAAACTGTTCCTGCAATTACAAACCCAAGATGTGAGTTGTTAATGTTCCCTGCAGGGGTTAACGTAGTGCCCCATTGGTACGAAGATGACCCTGCCGTGTATGTAGCTTTTGTGGTTCCTACTGGAATGTTGACTGTGCTGATGGGATTAAAAGACACCGCATCATTTATCAAACTAATCTGCAGTGATCCCACTCCAAACACTGAACAAAACGAATCCACTGTCACCTTTATACCGTTAACAGTGGCGTCTGCTGGTATAGATGCTGTGGCAAAGTGATCTATAACCAGATGACCTGAGCTTTGCGCAGTTAGGTTAACCGTAGTGTACGATGTGCCAGTGGCTACAATATTAGTAGGAGTATTCCATTGCTGTGGTCCGGGGGCATCTCCTTCGTTAGCGGTTCTGCTAGGAGTTGGCGATACGCTGTTAGGTGATCCAGATATTGCTGAGGCAAATCCCGTAATTCCAAGAATGTTGTTTGGACTTTGCCATGCATTGCCTGTACCAGTAACCGTAGCTACAGTAGGGGCATTTGGTCCAGAAAATTCTCCTGTAGTAGACGCGGCAATTCCGACAAGAGGTGCGTACGTACCCGGAGCTAATGTTACGCCTGCAACGGTAAATGTCTTGCCTATGGCGTTTACTGATACTACCGTCACCGTTTGTCCGTTTAGAATTGATGTCTGTCCTGTGAACCCACTGAGGACAAATTGTTCATTAACCGTTGGGTCAGTACCGATGTAGCTGAAAGTTGCCAACCCTGCACTGCCTACTACAATCTGAGTTATAGTTAAGGTCTTGGTGAAGACATACACCGAGGACAAACCTGCGCGGGTAAAACAACTTCCGGTTATGTAATCCACGTCCCAATTTCGTGGGCTTGCTCCCTCTGGTAAGTCTGATGGATTGGCTGCCGTAATAAGCCCTGCGAACGTGTCAAGAGACGCTGTTCCGAGCTGGTCAAAGATTGTGGCCCACTGGGTTTTCCTCCGTTATAAATATAGGCCGATTTTCACGGCCATTCCTGTTAAACAGGTGAATTATGCCTGATTGGTATTTCCAACCTTCCAGCACTGTACTGGGCTTACAACTAGTGTGACGTTCTTCTGTTCTCCAACATTACCGGGTGTTTCCACGGTCAATGATACAAGATCAGCAGGGCCACCATTTCCGCCTGCGCTTATTGGTGTAATGCTAGACACAAGGCATCGGACCATTACGTAGTCTCCTACGACAAACGGCGATCCTTTGATGTCTCTTTCTTCAAGTGTTCCTTTAGTTGACGACATGTATTATCCTCGCACCGATGTTCTATCTACCCAAACTTCAAACAACAATACATCAGCCAACACTGCTAAAGGTATGGTTTGATTAGCAATGAGTTCTACAGACACTCCTGTAGCATTGCTAAAAATTTGAAGTGTATCAGTAACTGGGCTGTAATGATAAGTATATGCTGAGCTAGCTCCGATAAGAATGTTGGTAGGTTCTTCTCCCCACACATCGCATTTAAGGAAGCCGTTTACATCCACAGTTCTAGCATCCAAGAATGGAAATAACCCCATTGGAATTCCTCCAGTGGTGTAACCTCCGGGGGTGATAGTTACTAAACCCCATGCTCTTATCACTTTTCCAGTTATGTCTGGGAAGCAAAGCTCTGTTAGGCCTGCCAAACCAATAGTAGAAGACACAGAAGATGTACCAATAGGAGGTACAATAGCTCCCGCAGAAGGAGCAACAATAGCGTTGCTTAAAAGTGTAACTGCGCCATTACGTGCAAGGGCTCTGCCATTGAGAGCTGCTCCCGTTCCAAGAGATATAGAAGATAAAGCTACTATGTCTCCCACAACAACAGCGCTGGTTCCTATGGTTGCAGAACTGGTCACTTGCCATAGAACGTTTTTAGCTTGCGCTCCGTTAGTTAGTAAAACAGTTGATCCTACTCCAAAAGTCAAAGAGGATGCTGCTTGGAAGATGAACTGAGCGTTTGGATTTCCTTGTCCATTCAGGGTGACCGTTTGTCCTACATTAAGCAAAATTGCTCCACCGCTGTAAAGTCCAGCTGTGAAGGTTTGCCCGTCTAGTGCCCCTACAATAGGAGTAGCAGGAGTCAAACCAGCAAAGTACAGATACGCAGTAGTAAGGTCTGTTTGTGCCTGTGCGGCCACCGCGTCAGTGATGTGTTGCGTTGCCGGGGGAACTACTATTCCGGGAGGAAATCCAGTTACAGAAGTTCCGGGGGACAAGCCTAGGTTAGCCCCGCTGATTACAGTAGCACCAGAGTTTGTAACTGTGCTACCTGCAAGTACGGCGAAGTTATCTGCTGATCCCAATAATTGATCAATTGTTAAAGCCATATTTTTTCTCTTTTCTATTTTGGGATTAGCCTAACACTGTGGTGCGGTTCCAAGTAGCAAAAAACAAATTTGTATCATTCAAAACTTGTGGTGGAATTGCTGCACCATTTGCCAACTCTACTCCGTTTAAAAGAATCTGTAGCACATCACCCACTGGACTGTAGTGGAATGTGTACCCACCAACTGATGCTGTTACAACATCTTCTCCGTATACTTCGCAGCGAAGAAACCCATTGAAGTCTACAGTGCGTGCGTCAGCAAACTGCAGAAGTCCCATAACAAGACCTCCAGTAACATAAGTACCTGCTGAGAAGTTAACTTGTCCCCACGCTTGGATGGTTTTTCCGGTAATGTCTGGAAATGTTAACTCTGAAAGGGTGATTGTTGAAATTAATGAACTCATTTTAGTTATCTTTCCCCGCCTTACCGATTTTTGTCGGGTTTATCGGATACGTCGTCGTTTAAAATTGCCTATGTTTTGGCAAAACTTGATTTGTTAAGGGTTTCCTAATTTGCAAAGCATTGAATTTTCTTCTAACTATAAATTCATACACTTGTGGCTCTTTAGGTTTCTCTTGTTTAGCTCTTAATCTGCTCATTTCTGATCTGTGCTCTATTTCGGAGAGGTGGGCTTCTTCTTTAGCTGCAGCATTTGCTGCTTTCATTTGTTCTTCAGCGTCGCTCACTGGGTCTTTTCCTTAAATACTCTCTTCATCTCTGCAATGTTTTGTTCATCTGGAAGATTTCTGTATCCACACCACGGTATGTACATTACCCACGCAAAAGGACTATCCACGGGGTTTATCCATGGCTTGTCACGTTTAGGTGCTCGCAGACTTCTGACTTTAGGTGCAAAATCTTCCTGCTTACCTGTGTGGATTATGTATCTAGAATCATGGTGTAGAGCTATGCCTTCTTTGGACAAAATGCTGGTTACCCATACTTCATCGTTGTTGTCTCTAGGTAGCTCGGCCTTAGCTACAATACTCATAGAACGTTTTGAAAGCCAGTAGCAAAACCCGTACGGTACGGGGTATGTCCTAATGTCATTTCTGTGACCTACAAAGTCATAACTTTGAAAGTTAGAGGACAACAACTTATGAGGAATAGTTACCACATCGTCATCTATCTTAAGGATATAATCGTATTCCTTCCCCAACGCCCACCTTGTAATACCGCGTACTTTACTTGGTAATCCTGCGTAGGAATCGTCACAATTTACGAATACCTCATCGGAGTTTGGTTCACGCTCTGCTGGTCCAAGGAAAAACCTAACGTCTGCTCCTTGCACAAGAGGCAACCATGTATCACGTATACACTGCTGATACAATAAACGCGTATGACAGTTAACAACGGCAAGTAACACTTTCATCACGCTCTCCTGAGTCTTTGTGGTGCTCTTATCCCTCTTGCTACAGGTTGTGAAGCTATTTGTACTGTTACAGAATCCAAAGCCACATTAGAGGCAATTTGTGCCACTGTTTTTGTTCCCCATTTATTCTGAAACTTCTCTGCACCTGTACGGCAATCCACTCCCGGTCCTGTGCGTGCAAAGGTGCTTCCTGCATGTCTGTGCTCTACAGATACCTTAGAAGTAATAGCTAAGGTATAGCCTGCTAGTTGTACCCTGTGGCTATAATCGTCATCGTCATAGCCATAACTTCCACCAAACACTGGGTCCATCCATCCCACCGCGTCTATGGTTTCCCTTTTTATGTACGTGCAGATAAGGGCTAGTCTTTGATGAGAATAGGTTATACCCTCTACCATTGGGTACATTTGCAAATTATTACCCGCTGATCCAAGTATACGAGGGGAAAGCATTCCAATCTTAGGGTCTGAGTATGCCACTTCTTGTAGCAGCTCCCACGTGTTGCTCTGTAGGAAACGTACGTCATCTCCGCAGTATAAAATATCACTGTCCGGTGCAGCTGCTTGCCACGCCTTATTTGCATTTCCGGGATTACTAAAAATTGGAGGACCTTGTAAACATGTCCACTTGTCCCCAGTTGGCATGGTAATCTCATTGCCATCTCGTACGAATACTTTTGGAATATCTGGCAAGAACTTATCAGCGCTCTCCACAAATACGTTAAAGATATCTGGGAATTTTCCAAGTACTGCAATTGTTACTGGGCGCATAGTCCCTCCGCAACAACCTGAGCGATGAAGTGCATATCTGCTGGAGTAAGTCCTTGGTGAATTCCAATAAAAGCTCCTTGTTTCTCCAAACGACTAGCCACTGGGTACTGCTCTGCCATACCGGGGAACAGTTTTCTATAAACAGGCTGACTTAACAGAGGAAACATAAAGCGAGTCTCAATTCCCCTTTGCTCCATATATAGAAGCAAAGCATCTCTGTCCACTCCATCTTTACATACGAACGGCCACATCATAAAGCTGTGTTCATACCCATCAGGTATACTAGGTAGTTGTAGTTTATCCTCAAAGGGCTTCAATAAGACAGTTAAACGCGTGGCGTTTTCTCTACGCCGGGCTATGTTAGGTTCCCAACGTTCCAATTCAGACAGAGCAATTGCGGCTTCTATCTCCGTACAGCGATATGAGTATCCTACTCGGTCAAACTTATACCTACGCTCTATCATGTCCTTTGTAATGCTGTCATCGTCGTCTATGCTGGTGTAGATGCTGTCTCTTCCGTGTGCCATAAGGCTTCTGCACATTTCATCGTACTTTGAAGAATTGGTTGTTACCAGCCCTCCTACTCCACCTACAATAAGGTGAGCTACATAGGTAGAAAAGCAGGCCATGTCACCAAAGCTTCCTACGGATTTGCCGTTTATAGAAGAGAACATAGTCTCACATGAGTCTTCTATTACGTCTAATCCATAGTAATTTGCAATGGACATAATCCTAGGCATGTTAGCTGGTAGGCCAAACAAATGCACAGGTATAATAGCTACGGTTTTACTAGTCACTTTCTCCGCAATCTTATCTGGGTCCATGTTGAACGTAAGAGGATCAACGTCCACAAAAACCGGAGTAAGATTATTCTGCAGCACCACATTAGACGTAGCAATAAAAGTGATCGCCGGAACAAGTACTTCGTCTCCGTCTTCATAACAATGGCGTTCCTTTAGTGCCGCCAATGCAATCTGCAGGGCAGAAGTACCGCTATTGCAGAATACTCCGTGTTTACAGCCGTGCATCTTAGCAAAGTCATGTTCAAATTTAATTGTGTATTTACCTTTAGAAAGTCTATTTGAATCTAGACAGTCGTTAACATACTTTTTGCCTTGGTCGCTTATTAACAGGTAACCTAGTGTTATCATCTGAGTCTCTTCCTTATCTCTTCATCAATTCTTTTATGAAGGTTTGTGTACTTCATAGCTTCGTGAAGATTGTCATCAATAGACTTGAGCTTAGACTCATAAAAACTTGAGGAAAGACCTCCTAAAATATCCATGAATTCCTGTTGTGTTTCAAATGACAATATACTGTCTGTATTAAAATACTCATTGACATTGGGACAACCCCAGTAAATCGGTACAGTGCGAGATACCAAGCAATCTATCAACTTTTCTGTGATCCAATTCTTACGTTTTCCGTTTTCCATGACTATAGCGTACTGGAACGGGTATAAAAATTCCTTCTTGTCTTCCACATATGGAGGAGACATGTGCTTAATGATGGGTATTTGCCCCGCTTGTGCTGGTAGAGTGTTATATATGTCGTGCCTAAAGTAATGACCCTTGCACATAGTCTTGGAGCTGGTTAAATAAGACACAGAGAACTGCTTTTTGGACACATCACAGTCATCTGTCGGGTCTTCAGCCCAGCGGCATGTGCCAAAGATAAACTTATGTGAATTATTAGGGCATCCTTCTAAGGTTCTTACATTCCACGCTAATATAAGATCATAAAATGTATGACTGTCAAGTAACGTTTGTTCTGTTGGTACGATGTCGGGAGGTTCCAACTGAAAGAACACCTTATACTCTGTGGTGTCGGAAAAGTCAAATGTATCTGTGGCTATAGACACAGGTCTAATTTGATCTGCAAAATGATTGTGTAGCGTCCCACCTATGGTTTTTGTTTTGAACATTGAGTCGTATACCAATCTATGGTACTCTGAAGTCCTTTCCATAAGGGTGTTCTGGCTCTGAATCCGAAAGTTGTGGCGCGGGTGCAATCGAACAATCTGCGAGATTGCCCTTCTGGTTTACTGCTGTCCCATTTTGTCAACCCTTGGTGCCCTAGTAGAGAGGTTATCAAACTAACAACGCTCTCTATAGATACTTCATCACCTGTAGCAATGTTGACTGGTTCTTCATCGTCATATAATTCTGTAGCAAGTACTATAGCCTCTGCGCAGTCCTCAACATACAGGAACTCACGGCTAGCTTTACCTGTTCCCCAAGCTGTGAAGTCAGTACCGTTTTGCATGGCTTCCATACATTTGCGTATGAGTGATGGAATCACATGGGAACGTGCTGGGTCAAAACTATCTCGTGGCCCGTACATGTTCACAGGTACAAGTCCGATAGCATTCATGCCGTACTGCTTGCGATACGCTTTGCATTGCTCCAAAAGGACACGCTTGGCGATGCCATAGGGGGCATTGGTCTCTTCTGGGTAACCATTCCATAGGTACTCTTCTTTAGCTGGTAAACTAACGTTCAACGGGTAGGCACACACACTGCTAATTGCTACGAACTTCTCTACGTTATGTTCTCTGGCACCTTCTAGAACTTCTGTATTCATTGTCAGGTTATCATATAGGAACTTTGCAGGGTTTGCAGAGCAGGACTGTATACCGCCGCACATAGCGGCTGCGTGAATTACAACATCTGGGGTATACGCACTATACAGCTCACACACTTCTTCACGTCGTCTCAGGTCATAGTCTATGTGTCTAGCAGATACTACATCTTTGCATCCGTGCTCGTGTAGTTTGTCTACAACGTGGCTGCCGAGGAAACCTTCTCCTCCAGTTACCAGTACACGTTTGGTTGTGAGATTCATTGTCTGAGTTCCTTTAGATCAGCCTCTACCATCATTATGAGAAGTTCATTCCATTTTACCTTAGGTTCCCATCCAAGTTCTCTTTTAGCCTTAGAGGCATCGCCTTGTAAAATATCAACTTCTGTTGGCCTAAAATACTTTTGGTCGATTCCCACATAGTCATGCCAATTCATGTCTAAATGACTAAAAACTACTTCAAGCATCTCTTTAATTGAGTGGGTCTCTCCAGTGGCTAAAACATAATCAGATGGAGTGCCCTTCTGAAGCATACGCCACATACCTTCTACATACTCAGCCGCATAGCCTATATCTCTCTTTGCCTCTAAATTTCCAAGAAGCAATTTGTCTTGAAGTCCTAACTTTATACGAGCGGCTGCAAGAGTTAATTTGTGCGTTACAAAGGTTTCTCCCCGGCGAGGACTTTCATGGTTGAATAGTATACCGTTGCTGGCATGCAATCCTTGCTCTCTTGCATTCACTGTATACCAAAATGCGAACTGCTTGGCAATGCCGTACGGGCTACGAGGGTAAAAAGGTGTGGTCTCTCGTTGTGGCGTCTCCAGAACCTTGCCGAATAATTCTGAAGAACTAGCTTGGTAGTACCTTGTCTCTGGGCAATGTGTTTTTACAGCCTCCAGAAGTCTAAGTGTTCCCATAGCGTCTACATCAGCTGTGTATTCAGGGCAGTCAAAACTCACACGTACGTGGGACTGAGCGCCCAAGTTGTAGGTCTCATCGGGTTTTATTTTAGACAGCATAGACCCAAGCGCACTGCCATCGCTGAGGTCTCCGAAGTGCAGATGCAATTGGTCAAAAATATGATCTATACGTGCCGTGTTCAAGGAAGATGAACGCCTCACAATGCCATGCACTTCGTATCCCTTGCTTAGCAATAGCTCCGACAAGTAGGACCCATCTTGCCCTGTCACCCCGGTAATTAGCGCCTTTTTAGGCATCCTTCTTCCTCCTGAGTCTTACATAGTTTATGCATAAGGAAGTACTCTTTATCTCTAATCTCTATATGTGCATCTACTGTTTCTACTCTGTTGGAACACAACACACACCGTCTGCTGTACAGTTTGAAGTACATCTCTAATGCTAATTTTTTCCATTTCATATTCTGAGCCATCGTTCTGGTACTATATCTATTGAATCTTCATTGCCTGTTCTAAACCACTGCTTAGGAGCTATCACGGTTCCTGTTTTGTCTGCCCCCAACCACGCGCCCCACCATGAGAACGAAGAATTGGCAATGATGGCATTCTTGCACTTACTCATTAACCATATGTCTTCATGCGGTGCACAATTTACTCTAGTCATTGGGTATGGCAGTTCTAAATTATAATTCGCATCATCTGAGAACACAAAGAAGTGTGGATTAGAAAAATGTTTGGCGGCTTCTTGATAATAACTCATAGGCAGCGTACCATGTCTCTGTGCAGCCCATGTAAGGTAGTCCCCTCGTCTAACATGAAGCATTACGCTATTTGGTGTATCTCTGATAATAGAAGCTACCACCTGAGCAGATGAACTAGGCGTATCCCTAAGAGTAAGTTCTGATTTTAGTTCATTTTCTACTATATTGAAATACCTCTCACACTGGTAATAACCTGCCAATATAGCCGGGTCTTCAATTTCTGGATTGGGGTCAAAACGCAGTGATCTCTCTGCAACCCATCTCCAGCCGGGATGAGGCAGTATAGGCAGCGCTATGTTGAAACGGTTGAGTTGACACCCATATTGATTGCAAGAGTCCAGCAGGCTTACCGAATGTGTTTTAGATAAAGAACGAGCAAAGGCATATTGAAATAGAGTGTTGCCTATACCTCCGCATAGATTAACGGATATCATTCTGAGTCCTAACTGTTGATCGGACTGGGCCATGTACAATGGCTCCACGTGCGATCCGCATGATCCCTGTAGTACTGTTCCTCTTCTGAGAAAGGCTTTTCTAAATACCACGGCGTATGCTCCATTACGTACGGCATGTCCATACGAATATTTTGCCATCCTGCCCCAATCCATGGTGAATATGAATTGTAAATAGCAAAAGTGGTATCTATAGGTGCTAAAAACTCTCCAGAGGAGTGTTTTTTCTTCCAAAATACACCTTCACCTTCCCAACCTTTACCGTCTCCATTGGTGATAAAGTCTCTGCTTAAATCAGGTATATTGTCTAGTCTAAGGCCGGGACCTACCTTACCACACCCCGGATTATCCTTAAGCAACCCTAGAAGCTTATCCACAAGGTCTGTTGGGCAACACTCTGACGGTATAAGATCAGAATCCGTCACCACGTATGGTGTTGCTTGCGTTAGGTGCCTCCCAGTGCTCCAAAAACCCCATGGACCTAGGTTAGCCTGTATTTCCACCGTTACGCCCTCTGGGAGGTCTCTATACCACTCCAGAAGAGGTCCGTAGGTGCTAGCGTTGTCCAAAATGACCACTTTTACGGTGCCTGCCTTCAAAAGCCATTCTATTAATACTTTGGTACTGCTCAACCTGTCTCGATTGTTCACGAAGATTGGGATGTCTGAAGCCTGTACTGGGGTAATTGGCGGTATGTCCACGTTACTTGTGGGACGTACTTGAACCGTGCTCCTGCTGAGGCGGCGTTTAGGAAAGTCCACTGATCTTCTCCGGGGTAGTGTTTAAGGTCAAATCCGCCGATTTTCTCGAACATGCTTCTGCGGAATAAGCATGTAACAGGAATGTAGTTAGCAGTTTTAACTTCATCATAGTTAAATTCCCTAGTGCGCCAAGTTTTTACAAAGCCTTCTTCTTGGCAATCACTGTATATAACATCTGCGCCTTCACTGGCTGCTGCTAAAACTGCAATATGTTCAGGCATGAGGAGGTCATCATCATCACAAAAAGCCAACCATTCATATGACTGATCTATGCCTTGTACAATGGTATTGCGCATTGTGGCGGCACCAACTTTATAGCAGTCTTCTTCCACAGCGTGCAAAATTTCCCCATCCCATGTCTGAGCTTTAACGGATGCCTTGCATTCCTCAAGAAGTTTACTTCTACTTGCCACTGTGGGAGTAATCACAGCTATTTTTCTTATTTTATGTTCTCTGCCCTCTGGGTTAAACATTTCGTGTTCCCAATCATAAAATTCACGTATGTCTTTATTATGAAACCCACTTACTGGAGCAACTACACCTTGCATCCAAGCAGTGTGCTTATCATATACCCACGATTTATCAAACTTTGACGGAGAGCCTTCTACGTAGTTTGTACGCGATAGATGTATGCTAATGGTACTGTTGTTGTGCTCTGGACCTCTGCCATATACATTCTCCTCATACCGAGTATCGTGGTGTATTTTTAAGTCTTCATGAGTATACACCAAGCCACCTGTCCAGCGGTCTTCGGCCCATGTTAGGACGTTTAATACTTTTGTCACCGGAGCATTGTTCGGCCTATGTGGTGCCCTTGATCTTAAAGGTCTTCTATTTGGAGACACTACTACGATTGTGTCCTCTATGGGGATATGCGCAGTTGCCAATGGTCCATATGCTTTTTTACTTAACCAATAACCAGAGCCTCCAGTGGCATATGCAAAGCCGCCCTGCGGCCTGCACGCAAAGTTGCCAACATAATCGTATTTCTCAAACCCACTATTTAACAACCTGCTGGGACATACATATGTATCAGGGAAACACTTAAAAATAAAATCATACTCATGTTCCAAAGCCCACTTATACATAGCACGCGTTTTATAAGTAACATTCTGGTAGTCATCTGGGACATCTAAAAATACTTCATCAGGTTGAGAACAGATGCTCCCTTGTCCCATAAATATTCTGTAATCTGCCCCAGATACCAGAGGTAACCACGTGTCCCGCATTGCTTGATTGTTTCCGTTTGTGCGGAACAATTCGCAAGACAATACCGCTATGAGTACTTTCATTACTTCTCCGAGTCGTCTTTGTGATCATCCTTTTTAAATGCCCCTACAATCTTACCTATACCGTATGGTGCTGTAGAGAATGTAGCAAGAGAGCCTATTACCAAGGGTAAGTTTCCCATCCACACCGATAGTTTATCAACAGGTTGTGACATCATGTGCCTAAATATAAACCATATCAACGCCATAGATGATAACGACAACCATGTACTGGTTATGCGAGAGGAACTGGGAGAGCCATTCTCGCTAAACGCTTTACCAAGGAAAGACCAAACGCGTTCCATGTTCATACTGTGCCTTTACTCGTAAAGTGGAGTATTAAACCCGTCTCCGTCTGCTGAGATAGGAGTAAATGGTGTAATTGTTCCAAGACTTGCAGGAAGAACTCCAGCTACTGATGGGTTAGCCGCCGTGCCACAACGTGTTGCGTTTTTAATATAAAGAGGCATGGCTCTAGTTCCTGCAGCGCTTTGAAGTACTATACCTGTAAATGTATCTGCCCCTCCAGCTGTAGTGCTGGTTTGTGCATGCCAATATGTTCCGGGAGGTAGGGTTACAGAAGGGCTTATGGTATTTGTCTGGACTGTAGGAGAGGTAAGACAGGTGAACGTCCCTGTGTCTAACAACTTGTTGCCTGCAAAACTATAAATACCAAATGCTGCCACTGGACCAATGGTGTTATTTGTACAACTAATACTGGCTTTAGATACAGTTATAGCCACGTCCAGTTGAAACAAATAAACAATTACTTTATTGGCTGTATTTACTCCGTTCACAGCAGTTGCTGATGGTGCTTGCCAACCTCCACTAGTAAAAACTGTACCTAAGTCCCGTATGCCGGGACCGTACATAAATGATGCACTACCAGAGAAAGAAGCAGAGCTAGCTGCTATGGTGGTTCCTCCGAAGGCGTCGGACGTGAGGGTAACGTTGGCTCCTGCGATAAGGTTGTGTACACTTTGAAGAGCGTTTGGTGTACCATTAGTTTGAAATACTGCACCTGTTATATTGACTGTTCCGTTTCCTGCATCGGATACAGATACACTGTTCTGTCCCTGCAAGTTCAGTAATAGTTGATTTACGTTCGGCGTGCCATTTACTTGCAATGCGAGTGCCGTGCCTATACCACTGCCTGTACCTACTCCCCCGACGCTCTGGTCAGTATATACCTGCGATATTTTGCCACCGAAGGCTACTACCAGTGTATACAGTCCGGGATTAAGATATACATCCCCATGTCCAAAGCCATCCGTCAACACAGGAAAGGTCAAAGGTACTAACCCTGCCGGATCAGAAAACGCAACTGCCACTGGTGTGGGAGGATAAGTAGTAATGTTAGCTGGTTGGTTACACCAGAATAACTGCGCACCCGGAATTGCTGGCCCTAAAACTGTTTTTACAAACTCGTCTACTCTGTATAAATTTGCTGACATATTACTCTAGCCCCATGTCCATCCGCAGATACATTTCAAAACTTCTGCTAAGCTTGATTTTCTCAACTCGCGCCCACACAATGGGCACTTGCGCATCCAGAAGTACACAAAGCACCTCTATTTACCAACTCAAAAAACTAAACTCGTTATTAAGGTCCCCATCACTATTACCAAATGGAATGCGATGTATTGTCTCGTGCTGCATACGCCGTATATTAGCGTTTTTCAATGCGAACATTTGTGCAGCTGCTTCTGCTTTTAAATCCGCTAGACCCGGTGACCCCAACATGGTTGCGTATAGCACAGCAGTTTCAAACGCTAGGAAATCCGTACAATCAGGTACAGGTACAAACGTAGCGTTAAAATCCAGCGTTGGGCTGAAGAACTGAGGTAGAGAACAATAGTACCGCATGCGAATATCTCTCTGCGATGTTGCTCCTATGAAATTCAGCTTAAGATTACGCCATTCCCAGTATCTTAAATGCCTGCCTTGCAAAAGGCTAGGCAATCCCCCGGAGGGTGCCTCCATATCCCTAAAAGGATCGTTTGACCCTGTAGAGCGTTCCCATAACTTTGTAGGGTACAACATATCATTTGGTAATATAAAGTTGGGCCAAATCTGTGTACCATCAAAGTACCCTTCTGGTCCTAAAAAGGTCTGTATCGAAGGGTCAGAACTGCCCATGCCTTGCGTTGGGCTGTTGATAATAGGCAAACCTGTGACAATGACATTATCACGAATTAGAACTGGATCACCTACTCCTCTTAGCGATCTGTACAGCTTTCGTATAGATGAATTAAGCATCGGTTGAACGAAAGGCGAGATTGCTGGATTGTCGGTAAAAATTTGTCCTTCTCCCGGCGTATTCGTAGCACCTGCCTGAGAGTCGTTAATGAGCGCCCTGATCAAATTACAAATTGTTTCCAAACTAGTACTGCTGTCCGCCTGAGGCAGATTAAGTGTAGGTGATGACATTTTCTAATCCTTTAAAACTCTTAGCCATTGCTTGGCACTACGCCTAGCGTAAATAACCAGTTTTATACTGTTAAACAACGCGCTTATAACACCTAGTGGACATAGCTGCCGAGATATGCCATTCTCTATGGCTTTCACATTTGTCTCTGGAACAATAGACAAGAAAGAAGCCCACGGTACTTGAGAAGAACAAAGCAAAGGTGTATATACGGACACCGCATCTGCTGCAGTTAAGCAAAATGTTTCGGTAAAAGATACGCACATTGCTAAGTCCATCTTGCTCATTGTCACAAGGAAAGCCCTACGCTCTAACCAAGGCAGTTCCTTAAGAGTATGCTGTGTATTAGCAAACAGAGACCTGAGATTCTTTAACACTTCTTCTCCTCCCTGCTCTACTCTGGAGTTTACGTAGAAGTGCAGCTCTTTGCTTTTGTTATTGGCATAACTTATTGCTGCCATGGCTTGCTCTAGGTGGTTTTTCAGTGGACGTATTGCTCCGAAGCATCCTATATGCAATGCTGGATGTTTAAATTCACTATCATACCTAGTCTCTGGGTAGTAATTAGGAAGGTATAAGAAACCTCTACTGCTGCCTGCTGCTTCTTTGAAAGTTTCTCTTGCTCTTTTATCGTTAAATGCTACGTACACGCCTCGCTTTATGTACTCAAAAACCCATGACACCGCTACGCCTTCGCTGGCTAAGAATGGCACATCGCTATGCAGTCTTACTATCCACTTAACGTTTGGATGCAGATTTTTCAATATGTCGAATTTCTCTGGTACAACCCACAGAGCTTCTACTATAACCACGTCTGGTCTAAACTCGGTTACTTCTTTGTCTATACCGTTGTTATCCACTACGGTCACTAACTCAGCGTCAACTCCGTTATCTCGTAGCATATCCACTACAAACTTTGCAGAATTAAAAAGGCCGCTTGAATTGTAGTGGTGCTTACCACCGCCGTGTGTATAGCCATTTTTCTTAAGTATAAATAGTACTTTCATTGTCAAGTCTCCATTGCAGGTTTGGGGGTTTCTGTAATGGACTTGGCCAGTAGGTCCAAAGTATTTGCGATATAAATAAGCATAGGGGGAGTGGAGCAATATACCTCTAACGGACTCAGATCGTTAGTTGTTTATACTCACACTCCCCCTAAGGTCTAGTGCTAAAATTACATGGCACCCTACTAATTACACACTGCAATGCGTGACTCAGAAACGCTATGCGAGTTTTCATTTTCAAGTACCAAGCTTGGTACTAATCTCTTAATGACGAGCAGCAATCTCTTTGCAAAGTGCTATGAATTCATCATGTGACAAACTTTGTTTTGCAAGGTTTGCATCCTTACAACATGGTACGCAGTTCTTTAGCGTATAACCTATAGCTGAGTCTAAACGGTCAATTCCGTTATATGTGTAGGTATCATTACCTACCAAAGATAAACCACGTTTGGTTCTATTTCGTGAACTTACAGATGTGTATATGTTTGATGGTTCTCTACCTGTGTAATAGCAGGGAGATTCCGTAAGTTTTCTAAACTGTTCCTGAGTCAGTTCCCACATAATGCCACGGCTTTTAGCTTGACCTTTGTAATTTCCAAATAGTCCACTAAACTCTGGATTGCTCACTGTACGAAGACAACCACAGCTGCCTACACGGTTAGACCTTAGCTCATTAGTAGGGACATTTTTAGTATTACCACAGTCACAAAAGCATTGCCACGCTGTGATTCCATTTTCACTGATGCGTTTTTGCACCACTAAGCGCCTAAAGCGCTGTCCTTCTAAGTCTAAGTGCGCTTTTATTTTTCTAGGTGCTAAATCTTTACTTCCTTTTGGTCTTCCTAACATGATACCTCCTTCAAAGGTCGAGAAGGGAGCAGTTGAAGGCTGCTCCCAACTCTGACTCAGGATTATAAGCCCTGAGGTATTAAAAATTTACTTCTTTTCCATAGGCAGTTGAGGCGATGGCTGAGTCATAGTTTGTTTTGGGGCGTATTTCAAGTTCTCCGTAGCTTCAAAAGCTTGTGCCCTAGAACGTACACCTGCCTTAATTGCAGAATCCCAGTCTCCAACGCACAGCCCACCACCTTCAAGAGCGTGGAACGGTGCTCCAACTTTGGCAGGTTGGCCACAACGTGGGCAACTGTCTAGGTGGACCTCGCGTTTATGCCAGTTAAAAGTTTCGTGAAAGTATTCAGCCGCTGCGTGATGCGCCGGGGTTAACATTGCTGATAGTGACGCAGGATTAGAAGTCTCTACTGCACGTGCTTCTGTAAGAAGTCCACGGTAATGCTGTTCTAACCTACGTGTAGCAGCGGCTAGCTCTGTCTCATTAGGCTTCTCGTTGGTAGACCAGAATACTCCCAGTCTTCCTAGATTTTGACCAACAGAGAAACTATTGGTAATGACTGCGTCTTGGTCTAAAGAAAGATTGTCAGGATTGACAATGTCCATAGCCATGCGACGACCATCGATAACAACAATATCGATATCGTTTGAGTCTACATTTCCCTTTGGGAACTTAAAAGGAGAAGGTAGTGAGGTAACTACGGCGTACTTTTCCCCTTCCTTACGTGCCGGAATGATCATCTCTTTGATCAGCGGTAGGCGGGAAATCTTATATTCTTGCTTTGCGATGTTGAATAGATATACAAAAAAATCTGCTGGGCGACTAAGCATATAGTCGGCAGTAGAAAAGTTCCAATCAATATTGTTGGCTCTAGTCATACCGTCGCTTAGGTCTGGTCGTCCCTGAGGTCTGCTGCATGTTGCTTCCATTTGTTACTCCTTGAGTCTTCTGAGTTTGTAATTCTTAGTTGTTAAACAGGGTTGGTATGTGCTGATAATCCACGTCCGAGTTTACTTGCCGTGGTCATCATTTTATTCCAATTCCTTTGCATAGCTTCTATTTTTTTGTCAATCAGCGCAGTACGACACCCTTGACGCTGATAAGATACAGGATTTCCCTTAAATGGTACTGCGTTGCTTCTCATAACGTCTTCTATCATGGCAATATCTGCTTTATCTTCTCTTTCTTTCAAATCTGCCATAACGGCCTTGGTTTTTTCCCAACTGATGTCTTTAGCCGCCACTATGATAGGAACCACTGTGTCTAGAAGGAACGTATTGAGAGGCATCATCTCAAATAAGAGCTTGCCGTTTCTCATTTCACTCCAACGTAAATTGTAAAGCATTTGATAACGTCCACTGTATGGGTACTCACCTAGTATCTGCAAACCGGAATCTTCATCAAAGTTTTGTATATAATAAATTTCCGGTGTACCATACTCCAACGCGTCGTGCCATTGTAAAAGTGCCCAGCAGGGAACTCCTCCCCCTATGAGAAGGTCTCGGTACCCTGTATAACCTATCTGGTCTTCTCCAGCCCATGCACCTCCTGCTCTGTACATAGACCGTGGGTCTCCACCTTGCGACCAAACCAGTAAAAAGTTTGGATCATCATAGCGGTTAACCCCACCAATAGCCGTGAGTCTTTCTTGAAATTCTTCAGGGCATAAATTCTGCTGGTAACTAGCTGTTAGACTGGGCATTATTCATTGCCTCTCGCTGTGCTTGTACTTGCGCTTTTTTCACTTCTACATACACGTCAATTTCCTGACGATCTGTAATTCCTAGTTTCTTTTCTAGGATGAAGTTAAGCAGTAACGCTGCAGTGTCTGCCATGCCCATAAGCTCATTGTCATTAGAAGCTAGCTTCATAAACAACGTGTGTGCCTCACGTCTGGACATAGGAGCATCCCAGTACTTATCGTAAGGTTGTTGAATCGGTGAATCTGAACTTATGATCTGAGTCATTTGTTCCTTTCAATATAATCAGCTACTTTTCTCATCCTATCAGGATTGTCATTGAACAAGCCCATACCTCTGTTGCATTTAGTATGTACTATACCTCTTATTTTACCTGTCAAGTGGTCATGGTCTACTGGAGGGAATCTATCGCCGTTTTCTTTCTCAGGTAGAGGTTCTTCGCAGGCTGCGCATAACCCTTTCTGCTCTTTCCATCTTTGTGCATATTGCTCTGGTGTTAATCCAAAGCTACTTTTTAATGAGCTTTTTCTATGGGATTCTATGGTTTTTTCTGGATTTCTATTTCGCCATTCCTTAGTATGTGTGTTCTTGCACTCTAAGCAAACTAATCTCCCACCCTGTTGCACCTTAACATGACCCTGTGGACATGTAGATGTACTTGGCCTACCCATTGCTACTTTCCAATCCTTCTTCTGCGGTGTTTTCTCTTTCTACCATACGTATGTCCTGTACACGTACCACGCGTAAGCCTTCTGGGTCTGGTTCATAGTTCATTTGCACTGAATCACAGAGTACTTCTACTTTTTTCTCATCCATAATGAATACCTCTGAGTTGTAATCACCATAGGTAACACGATCTCCTACACGTACCACATCTCTCATGGGTATTTTCTGTCCACCAAGGATTACGAATTGTCCGACTGCAAGCACAATACCTACATTAGAGTGCTGTCTGTACTTCGCAGCAATGACAAGTCCTGTCTTTGTGTTTAGAACGCTGCCATCTTCCATGATCTTCATGTCTGAGTTTTCTGCACATCTCTTAATCAGTACACGGTCAAGAATAGGTGATCCCGAAGCATAGGTCTTATCTGGGTATTTCTTTGGCGCTAATGGAGCTTCTTTAACCTCTGTAGATAACCAATTAGTACGCCTATCAATGACTGTTATACCTGAACCAAGTTCTTGTGGTTCTTCTGGTGCTACATTTCGTAGTTCAATCGGATCGTTTACTGTGCTTCCACCTGCTGAAAACTGTGCACTGCGTGCGCCCCTAGCTAGGGAATCGCCTCCGTTTAACATGATTGAGTCTCCTGAGTCTTTTAATGTAATACTACCCCGGCTATCCAGTCTCGGCGTGTTTGCGCAAGGAGACTGGGGCCGAGGTTATGCCTGCACTAGGCGCAAACCTACGCAGGACAAAGTTGTGCAAAACAAAAGGCCCTGCGAGGTTTAGCAGAGCCTGTGAATCTTAAACCAATTTTGCCAACTCCGCTTTAGCTGCGGCGACTACCTTAACCGCATCCGCGATGATCAACGGGTTAAGCTTATTAAGGTCCGTTACAATGGCCGCTTCTACTATTGGCGCTTCCTTCACAAACGCAGCCTTAATCTTTCGTCCAATGCTAGGCGTAAACGCACCTACTACGTATGCTGCTACGCCACCTGCAATGAGTTCTACCATACAATTACCTCCACGGGGGTTAAAGGTTACTGAGTACTGTTGTGTTTCTGAGTCCAAAATCTAAGGTATTGCATTGCCCGGTCAAGCCATGTACCGGGGATGGGTGTGAAATCTCCCTGAGCTAGTAGTATTTCTAAATTACCCAGCTTATGGTTGCACTCCCAACACAATAATCCACGAAGGCATTTTCCACATGACACTTTTCTATCACAACATGAATGTTCGTGGTCAATGTGCAATCTTACGTGAAAACCTGTACCCTCAGTTGCTGGGCACAATGCACAGTGTCCTTCTTGCAACTTTAACTTATCTTCGTAGTAATTTTTAGGAGCATGGTGCTTTCTGGCATTGCCATACTTTTTATAAAGAGACTTATCGCGCTCTTTTGCTCCTTCTCTGCACACCTTACAGCCTTTGTTAAATCTTGAATCCTCTTCAAATGTTTTGTGGAACCCACACCACTTCAGACCTTTATCTTTTGCTTCTCTGTACGCCTCTGTAGTGATGCCATATTTATATAGTCGTGCTTGTCTTCTCATTTTCTCTCCTCTGCAAAGGTCAAGCAGGGCCTGTTGCAGCAGGCCCCACTCTAGTACTGGGTAATTAGTCCAGCAATCTTTACTTCAATAGTATAGCACAAGACGTGTAGAGCGTCAAGTGCTACACTAAGGGATGTCAGGTCTCTACACCAAGACATCAAACTTCTAAATCACGATTAGATCGTGGGAACAGCAGCGTTCTGTACATAAAGTCCAGCACGAGGGGCGCTATTTGCTAAGTTGAAGCACGTATTATAGGCAAACATATGGCTGGTCAAATACGTTCCGTTCGTGGTACCCACGTCAGGTACGGGTGCAACCACATTGCCGCCGCCGAAGTCATAAAGCTCCAGAGGAGAAAGCTCGCCAATGTACCAATTCTCCATGATTAGGAGGTCCATACGCGATGCAGTTGCTGTGGCAGACTTGTGGTACTTACGTCCACCGAACGTGTCCGAGAAATAACGCTTGGACATGTCCAGAGTCTTCTCGCCCTTAACTTCCTGAGCGTTTACGATCTGAACGTTGTACATCAAGTTACTCTGTGCAAATGCCTGCTCAAGAGGACCATACCAAATGCCGCTCTTTAGCGACTCTGCATCTGGACCGAGTGCTCGTGTCAACAGTACTTCTGCACGTTGCGCGATTCCGGGGGTAATTGCTGCGCCGTTCAGGTTAATGGTTGGCGTGCTAAGACGACCGGGGTACGCGTTGCGGTTCAGCCCACCGATGGTTCCAGTGTTGCTGTTAACATCCCAAGCCTTAATACCTAGGATGGAGTTTCCGCTGCCGTACGATGCACCAGCTACGACGATGTAATCGGTAACAACTACGTCAGAAGGTAGAACGGTGCTGAAATATAGAGTGTTGCTAGGGCCATCAGAGTAGCTGATAGTTGCCTGTGTAACACCACCAGTACGTTGGACTCCACCTGTGCTGTAGAACTTTACGACCTGTTGATCGGTAAAGGCTACTGCAACGTTGATACCAGCAATGCTAGCAGTCTGGGAAGCGGGTGATCCGCCGCTCAGTACAATGGTAGCTGTTGCAGGAATCTGGTCGATCATCAAATATGTTGCGCCGTTTCGTTTGTATAAACGGCTCTCGTAATTACTTACGAGTTCAGACTATATCATACCTTTACGGTTCAACTGTACAAGTTGATCTCTTAGTTCTTGTCTCTTTTGGTGAGCCTCAATGTATATAGGACTGTCTGTAGTCAGCTTCAATCCCTGCTGACATCCATTTCTTCCTTCGTATACCCGCTCAAACTCTAAACCAATAAGAGCCTGCCGCTTCTTTATCACTAGATAAGGAAGCATTGTTTCAAGAACTGCTATTCGATTGTTCTTACCTTTAGGCATCCATGCGTATTGTGTTTTGCAGTTGTTCTTGTTTTTAGAGCAACTAACAGAGTACATACCACCAAAATTACTAATCAACCACTGCATCAACTCTAGGTTGGTGTTTGCTATCTTCACGTTCATCTGGAAGATGGTTGTGTTGTTTTTGTTGTGGCTAGTACTGATACAAACGGTGCCTTCACCATCGAACAGCCCAGCCAGATACGACCAGTGCGTTTCATTTGAGTTTTTCATAAAAGTTGTAGTGCTTCGGTCTCACTTGAGACCTACTCCCTTGCGGGATAGTCGTTACACCTTCCTCAGTTCCGAGGAGCGGCTCGGTATTGTCTGATATACGATTCTATTATATCAGGTTTCCACCGAATTCTCTACATTTTACACGGGCAGATTTTGTTTACCCGTGCCATCACTGTTGATCAAACCTTCGATACCCTGCATTGCTGCATCCAAAGAGTTCTTCATTTCCTGTGCTTTGACAGCGAAGAGACCCTTCTGCTTGGAATCTGTGGAAGCCTGAGCTAGCCAAGAGATTTCGCAAACGTTGAACAGGTATACTGGGGCCAGAGCGAAGGAAGCCCATTGTGAACCGCTGCCACGTAGCATGCTATCTGCGTTGCCAGTGCCTTGTGAAATTGCCGCACCAGCCTGTACCCGGAAAGGTACGCGGAATGATGCACGTTGTGTCCCGCCAGCGTTCGACTGGTTGGATACAGGAATCTTTGTTGCTTCAGCCTTGAACATGCTGTATGCGGTAGTTCCGTGGAAAACTAGATCGGGAATTTCCTTAGCAAACGCATCAAGTTCAACTGCTTCTACTGCTGCTTCTAAAAGTGCTGCCATACTAACCTGCTATACTACTAAAAGTCTCTCGTAAAATAGTGTAACCTCTGAGCGAGTTCTACTGAGACTGTTCCGCTGAGTCGTTCATTGCGTTTGTGCTACAGCAATTCTTGGTGTGCCCATATTTAAGGTGTTGTCGCCACCATCACACTTTAGAACTGACGTTGAGATGTAACTCCGTGACCGCCTTGTTATACGCTAGCAACAGGCCTTATGTTTCTTCAGGCAGTCGCGGAGGCACATCTCTGTGCCTTCTTTTATTACAATGTCTGCGTTGAGGCTGCTATATCCTGAGCCTGAACGTTCACAACAAGTCCAGAGCCTGAAAGGGTAACTGGAATCAGTGTGGTTGGTCCGCTGTTAGTTGGAACGGTTCCTAATGTTCCAACGATTGTTGCGGCATCTCCAGTATTAACTGGTTTGCCGTCTCTGCTATTTGGTCCTGAATTTGTTGACATACTTTATTCCTCTTTTAGTTTACTTTCTCCAAGTCACAAATTTTACCGATTTGCCATCTGGAGTTTTTACGAATCCCCGACCAGTTATTTGCAACGTAATCAGATCAGAAGATGTATAATCCTTACCACCTACTTTAATAGGATCACGCACAAGGTTCGTGGGACGACTAGCAACATAAATAGGCTTTCCTGTGTTTACCGATTGTGTTGCTGCTTTTGCCGCTGTTTCTTTCTTCACCGTAGCTGCGGCTGCTTTACCAGCTGCTGAGCCACCCTTGGCGTAATTAGGGTAGCGTGCTTGAATAGTCTTTGTAACTACATCAGTGGCGATAGAGTTTAACTTGGCTTCGTGGTATTGTACAATCTTTGCGCGATCTGGAGTTTTCTGCTTCCACATTGCGCTCATTTGTGTCTGATATGCATTATCTGCTTTTAGGGCTGCATACAGACGTTCCTTAATTCCGTTTCCTAAATCAACTTTGGTCTCATATGGGAAATCTTTGAAGAAAGGCATCTTCAAGAATCCACCTAAAACCTTACCTAAAGATACGTTATTTTTCTTTTCGCACTCTTCGGCTACTCCAGTTTCAAACTTTGTGCGATCTTCCGCTGCTGAGTCTGCTTTGGTCTTCTCGAATGCAGCTTTTTCTGCTAAGAACTTCTTACGCTCTGGAGTTTCCGTAGGGGTAGTAGTTCTTGTCTTTGCATCGTTGCTCAAATCGTTGTACCAGTCAGTAATGCTCTTAACTAGACTAGTAATCTTAGCAACATTTGGTACTACTTCTCCCTTTTCGTTCTTCTCTACAAGGGCTGCATTGAACTGACTAACGAAGGAATCCATGTGGACTTCCTTCAGTGCGTTTGCAACTACAGGAATAGTGGTATTATAAAATGCATCTACATCATGTACCTTCAACTTCTCCAAAAGAGAAGGTGCCAATTCACCCAGTGCTTCGGGATGACCGTTAGCCTTAAGGTCCTCAATAACGTTGTCCCAAATCTTACTATCTGCTGCGTAGAGCATCTCATCTACAGCAGCAACCGAGTCTAACGCCTCCTGCATTTTCTGGTAGCCTTCGGGTCCACCGATTGTGTCGATAAACGCCTTGGCTTCCTGCATCTCTGAGACGCCTTTAGGGAAAATTTGTTTTGCAGCCGACCAACGTTCAAATGCTCCGTGAAGTTCTTTAACTACAGAAGCATTCTTGGGGTCCGCATCTCGCATTGCTTTAAGCGCAGATCGCACATTTGCAGGTGTTGCATCTTTTAGTTTATCTGTTGCTTTTTCAGAAGCCTCGGTTTTAAACTTTTCCTGTTCTTCAGGTGTTTTGTCTGTACCATCGGCATTCTTTGTTTCGGTCTCTACTCCCTCGGTAGTTTCCTCTACAGGTTTATCTTCTGTTGCCTCTTCTGTTGAGTCTACGGCAGGTGTTTCAACTACGGTTGAGTCTACTGTGGTTTCTGGTTCTGCTACTGCTGTGGATGTATCCGCAATTGCGAAGTCCACCATTTCTTCGGACATTTGAGTCTCCTGAGTTATTTCTGAGTCTTGTACTTCTCTATATAGTCTGCGGCCATTCTGAGTATAGTAGGGTTGTCTTGAAAAAGTCCTAAAGCATGGTTACAAGAAGAACACAACAATCCACGAGGAACCGGAGGCACAATGTGCTCATGGTCAGCATGCGGAGTATTAGTGAACTCTCTAGTGCATATTGCACAGCGATTATTCTGTTCTATCTTTGCTTTTTCTATAGACTCCTGAGTCCATCCAATTTTAAGTAAACGTCTATTTTGTTTTCTTTTATAGAGTTCGACTTTGTTTTCTTTCCAGTACTTCTTGTGGAGTCTACTTTTGGCTTCACCTTGGTATGTAGCTTCATAACACGACCTACATAAACCTTTGGCATGGTGTTTTCTCTCAGGATGACACGTGTTCACCTTGAGTTTTCTTACAAAAATTCCTTTTGGCATTTCTTCCTTCCTAATCAAGTTCGTACGGGGAGAGGATTAGGCTCTCCCCGTACTAGCTCAAGGGAGCTACCCTTGAGATTTTATGCTATTGGTTCTTCTAATGCTTTTGGAATTGCCTTGCCTGCTATCTTATGATCTAACGCCTCTGCTGCATGTTGTGCAAACATTTCGGGTGTAGATTGTACGCTCATTTTTGCAAGCAATTGCGTAGCTACTGGAGGAGGCATCTTGCTTATATCGGCGGAAATGCTCTCACTTGGTGGCTTTGGAGGAGGCTGGTTAGCTGCTGCAATTTTCTTTGCTTGTGCTAAATGCTCCATAAAATGCAAGTGTACATTGGCAAAACCTGCCTGTTGTTCTGGTGTTCCCCAGCGGAATTTTTGTCCCTCGATAGAATTTAACCACTCTCCGCATTCACTTGCCTCTACGCTATGATTCTCACTTTCATCCTGCGCAACTGGCACGGTGCTCACCTGCTGTGGCATTGATTGCATACCCTTTTGCAGCTGATCTACCATAGCTGCTGCTTGTGGTGGCACTTGCTGTCCACTCAAAGCTGCAGCCTTCATACCTGTAGTGACTTTTTCCAGTCCAACTTGCATTTGAACAAGTTGTGGGTTAGGCATAGGTCCGCTACGTAGAAGTTTTTCAAATTCGCATCTCTGTTTAGTTACAGAAGATGCTCCTTCTACTTTGAAGTTCTTCAAACGCAAAGCGCTTGATACTTCTACTAAATTAGCAGGGCTGAATATCCACTGTGCAAACGGTGTTCCGGGTGCGGTAATTGCTTTATCAACCAAGCTCATTACCTTTACCGATTTTTGTTCTTCAGTTTCTGGAATAGATGGGTTGCTTTCTGGATAACACAGCACATTGCCGCCTAGCAAGTTTGCAGTGTTAACAGATATGTTCTTACCATCTATGTTCTGTTTTATTTCTTTACCATCACGGCACTCTGCTGCACATTTAACAGCCTGTGCGGCTGCAGCGGCGAACATGTCCTGAATATTATTCCATGGACATCCTACGCGCTGTAGAGCTTGATCCCTTTGAATAACAGCGTTTCCTACTGTATTCTCTCCTGTAGCGTTACCAAACAGGGAAGGAAGTGCTCCTGATATTTCTTCAGAAAGTGTAGTGATAAACCATTTGATGAAATCCGGCAACGCTGGTTGGTGCTGTGGCGTTGGTTCCACCATGATATATTGTGATTCTGTAGTCAACCCCGGTTGTGGTAGAAATGGCCCTATACTGCCGGGAACGTTGGGTTCTTTCTTAATAGCATCCATATCGAATGCTTCAGAATTCATCCACTTCTTTGGTACTGTACGCTTAAAGAAGTCGTCTAAAAGATCAACCCAATCGTTAATTCTTTTTTGGACGGAAATTAACGCAGTGCCCATGGCTCTGCGATTTTGTCCTTTGCCTGCCGAAGGATGTCCTATGACTATATGGTCATCCATCTTCTCGTTTCTTGAGAAGGCGTACTCTTGTCCAGCGCGTGCCAATAGAACACCGTCTGGAAATGCTTCTAGTAGTTCTGCTTTAACTTCATCGCCAACGGACTGGTCGAGAAACATTGATGGACGCATCCATGTATACTTAACAGTGGTATGGCGACTCAATGAATCTCCGGTTACGTATGCACCAAGTACTGCCTGTCGTACGTTCTCTCTTGCGATACGGTCTAACTGTGTCGCTGATTGACCGTCAGTGCCGGGACTAATTTTGCTTGCAATCCATGGGAACATACCACGAACCATAGCAACATCATAATCCAGCATCAGTTGTACATACTGCATCTCAGAGAAGTTATCCACAGATATAGGAACCTTATGGTCTAGTTTTCCGTGTACTGTAGTTACTTCCATACCAAGGGGCTTCTTGGAATTATTTCCTACTCCTGCCGAATTTAGAAGTCCCTCTATCTCTCCTCCGGTTTCTGCGGCGGATTCTGTGGTCTCTAAGAAATCCTCCTGTCCTTCTTGTCCGGTAGGTGTGCTGTCTGGAGGGTTAAGAATGTTCTCAGGTACAGTTGGTGTTCCCTGATCTTTCTCAAAACCGTACTTCTGTCCGTTCAGCTCATATCTCGTCCACATCAACGTGCGATCTTCATTCCAAAATACTCTTGCGCATTGCACTAGTAAATCGTGAAGATTATTATTTCTTGACCATATGTCTTTGAATCTAGCAGCTTCTTCGGCTGCTATCTTATCTGGTCCCCACTCCGGGTCTACGGGAAAAAATTCTACCTTAGGTATCTCTCGTGACAGTGCAGAGACAATAATGTCTCCCTTTGGTCCGTACACGTTTGTGTCGTATATGCTATTGTGATTTCTCTCGTTGGCTTTCTTTCCTTGTCCGCCTCCGGGTAGTTCCCAACCTCCTCGCTTACCACGAAGAAGATGCTGATAGCCTCTCTCAAAATGAAGAGCTTCCCATGCTTGCTCAACTTCCATACGTCGTGCAGCTACATCTGCTTTCGTGCAGATATCATCAAGCGCAATCAACGTACCTCGTGCTGTGTCTGATAACTCAGCAAACGGCTCTGGAGAATAAGGGAATGGCGCATATACTCCCAGTGGACTATCGTTAGGAGACTCTGGTGCATCACCTTGCTTATTGGAACCTTCAGCCTCTAGTCCTGTTACCTCTGAAACGTCGTCTGCCATTTTATAGCCTCTTCTTAGTGCCGCATAGCGGCGAACCCTTTGGCCGAAGCCTTCATATGCTTTACGTGCTCACTGTCTCCCGGCTTAGGTTCTTTTTGCGAAGCCGTCAGTTTCTTACCTTGCGGAACTCCTAAAGCTTCGTGGAGTCCACCTTTCTTAATTTCGAATGAACCTTTCGATCCAAGGTCCACTTCGTGCTTTTTGTGACCAATACCTGTTGCCATCACTTCTCCTACTTTTTAGTAGCGCGTGCGTTTGTACCTTTTTTAACACCCATAATCACTCGTTTAAAGGAAGATGGATTCTGATCTTTTGCAGACAAAGGAGGTTGTTGTGGTGATGGGTTCAGTTTGGTTCTTCGTCCTATTCCTGTTGACATTACATTCTCCTATGCAGCTCTCATAGAGCCCTTTACTAATTGACCACCAGAATCAACTCTTGGTTTCTTTCTACGCGGTGCAGGCATAGGTGCCTCTCCCTGTAGCCAACTAGGTAAAGGTGTAGAGTTTACAGACGCAGTCTCTGCTGGTACTTTTGGTTTCTTTGGTGTTCCTAGTCCTATCATTTTGCCTCCGCTGGTTCGTTGTCTTCACAGCAGGCGTTATCTTCTACTGAGTGACCTTTTAATGCGCACCAGCGTGTACGTCCTTCGCTGTCTGGTTTGGGCATTTGATTTTGTCCGTATTCACACCTAACACACCCAAAACCTTTAGGGTTTTCTGTAGAACCAAATCCTATGCGCTTATCATCCATTCTGCCTTTTGGGCAGTATCTAGCTTCTGGGTCTCCAGCGTTTCTAATTTCCCAATATCCACAGCTTTCAGCAGTAGGATTTTCCAGAGGTTTAATACGTATGAGACACTCTGATTTTCCAACAAACTTATTACACGCTGAACTAGAGCCATCTTTGCACCCGCCACAAAGGTACGCACCTTTTGGATCATACGTATTAGGTAGTCCACATTTAGAGTCCGCATACGACGCCAAACGCACACTATCAAGGCGTCTTTTAGCCCATTCTACTTCATCTTTTGCTGTGAAGTTTTCTCTAGGTACAACAAACAACCCGTCTTTAACAGGCCCATATAAAATAGGTCTAAGGTTGTCATCTTTAGAGTTATTGTTTTCTTCTTTTTTATTACTACCTAATCCCAGAGGCATTTTTCTTCCTCCCAAATCCCGGAGCCTTCTTACGCTCAGGGAGTCCCTTAGGAGAGCCTGTTGCACCAATCCACTCCTTGACTCCCGAATTCCCTAGCTTCTCTTTAGCGTCATCTGTGTGCAACCATCTGAATTGTGCCTTAGATTCTGCTGGCATATCTTACTCCTGAGCGTAGATATCAGGGGCCATGAATCCATCTTCCTCTGAAGATGCTCCCTGTTGTGCCTTTCCCTTATGGAACGGACTATCCTTCTCTTCGTTACCTTCTTTGCCTGCAGGAGGTACTGCAGATAATTCTCGCGCCTCGTCGTGTGCTTTGTGTGCATGCTCATGGACATTTGTATGAACATGGCCATCTGCATGGTGACTTTGAACGGTGTGACGCCCTGAGGCTTCATCGTGGTGGATTACTACTTTATGTGCTTTTCCGTGTTCTTTAACAGCAGGGTGTTCTTCCCCGCCATGCATTTCATCATGCATCTCAGATTCTTTATCTTCAAAATTCTTGTCCATACCTTCGCGCTCACCAGCTTCAAACTCTGGTGTTTCCTTAGCTTCATGCTCAGGCGATTCGCTATGCATACCATCTTCGGTATGTGCTTCGTCGTACTTGCGACCTGCGAAGATTGATCCAAACTTCTTCCCCGGTGTCCGCTTAGATTCGTACATTTTTAATCTCCTCTTCGGCCATGCCGAGTTACTTCAAAAGTTCATTGATCTTTTTCGTTAAGTCTTCTTTGGTGTTACATACGTACTTGTCAGGCTCAACCCAAGGAGACGGAATCCATCCTTTTTTCTGACTAAGTGTTTTCTTTGGCTCATAACAAGCCTCAATTTCGTACCCGTTTTTAGCTACACAAATTGACAAACGGGTTAATTTACCTTTATCTGCCATGTTAACTCGCCTCTGGATTATTATTTCTATCGTCTTTTGATCTCTGTCCCTTAATTGTTTTTGCTGTCCATTTTCCTTCACTGTCTGGTTGCATTGCAAATAAACCGGATTCGTCAATGTCTAGGGCATCTCTATCACCTGTACATAATTCACTTATGCGGCGGCATGCTGAGCCAGACAGTACCATAATAAACGGTCCATCCTTCTTTGATTTATTTTGCAGGCCTTCGACAAAAGGATCAAGCCTGCTAGTAAATTCATCGTAGGACTCTCCATCCGGCGCTTCCTTGGAAGGGTTTTCAAGTAGCTCTTTTACAAACTTCTTGTTTGGCTTCTTCCGGTCGCCTGCCATGCTTCCAAGGTTCCATGTCTTCATCTTATCCGTTACTTCAATTTTAGGATCAGAAGTAATACCAGACTTAAGTATCTCAGCTGTTTCTTTTGTTCTCTTCAGGGAAGAAGTATATATACACGTGAAGGGAATACCTTTTAGGTAGTCTGCCAGTACCACTACGATGTTCTTTCTACCTTCGTCATCCAGAGGCAAATCCAACCATCCATCGCTGCGATGAAGGTCGTCCAATGCAGTTTGTCCATGTCTAATACAGTATATACGTTGTTTATCCTTTGTTTTTTCTGCATCGTATCTACGTTGCGCAAATACATTTGGAAATTTCTTATCAGGATTAATCTCTGATTTAAACATAGACCTCCTTTAACTCTTGGAGGCCACTGCGGCTTCCTCTGCTAATTCTTTTTCTATTTGTAAATCATGTGCTTCAACTTCCGCTTGCCAACTTGTTTTGACAGGTGGGGAAGTAAACGATGCGAAACTGGGCTTCTCTGCGCGTTTACGTGTAGGGTCAATACCTACCCTTGCGTTGATGTTTAATTCGTACATTGAGATTTTAGTTTGGAGAAATGATTTTTCGCTTCTTAGCTCTGCTATAGTTTGGTCTTTGTCTTGTCGTAGTGCTTGGTTTTCCATTTGCAGTCTAAAAATCTCCGCTTGCATTATCTCTGCTAGACGTGAACCAAACAGTTTTCTGAGCGCTTCCCTAAACGCCTGCGCTGCATTCACAATGCTCATGCTGAGTCCTTCCCCATCCACACTGGCTGGTCCTGCGGCTTAAATGATAAGGTTTTGTTTGCTGCCTCTGCATCTAGTTTCATTTTTAAGAAATGCGCCGCAAGGGGATCATTCTTCTTTAATGCAGCTATTCTCTCTGCCTCTGCTTGCGCTTCTGGTTTTTTCTTTGCGGCTAAATGACCATACAGACCATAACGCAGAGCATCATAGCAGTCGTCCCCTTTTGCGTCTACTTTTAGAACATCGTCTAAATTGTCTGGGTCACGCATTAAGGTTGGAATAGCAAGTATAATTTCTTTACAGGTATCTAAGAAAACCAGCTCACCCTTTTTTAGCATATTGTACATCAAGGATGCAGAACCAATACGGTCCCTAGTGGCAGGTGTCACAGAAGGCAAACCTACTACTCGTAATGCACGTGAGTACTCATCTGCTGGTGATCTAGCTTCCATCTGTCTAGCAAATTTTTCATGAGAAAAATATATGGCTTTAAGTTTGAAAGTTTGTCCATTTGGGAGCTTACATTTAGCTTGAAGGATAGACACTAGCTGATCCATGGTCTTACCTCCAGTTACAACTATTTCTCCAAAGCAAACTGTTTTAAGTTTATAATCTTCTCCTACCGAGTTCTTAACCATCGCTTTTGTAAATAAATATAAAGCATTTGCATGCTGTACTCCCCAGTCATGTCCTGCCCATACTGGTTGATAGTCTTGCCAAATTATAGCTTCTGGGTCTTCTCTTAGATTTATAACGTGATAGTATGAATCAAACACGTCAAAATATTGCCCCTCTACTGTTCCATCTAAGCCGAGAAGCATTTTATCTCGCTTCGCCTTAGGCATAGACATGAGTCTGGAAATAATTCCGGGATCACGTTTTAGCAGTTCAGTGTTATCCATCACTGTAGAACGTTGACAGGCGTACTTACTTGGGTCGTAAATGCACCGCCATTCTCCGCCTTCGGTTACCCACCATGTGCCATTGGTTTCATCCTTGCGTGCATCCTCAGGCTTATCCCATGGCTCTTTTTCTACAAAAAGTTTTCTATAGTATTCATAGTGAGGCCCAAGTGGATTGCTACATCCAATAATTACTGGAACCGGAAGATTACCCGCCTCATCGCGTTGGCAACCGGGATTAATTATGTTTCTAGAATACAACATTAACCACGCATCTGCTGAGAACTGTCCACACTCATCTACTAAAATTCCACAATATGCTTGTCCTAGATATTGAGCAATATCTTTTTCTCTTAAGTTGTTGCAATGCCCAAATATAATTTTGGAACCATTTTTAAAAGTAGCTACGTGCTTTGTTTGGTCGTAATCGTATAGTTCTTTTGGTACGAAAGTACGAAAGTCGCTAATGGCCCCTGCCTCTAGTTCCTTAAAGGTTCTGCGAAGGACAAGAACATTACACCCCGAAAATTGTAAACAATAATGCATGGTTAAATAAAGTAACCAACCTGAGGTTTTACCGCTACGAATGCCGCCAACACTTAAGACTTGCTGTGCCACAGGCTGGACATAAACTTTACCGTTCCTCATTACATTTCTAAGCAGCTCCGTCTGTTTCGGTTGAAATCTGAATATCTTCTCGAAGTTAAGAGTACCGTCAGCGTTGATATACGCAGGACGTTCTCCTCCCTCGATTATTTTTTTTCTAGGCATCTGAGTGCTTTCTACATAAGTCTGTTCGGAAAGCTGCGCTACAGGTAGTACCACAAAACTTTTTCTTTTTTGTCTGTGCAGTAATTGGTGCACCACATTCCCAACAGCTTATTGTCCATGGTTTTCTTAACAAAGGTCGCCCAGTTCTCCCAATTCCACGTGGAGCATGGTGAACTCTATGCTCCCTAACAGGAAGCAGCTCATAGTTACTTCCGTCAATTGGGTTATTAAGTGGATTTTCATCTTTATGATGCACTTCAAACCCTTCATCAATGCTACCGTTTTTGCTTTCATAAATAGCAACATGAAGGTACGTTTTAATTCCCTGTCTCCAACCTTTGTAATAAACTCTATCAGACCTTCGTGCGGATTCTGGGTATCTGTAATAAATAACATCTTCGAACACCACAGTTTGTGAAACAGCAGGCGTACGGTCTTTTCTAAATCCTTTTGGCATTGCTTTACTCCTCCATTAAAGGTCGAGGAGAGCGGTGTTAATGGCACCGCCCTCTACTCTGCTCCAAGCTGATCAAGGCTTGGGATTTGTATGTACATCCAAAACTTCTGCAAAGCTAGGCTTAAGAAGTTCCTTAGGTTTTTCCTCTATAATTTCTGGGTGCATCAACTGTGGAGCTTGTATAACTACTACTTTCACTGCTTGATGTGTGAGCTTGTCCAACTCTTGCTCTGATGGGTCTTCCTTTCCTAGGCCTCTACGCATAAGTATCTCGTACGCCTTAGCCGCAGCCATCATGGCTTTGGGATCAGAGTCGGGATTCTGCGCTATACGCAGCATGTTCAAAGTAGCTACATCGCATTCGGATAATCCTTCTTTACCTTTTTCTTTACTGGGTGAGTAAAGAATTTTCCTTATGCGTCTCGTAAATTCAATTGTTGGTATTAGTGGTTTAGGTTTCTTAACAAAATGTCCTTTATCACTACGCAACATTTCTCGAACGCCACCTTCTTTTGTTTTTACTACAACTAAAGAAGTACCTTCAGGCAACTCCTGAGATATTGGTTTTGGTTCTGAATTAGACATTTGCTCCCCATTTCCTAAGATAGCTTAAAGCTAGATGCATGAACTCTGTGTTCTCTATAGAACCGAGCATCGTATTGCACCTATTGTGTAATAAACCTCTAGGTGTTGGAGGATCATTATGCTTATGGTCGGCACAAGGTGTCTCATTTTCTTCAAAAGGCTGTTTACAAAGATCACAACAATTATTCTGTATAGACTTTGCTTCTTCTATTGAGTCCGGTGTCCATCCTATTTTATTCAGTGCTGATTTTCTAGAGCTTTTTATATGGCTGTTTCTAAATTCTACATCATTTTCATATCTATCTTTATATCGCTTTTTCTCAGTTAGTTTCAAACACTTAATGCAGGCCTTATTCTTATCTATGTTTCCCGTTGTTCTTTCGTGACCACGTTTACAATGTGTTTTCATTTTACCTCCAATAAAGGTTGAACCTAGAGTGTATTGGGCACTCTAGGCTCTGCGTTGGGTAATTAGTCCAACGATTATTTACAGCTTCTTAAACTGTGATAATGCAGCGTCAAAAATGTAAGAAGTTTTTTCTAGAGCATACTTCTTGAATAAACCTTCTATATAATCTGTATACTGTTTTGATTTTGTCTCAGTGATTTTACTTAGGCGTTGAATCTCTAGCTGGGCCTTTAGATATTCTAATTCTGCCTCTCGCAAAAAGAGCTTTTCTTCCGCCGTGATGTTTACCAGAGCAGCCTTAACAGCTTCCTCGGCTTTAACAACTTCACCTTCGATTTTTTCAACTACAGACTTTGCTTCTGTCTCAACTGTTTTAACTACGTTTTCAACTGCTGTTTCTACGCTCATATCTGAGTTCTCCTGAGTTTTATTTATTACCAAACATCAACGAACGCTCCTGCATTTGCTAGGCGTTTCATTTCTTCCTGAAAAACTTCCCCATGATCTGCTCTGGGTTTTGATACATGTACCATTTCATGCAACAGGTCGGCAACTACATAACGCATAGATTTTACCTTGGTTCTCTGAATCAAAACAACCGGAGGTTTATCTGCATAAAAATATGTAGATGCGCAGTTGCTTTTTTCTGGACTCTTGCTCTTGCCTATTCTACGCACGAAAAATAATTTGGTACCAACAGGCAGTTCGTTGCTAAAGTACTTCTCGTTATAAATATTATATAAACCTTTTAAATAAGACGAAGCACGCATATTTACTACTCCTATGCTCACCGCGTTCGCTTTCGAGCAATATGGAGCGAGGCATAATGCTACGCGGCCTCTGCGCATATAAACGACAAAACCTCACCCGGATTAAAGGTGAGGTCTATTTATTTCTTAAAATGTCCCGCTGTCAGCGTCAAATGACGGCTTACAAACTTTAGGGAGCGGGTTATTCCCTTACGTATCCAGTTGGCCGTAGCGGGATACTTGCGCCTTTGTCCGCTGGTACTTGGCAAGCCATCCACGGACGAGCAGAAGAAGGGATGATCACTCCCAAAACATCTGCAATGCCCACGTTCCGCCACGCCTTGCGTGAATCGTGTGGGACTTTCGACAGAGGACTGCCGTCCTTCATTGTCGAATCTTTACAAATTGTTGTGCGATTTTTGTAAGTGTCGCCCTTAAACGCCAAGCGCTCCACGTTAATAAATTCTATACCCGTTTTTCTTAGCCTGTTCTAATTCTACTACACATTCATCTCTGACTTCTGCGGAAATATGTTGTGTAGTTGCGAATTCTATTAAATCAGACATTCTTTGATCGAACTTCTCAAGACTGCTCTCATTTACCGCTTTCAACAAGAAAAGCGGTTCGTCATCTTGTGGAATATCGTTACTCATGTTGGGCACTTTCTTGCTGAGCCAACTTTTCATTTGTTAACGCAAAATCTTTGTAGTATTTTAAAGCTGCAATGTCGTATGCAGTAACAGCTAATTCCTGAGTATCAAAATACCCTAAATGTACTTCTTTATTATTTATATGTATGCGCGATCTCCACTTTTCATGAGACTTACTCCACGATACACCTTTATACTTTTGTTTAGCTTTTCTGTTGTAAGAATTCTGCTGTCCTGTAGCCGAACGCAAATTGTGGCGCTGACAATTAAGACCATTCCTGTCTTCATGGTCTACTTCGGGTTTTTGCCCACCGGGAAGTCATAAAATAAAACGATGTAAAGATTGAACTCCTTGTTTTCCTCCTACTCTTGGAGTACTACGCTGAGCATACACAGTGTTCTTCCTTACAGAAGCAAACCATCTATACTGTACCGCACGTTCAAAATCTTCGTCATCGACTAAAGCTACATAACCTTGTGTTAATTCAATTGTTTTCATACTAACCTCCACGAAAGGTTGAGGGCGGTATTCGTGGTACCGCCCTCAGTGTTGCATCTCAACTATGAGTCTTACGACTTTTGATTTGCTGCTCACTGTCTATTGTGCAAACTTTTCACTGCTCAGGTGGTGTGCCTGATTGTCCTCCAACAAAGGAGGGATGTCATAAAGTCTGGGTGAGACGAGGCGGCAGTTTCGCCGCCTGCTGTACAGCTACGCCTCAGTCTCTTAGCGCCGGGGCTACAACTCCCAAAGGAGAATAAAGGAGGAACCCCGGCGTTTGCTATCTTCGGCGTTGCGCCGTATGTTGCGGTAAAGAGTTCGTTATTTATATTTCAATATGTAAGCAGCTGCTTGCAGCAGCATTTGGGGACTATCTTGAAATAGTCCAAGTCCTCTATTGCAATTGGAACACAAAATTCCTCTTGGCTTAGGAGGTTCAGTGTGCTCGTGATCGGCGCACGTTTTATTACTGTCTAAACCCTTGTTGTTGTGCAAAGGTTTTTCACAGATGGCACATACGCCTTTTTGCTCATTGAACTTTTCGTTGAATTTATCTCCACTCCAACCTTTTGCTTTCAATCTTCTCTCGCGCTCATCTACAGCACAGTGCTTGCGCAGTTGATGGTTGTGTGGGTCTTGTTTGCCCAGTTTGGGCCAACCTACTTCTTTCATCTTGTCCTTCCCTAAAAGGTAAGCCTAGTCTTTAGGGCGACTAGTCCGAGATGTGGAATGCACACACTTTCTCTCAGTGTTAATAGTATACCACGGAATTCACCAATGTCAAGTAAATAAATCTTTAATAACTACGAAATTTTTCGTACTACGTTTGTTTTCAGTGCTGTAGAACCCGCATCGTTTGTGTAAGTTGTTGATTTATATGGCAACATTTAGCGATTTGACATTTAAAACTTCATATGATATTCTAATCTTGTCCTTCTCCCGGCAATACTACACATATACCTATATGTAGGTAACATAGACTATAAGTTACCATTTATAATCAATAACATTGAGTTACCATAGTCATTCCAAGTTGTTGAAAAGAAAGAACTATAATTATGAAAGAATCAGCTAAAGCTAGGCGGGCTCGTAGCAAGCTGCGGCAGGCCCTATACCTTAAGCTGAACGTCTGGATCCAGCGCGAGAAAGACATGGAAGTTGCGGTGACCCTGCGGCACCCCGGCGTACCTGAGAAGTTGGAATTTATCCGACAGGAACGAGCGAAGCTAGAAAAGGAGCTACAGATACTCGATAGGGGCTTCAAGAGACAAAGAGCATGGAGCCAAGGAAAAGTTGGATAGTCAACGTTACCCACTGACTGGGGAACGTCCCACCTGAGGTAAAATCAAGGAGCGTATAATAGAAGCATGCCAGAGATTGTGCAACAATTGCGGCCTTTAAACTTGGCCGAGTTACAACCTAGTTTAAAGCCTATTTTAATTACCGATGATGCTGGGCTTCTGCTGCTGAAAGATTATATCGCACGGAAAAGAGCCAAGGAAGACTTCGTACTTTGTTTGGATACAGAAACAAACATATGCGATGATTTTTGGTTTCGTCGTGCACGGACGATTCAGCTAGGAGACCGTGATGAGCAATATGTAATTGATCTACTAGCGTTCGCTGGATCGAAAGAAAGACTAATTGCTACGCAAGGAGAGTACGGGATAAACAGTGAAGGAGTCTATGACAAGGTCATAGATATCCTAAAACCTATACTGTGTAGCAGAGAGTTTCTAAAAGTGGGGCAGAACCTTTCATTCGAATACACAATATGGTGGTGGAACTTTGGCCTGCGTATATGGAACCTGTACAGCACCGATATGGCAGAGCGTGTCATTCAGGCCGGGACAATATCACTCAAACGCATGGCCGAGTTCTCCATGGCATCTATTGCCGCGCGACACTTCGGCTTGTTGATCGACAAGAGTGAACAGGAAGGATTCGATCTAGAAACACCTCTTACTCAGAAGCAGATAGATTACGCCGCGCTAGACGTACGCTTTCCACTTGCTATGCGGCAGGCTCAGGTCAACATTATGACTGCCGACCAATTACTGACCACATCACAAATTGAAAATGATGCCATAGGTACATTTACAGATATGCATCTCAATGGTCAGAACTTAGATGATGATCGTTGGAAGGAGCGCATCGCTCACGTCATTGAGAGACGTGTTGGTGAACTGAAGATTCTAGATGAAGGCTTCATGCCTATCGTAGGTCATAAGAACAAGCAGATTGATGAAGTGGAGATTGAAAAACGATATAAACATTGGCAGGAAGATTTTCAACTACCGACTCAGGTTGAGATTGACCTAGCCTCGCGAAAGAGAGAAGAGAAGGACAAGACTAAGAAAGCGGAACTTGCAGCGCAGTTGAAGGCTGCGGAGAAGAAACGTGCGGAAGAAAAAGCTGCTGCACGCAAAGCACACTCAGAGCTTAGCAAGCTTCGTACTGAGTGGAAAAATAAGGTGGCAGATTGCGAAGGCGAAGCCTATATCAACTATGACTCGCGCGACCAGCTGCTGTCGGCTCTGCAACAGCTGCCGGGTATGAGGATCATTAAGGACACCACAGACGATACTCTTCTGCGGTTCAATGATCGTCCCCTTATTCAAACACTGAGGAAGTTCAAGAAAGGCAAGAAGGATACTGGTACGTATGGGCTGCAGTGGACTCAACGGTGGATAACCAAGCCTCTTGCAAAAGAAGGATGGCGTCACCCAGTAGATGGGAGATTGCATTGTGTGTTTTCTCAATTAGAAGCAGAAACAGGTAGAACTTCTTCTAGTAAACCTAACGCACAGAATCTTCCTAAAGACGATGAAGTGCGTTCTTGTTTTATTGCTAGCCTTCCAGATAAAGACGAGCCAGATGGTTATAGCATAGTAACAGTAGACATGGAAGGTTGTGAGCTTAGAATCATAGCCGAATTAGCAAACGCTCAATCATGGATAACGGCATTTTCAAAAGGACAAGATGTACACTCTGTGTCTACAGAGATTCTGTACCCTGAAAAATGGCCTTCTTTGAAAGAAGAAGGCTGTGCATATTACATCCTCAATGAGCAAGGAGAACCACAACGTAAGAAATGTAAATGCAAAGGCCATGTAGAGCTTCGTAATAATACTAAAGCAACCAACTTTCTTCTTGCATACGGAGGAGGTCCTGACGCTTTGGCTGATGCTTTGGATGTAACAGTAGATACTGCTAAAGAATTAATGCGCTTGCACGAATCTAGGTTTCCCGATATTTGGTCTTACTTAGAACGCAGCGGTAAATTAGCTAAATCTATGCGAGAGGCTAGGGATATGTTTGGGCGTCGTAGGTCATTCCCTGTTCCTACTAGAGAGATGGCAAGACAATGGTGGATTTCTGAAAAAGAAGAAACCTTAGAATTGTCAGAACCAGAAAAAGAAGCAAGTATATTCAGGTTCAAATCTACTAACCTACGAGAGCCTAACAAAGAAGAACTACGTTCTCTTACACACAGAAGCCCTACAGAAAAAGAAATTGATAGAGCTATATATTCTCTGAATGGAAGTGTAGAGCGACGTGGTAAGAACCATTGTATTCAAGGAACAAATGCTTCTCTAATTAAACGCGCTATGGGAAGCGGATTCGATGTCAACGGAAAACCATACCTCTGGCATCAGCTTCCACAGTATAAAGCAAAAATAGTTAATATGGTCCATGACGAGTTAGTACTTGAGTGTCCTAAACGTTTTGGACAAGCCGTCGCTGATTTAGTAGCAGATGCTTTTGCTAGAGCCGCAGCAGAAGTGATGCATAAAGTGAAGATGACTGCGGACTATCACATTGCGGATCGGTGGATGAAATGATTAAAGTTGGAGATGTTCTTAGGAATTGGACTATTATAGGTAAAGGCAAATACCCAGATGGTCACCCTAAATGGAGGTGCCAGTGCGCATGTGGAAGAATAGCAGACATGTCTACATCGAACCTTTACAGAGGAAAAACAAATACCTGTGTAGGCTGCTACTCTACTTATAATCAATTGCATCCTTATGAAGCTCTGTATAATCTGTTATGCAGAGCTTCTAAAGGAAGGGCAGAGGTTGTTATTTCCTATGAAGAATATTTGGAGTTCGTAGGTTTGAATTGTCATTACTGCGATGAAAAATTACATGGATACCTCACATCAACATTAAGAAAAATGTAAGAGGTTCGGCATATAATTTAGATCGCAAGGATAATTCTATTGGGTACGCAAAAGAAAACTGTGTAGTCTGTTGTAAGCGTTGCAATCGGATAAAGTCAGACCATCTGACTTACGAACAAATGCTACAGATTGGAGCACTGATAAAATCATGGCGTACCTAAATTGTCCTTATTGTCCATCCCAAAGTTATCCTACAAATAAGCTAAACCTTTGGCTGACAGGTATGAAGGTTGAAATTCCTTTGATGGAGTTTAAGTGTACATTACGGCATACACATTACGTCATAACAGAGCACAAGGAGGAGATCAATGGAGTTCGAAGTATTCAAGAAATACAAGGGAGATAAAGAACCAGCCTCAGGAGATTTCATTAGGTCAGCTATAAATGCCCTGTCTGATGTCTGCCGCTTTGAGGCTGATCGATGGTACTATGATCTTGAAACTGGACAACCTAAGAAGCTTAACGTTGGAGAACGCTTTGCACTGATGCATAGTGAACTCTCAGAAGCTTTCGAGGGATGGCGCAAGAACAAACAGGACGATCATTTGCCTCATCGTAAATCTTTGGAAGTTGAATTAGCAGACGCAATGATTCGTATTCTAGACTTCGCTGGAGAGAATGATCTAAACTTAGGTGGAGCATTCGTAGAGAAATTGGTATACAACCGTGAGCGAGAAGATCACACATCGGCTGCGCGACAGCGGTCAGACGGGAAGAAATGCTAATGGAAATAGAAAAGTTTCTTGAATGGAGAAGAATTGATGACCCGTGTCTTATGTGTAGTGGTTCTGGTTATGTTATTTACGGGAGCACTTCTACATACTGGGGTGGTATAGGTGGAGCAGCTATGACTAAAGGGGTGTGTAATAAGTGCTGGGGGTCAGGAGATAGGAACGTAACATGGCCTTCCCATAAAACCTTCTATGAGATTAAAAGGAAATTAAAAGAATGATTACAGCTTATACTGACGGTGCCTGTCGCCTTACCAATCCCGGTCTTTGTAGCTGTGCGTGGGTTTTGTATGACTCATCGGTGCCTTACTATGAGCTATCAGAAGCAACCTACTTAGGACCAGAAATGCATACTAATAACTATGCAGAGTACCAAGCCCTGCTAAAACTGCTAAGGTACCTGCATACGAATGGTTTCACAAACGTAGTGATACACACTGACTCAACTCTGGTCGCTAATCAGGTAAATCAGAAATGGTCAGCGAACAACAATCCCGAACTAAAAAAGTTTATGGTGGAAGCCTACGGACTTCTTACAGTCGGAAGCCACAGGTTGCTACATGTGTTTGGTCACGGTAAAAATCTTAGTGAAACACACAACAAAGGAAACGGCAGAGCGGATCAACTGTGCAACGAAATACTAGATGTACATATGGAGGAGTACTATGCAGACACTAAAAACATTATTAATCGCCCTACGGCTTAAACTGAGACCATATTGGCTGGTCGCAAAACGCGACCTCAAGACCCTGTTCACTGCTTGTCAAAAATGCAAAGCCCTAGGCGTATACCCATGCAGCATCGCAGGGTGTGTCCCTCTCTGCACGTCGTGTCAGCGCGAGGAGAGTATTAGATTGGACATGCGACTGCGTATGGATAAGGCAGAAGCAGCATTACGCTTGAAAGAGTCTGTGTGGCTGGCTTCACAACGCAGAGAAGACTTGATTATTCTCACAGCATCAATTCTCTATACTGCATGCCCTGCAATCACCGAAGCACCACAAGCCGTAGCTAAAGCTATGGAGATCGAAGGAGAGGTAAAGCGCCATCTTAGGGAAAAAGAGCGTAGAGATTTGCCTGCAGACTTCAGGGATCATCTACCATCTGCGTTGCAGTATGCTAAAGATAGACTTGCAGCGGCACAACCGGATATCATAACAGGGAAAACTATACCGGGAGAAGTATGGCCGTACCCGGAAAAATAAAGGAGAACCTATGACAGTTGTACGCGATATACTTATAAAAGCAATAGCAAGTATTGATAGTGGCATTGCTGAGCAAGACCGTTACAGGCAAAGCTCCTTGAGAGACGCTGAGCAAAACACAAAGCGCATGTATGCATTGCAAGAGGAGAAGCGAGAGCTAGAAGAAACTATGCGAACGCTTCATCTTTAATGACATTCAAGACAACACAACCTAAATGACCTGAAGCTTGCCCCATGGGTGGAGAGCGTTCTCACGAACGCCGCACCTATGGGGCTATTTTTTTTTGTCGTAATGTTTCCATGATGGAACTATATTGACGGCCCGAACGTGCTAGGCTCTCGCCGCGCATTCTGCCTCAAAGAACAAGCGACCTCGTCGCAATCTTTCGAAATTTTCTCAGCGTCTCCCGCGCACAAAGTGGTGTTCAGGATTCCTAGGCGTTCACGTTGCATGAACAAAGGCGATTGCTGAACAAAGTGCAGGTACTTATGCATAAGTGTTGACGTTTTGTACTCACAACGGGTACGACTGTGCTCAATCTAGGTACAGGCGCTATTCCGCCTAAGGGATTGCTAGGCGCTTTATAGCCTAGGCTCTATCAGGGCGCGGTTTAGCGATAGCCCATAGCGTATACCCACGGTATGCAGAGCTGGATCCCGGCAAACCACCATGTTACCGCTCAGGAACATTCCCCTTAGTTTGTAAGGGGATTGTGCAGTATATTACTGTACGGGAACATTGCCATGATCTATTTTTATGTCACTTTAACCCTGCTGGGCAAATGTGTAGTATACATCACTTTGCGCTAGGTTCCGCAAGTTCGTGAGCCCACGCGGTGTGCGGAGATTAGGCCTAGTATTCTCCGCAAATTATTATGAGCATTCTTCTCGTAAGCAGTCTAGACACATACCACAGTTGTTACAAGGTTTATTCCAATGTCGCAAATACTTAGCAGCGGCTTCACATCTATCAGGTGATTCCTTGGCAAAGCCTATTAATGAATTGCAGTAGTTACATAACAGTCCGCGTGGTAAAGGTGGTTCTATATGCTTGTGGTCTGCATGGGGAGTTGCTATAAATGTCTCTCGGCATATCGCACAGCGGTTGTTTTGTTCTTGCAGTGTGGTATCATAGCGTTCTAGGGTCCAGCCTTTAGACTTTAACCGCTCCGCTTTCTTGGCTGTGGGATATTTAGAGTAATGTTTTTCTCTGTGTTGCTTTTTCTTAGCTTTGCACTTAGCGGCGTATTCAGGGTCCGCCATGCGTCTAGCTTTACGGGCCTTACGCGCTGCTGCTCGTCTTGTACGGGCCTCTTCTGGGTGTTCTAGTGCCCACTGTCTTGCACGCTCTATGCTTAAGGAATTCCACCTTGCTTTGCTGTTCAAATCTCGTTGATGTTGCCATGTGGCATACCTTTCGTCGCTAGCTTTGCGTTGGTCAGTGGTCATCAAAGCGTTAGCCTTGGCATTCCAGTAGCTTTTTAATCTTGGCATAAATCTCCTAGGTACTGTAATCAGTATATCACATATAGGTACACTTGTCAAGATGTTTTCCGTGCCTATGGAACCCCGGTGGATAAAGCGATGCCCGAGCTTCTGGGAGGACCCAAAAACAGGGGTACGCCTCCGGGTAAATCTTCGCCATAGATTCGCCTTTGCTTCGCCCTGTCCTTCGCCTTTCCTTCGCGGTTACCAGTTCGAAGTTCGAAGGTTACCTCCAAGAGTTCGCTATATGTTCGCCTAGCCTGACCATGGATCCACAACGCACGCGCACAGGGAGCGTACACGTCCGGCGCAATGACCAGTAGTGTATAGAGGACAGAGACCAGCAGAGCGCTTAGCGGATCGCCTTGCATTTACAATGCGTTAGCCTAGCAGTGGTTATGCTAAGTGCTTGACAACATTGCAATGCGGTTGTTAAGTTCAGGTGCCATGGGAACTGCATAGCACAGAGCGTCGGGTACTGGCGGCTTAGTAAATGCAAAGCTATGTCCTTGGTATGTGCATGGAAATACTAAGGGTTAGCTACGAATGTCCTTAGCAGTGAGCTAAGCATTACCATATCTTAAGGTGTGTTATGGTAAACACACTGTATGCCACACAGTATAAACCTAGGCATTTGCAGGCTTTATTTATAACAGGAAGGTCTCATAGGCCATGTCCTTAGAGATTCGCTCTGTAATGGCTCAGGAACGCAAAGAACGGCTATTCGGTACATGGTTGAGGCATGGTATATCCGTAGCGGACTGCTGTGCTCCTGTCTCTGTGTTCTCCTCTATACAGGCACTCCCAGTCATGGGCGCGATTCCGTACGCATTGCGTACGCTTAGGTCCGTGCTTGCCTACCTGCTTGGGGAACTCTGTTGTTCAACAAAGTGTAGCCTAGTTCCATAAGCCTAGCTATTACTCGCCTCTCGGCTTTGAGAGCGCTTTGCATGTCCGGCTGAGTCTCCATAGTGACCATCATTGGTTTATTGTCACATGCTCTCAACTCCTTGTATCTAAGGAGGACTTTGCCGAACGATCCGCCATGCAAGTGCTCATGCTGCCTTCTCTTCAGGTTCTGTGTACTTCCAACACAGTAGAACCTGTAGTCTCTGGGATCGACCAGAGCGTATATTGTGTAAGTCATTAATTGTCCTCTACTTACAACTATATCACAACAAAGGTTTGAAGTCAAGTTCAGGAACACATAATGGGTGCAAATGGGCGCACTATTGGGTTTATGATCACATTGAATAGCACTATGGCCCTTAAGAGCACTTTATCGGTCATAATGTGCCCTTAAGAGCGTATCTTTCATCTATAAGAAAACAAAGTGATTTTAGGCATTGACAGATTTTTGAATAGAGATTAATATCAGTTCACGTTAGCAGAGAGCCTTCGGGACGGTCTAACGAGCAAAGCCGATAAGTCAAGAGGCCTAGCGGGGTTCCCAATAACGCCTACGGGTAGATTAGAGGGAGAACACAAAGGCCAAAGCAAAGCAGACCACAAGGTCGATTCCGCGCAGCGGGGAGTTCAAGCCATCCGCTAGGCACTAGTAGCAGAGAAGACGCGATGCAGCCGTGAACACTCAGAACTAGCAGCCATTAGTCGAGAGATGCTGAAGCCCAGTTACACTGGTGAAACAGTAGGCAGATTTAGACAGGCGAGGGGCCAGAGTGGACGCACTAGCAACAACGGCAAAGCACAAACGCAGAATCGAAGCTACTGAAGACGTGAAGGCCAGACGCATAGCAAACGTCAGGCGCGATAGCGAGGCCGCAGCTGAGCCAACCAAAGAAGCATAACCTTCTGTTGTCTCATTAAACAAAACCAAGACGCTAACGAGTGAACCTGTGATGAGTGAACCGCCACAAGGCGCGAGAGACCCGCACAGCGAGAGACCCTGAGCGCAAATATTTAGACTTTGACCAAGAGCATGACTGACTGGTAACAGGAAACGTGCTCTTGGATGAAAGGCTAACAATGGAGGACTGGAACAACATGAAAAAGACAAAGGAGAAACCACAACGTGATCCTGCAAATAGAACGTGCCCTGACTGTGTTGAGGAACTGGGCGAGATCATTCCACTTGATATTAACGGAACCTGTTACAGCTGTGGATCATGCTTTGGTAAGGCACGATGTAGTGATGCTAGGCGCATTGGCTGAAGCAAAGCATTGCGAGCAGTGTGGTGCATGGAGACGTTTTTATCAGTGCCTAGAATGTGGCACGAGCCTATGCCGCAAGTGCGGAGAACTTCACGAGGCGCTATGACTCTCACGTACGTTGTGCATTACTTCTTCACGTTCATACTACAGCCTGCTGATCTGGTACCACTGGCCTATGTAACGTATAAATGGCTACAGGACAGCACAGAGGAACTATAAGGAGACCACCATGCAAGCATCCGAGTATTTCTCACAGCTACAGCTACGTGAGCGGCAGAGCACTACAGCCACACACAAGCCAAATAAGTCTGAAGTAAAGCAAGCTACGGGCAGTGCGGTAATAGACTGGCATGCAGACCGTAAGACAGAGCAGGAATAAAATGACCAAACAATCACCTGTTAAAGACACAGTCAACAGTGTACTGTACATAGTCATGCTAATTGCTGGCGTACTTGCTGCTCTCTACATTCATGCTTCAGGTATAAGGTAACATTATGCGAGAAGCCATGTATGAACTAGGTCCATTACTGTTGTGGATCATAGGCTTTGCTTTGGTAATTCTTTATCTGTCCTAAGGAGATAGTTATGGAGCAATGGAGAATTATAGAAGGCTTTGAAAGTCACGAAGTTTCTAACCTTGGACGTGTACGCAACGTTCGTACTGGACACAAAACATTGTGGGTCAAGTATGGCAATGGTCAACCTATTCAGTTGCATCTGCCATTTGCAAAGGAGACCGCATGACAGACACAAAGCTAGACCTTGAGCACATCCGAGAGGTAATGGTCGCCAATATTCGCCCCGGTGATCGTGTGACTATCCTCGTGCCTAGTGGCATCGGACGTAACGGTCAGGAGTACAGCGAGCGCACAGGACGCGCCGTTATCTGCTCAGGGACACACGTAGCACTGAACATGGGAGGACGCTACGGTACACCCGGAGTGGCTACGCCTAAGAACATCGTTCGAGTTAACAGTCGTAAGGATGCTAGACAATGAAACGCATAGCCCTCTCTCAGCATGGCAAGCACAAAGATAAATACTTCGCCATAGTGTCTAATGCAGACTTTGTTAGGGTCAATTGCTTCGCATGGTCTGCTCTCATCAAGAAAGACACGGTATACGCGCAACGTAGTGTTTGGCACAAAGATGGAAGTCGAACTGTTGTCATGCTGCATCGTTTCATCATAGGTGCAAAGCCTGCACAACAAGTAGACCACAAAGATGGTAACGGCTTGCACAACTGGCGAAGGAACCTACGCAAAGCCACAGCCGCACAGAACCAGCACAACCAAGGTCGCAGAACAGACAATGTGAGCGGCTACAAGGGTGTTTGGTGGGAACCAAGAAGGTGTTGTTGGATCACACAGATTCAAGTTCGTAAACGACGTATGTATATAGGATCATTCTCTACTGCACTCAAAGCAGCAAGGGCCTATGATGCGGCAGCACATAAATACTTTGGTAAATTTGCACGCACAAACTTTTAGGAGGTTCATTCTAGTGAATTACAAAACAGCGTACATACTAGGACAGTTCCTAGGGATGACACAACTAGTCGAGAAAGAATTAGTAACTCTTGAGCAATTTGCAAAGCGTTGTGTTGAAATTGCCAAGAAGTATGAGACCAGCAAGGAGAACATATGATCGTAGGATTCCTGCTGGGGATAATCTTTACGCTTGTGCTAACACGGAGGGGACGATGAGTCATTACATCGCGTACATCAATCATCCCTATCGCCGCATAGAACTAGACGCGGACGATTGTCTATCGGCACGGCATCGCGCAGCAATGCTGCTAGATACCCGACGCGTAGATGCCATAGAGCTAATCCAATGTCCTGCCAAGCACAACGCACAGGACTTGATCGCAGATACAACGGAGGAATAAATGGAGGAACGATTTTCTTTCGCTGATTCCCCTACAGGCTTGGAGCATGCCTTTACTACGACCTTGGCATTGCGACGGTTTGGCTTTGCTGTGCGCCTCGAAACGCATACGCAGACTGTAGGCAAGCAGACCTTTACGCTTCACACTGTACACGCCACGCCGCCAGCGCGGCCTAACCGCAAGGAGCGAGGTGCATGTGTCTAAACTAACTGGAAGTTCAACGGAGTGCCCACATTGCCATGCAAACCTAATAGGGACACCAATACCGGAAGCGTCCCGGTCCTCGTTTGGTGGTGCTACTCACTTCCTTAGGGTCATTGGAATAGAGAAAAGGGATGATGATTACATATCGGCATATCAATACCCCGACTGTGGCGCAGAGGATTCTAGATTTAACAAGGAGACCGCATGACATATATCGACAACTGGTCCTATGATGAATGCCCGGAAATGGACGTGGATTATCCCTATGATCCTGAAGTAGATGACGCCGCGCACAGTCACGAATACAAGAAGCATTGTGTGTGTGGTACTGCAACGTACGAGGACGCAATTGGTCAAACCCGTAACTGGGATAACTACACTCGCCACGTTTGCAGCAACGAGATATCAATGGAAGAAGTTCTGGGGAAACCCAAGGAGAACACAATGAACAATATCGTTAAGTTCGTACCTCGTCCTAAGAGCGAGCCCAGCGGTATTTCCGCATTCACCCTTAAAGTTGGAGAATATGGGCGCGTCGTTGGGGCTGGTAGCTATGCAGGCCACATTGTTTTGAAGGCGCGTGAATACGTCGTTGATATTACCAACCCAAACAACATATGGTTGGTCAACGACTTCACTGCTCCATATGTGGAAACGCTGAAGACTGGTGATAGGCTGGAGATCACGCTTGGCTTCACCTCAGAGTTTGTGGAGCGTATTGCCAAGATGGCGAAAGAAAATAAGATCAACGCCATCAAAGAAGTTCGCACTGTCACCGACTGGGGCTTGAAAGAATCGAAGGAATACGTCGAGTCTTTGTTGCTCCCTTTCTAATGCACGCATCCAGCGCACGAACCTGTAAGCCGTGCGCTGTATTGTGTACATCAGGAGATCATTATGCCGCAAGGTAGAATTCCTACAACCGAAGAAGCTATGGTATTCGCACGTCTTAAGTATTACCGGAAAGCATTAAACCACATCCACGAAGGTGGTAGCATCTACTACGACAAAGGACGCATGGATTCTTACATCATAATTGCCAAACTAGCGTCGAATGAACGGAGGACATTACAATGAGCATCGTAGCCGTCAAAATTGAACAAAATCACATCACCATTGGAGCAGACAGCGGGGATATTTGGGGAGACACAAAGCTTTCGACCATGGGCAACAAACTATGGGCTGTGTCTGATGTGCTGTTCGCAGGGTCCGTAGGCAGCGCAGCACTGGGTTCTCTGTTTAGGTATTACCTTGCTCACTTACCTCCTATCCACAGTAGCGAAGACTACTGGCTAAGATTTGCCTTAGCATTTAAGAAACACACAGAGCAGCATGGGATGCGTATGGATGACAACTCTTTTATAACCGTACATCATGGACGTGTATGGCGCATCAACGGACTACATGTAAACGAGGTCACCACGTTCGACGTTATTGGCGCAGGCAGGCCCTATGCACTCGCAGCGCTGGCCCTAGGCCACAGCGTAGAGAAAGCAGTGGCAGTCGCATGCGACCTTTGCATTCACTGTGCTTCTCCCATTACGCTGCTACGTATGCAGCGAAAGGAGGCGCTACGCTAATTGCATTGAAGATCGCAGAGCTAATCCTAGCGTTAGTCGCAGGGATCGGTATAGGACTATACATCACAAAGGAGGATCGACAATGAAAGTCGCGCAACCAGACACACCATCATCCGACACAATAACTATATTATCGCGGCATACATGGATGGATTCGTGTGCTACGGGACTTACAAACCGCGAATTGCCTCATGTCACAGAGCAGTTCCTAAACCGATCTATAAGGAGATTCAATGACAGACTACACAGACCCCAAGTGGAGGTTTGATGAGCGTGTCCAGAACCTTATGAACAGAGGAAGAACTCAGCAAGAAGCTGAGCAAATAGTAAAATACGTGATCGATACCAAAGAGCAGGAGCCAAACAAAAATGAAGTTGTGTGAGTGTGGTTGCGGAAACCCTGTGCCTATATCTACACGTAACAGGAAAGAACGGGGACAGATAAAGGGGCAACCTGTACGCTACATCATTGGACACAGAGCACGTACACATGGGATGACTTACTCTTCTGAGTTCAAGAGTTGGGACAGCGCCAAACAGAGATGCACCAATCCGAACAATTCTCAGTATAAACACTACGGGGAACGAGGTATTAAGTTCCTATTTACTAGTTTTGAGCAGTTCTTCAAAGAATTGGGTAGAAGACCTAAAGGAATGGTTTTAGATAGAAAAGACAACGACGGTCACTATGAGCCGGGAAATGTACGATGGGTAACGCACGCTGTAAGCCAATGGAATAAGCGTGTAAGTAAAGACAGCAAAAGTGGAGCCAAAGGAGTTTTCTATTCTCCTTGGGGATGGGGAGTATGGATAAGAGCAAAAGGTAAAAAGAAACATCTAGGCACGTTTACAGACAAAAACAAAGCCATAAAGGTACGCAAGGAGGCGGAAAGGAAATACTATGGAACCATATGAACTAAACCCAGCGAGGATTGTAGGAGAATGCTATCAATGTGGTCACCTTTACAACATCTGTAGCAACGGCTTTGTCTGCGATGCATGTGGTTATACTGGACAACCACGTGGGGCGCGGTTTGTGGACAGGCAAGAAACTTCCATTGCAGCAGCTGAGAGGGCTGCTGCGATGGCGTGGGAAGAGGTACAGAGGCATCGAAGTAAATACCACGGCAGGTTGGGCTCTCCCTATGCACACACAGAGGGAGACCTGAAGGACATTGCTGAGCTTAATCACATATTTTCACTGACGGATGAAAGAGTATGAAACTGTGCGAATGTGGCTGTGGTAGACCTGCTCCTATAGCTACACAGACAGACAAGAAATGGGGCGTTGTAAAAGGCAAACCTCGTAGGTTTATACACGGCCACCATACTAAACGACATGGTTGGTGTAATACACCGGAGTACCAAGCCTACCACGATGCAAAGAGACGTTGCGAGAACCTTAGGCATCCAGACTTTGCAGAGTATGGAGGACGTGGTATACGCTTCTTATTAAAAGACTTTGCAGAGTTCATAAAAGAACTAGGCAAAAGACCAAAAGGTAGAATGTTAGATCGCAAAGATAACAACAAACATTATGCCTTAGGAAACATACGTTGGGTCACTCCCAAACAAAGCGCAGATAACAGAAAAAGAGGATAACAGATGAACAAGTTACTGTTCGTTATCGCTTTTATTGCAGGAATGCTGCTCACAGTGGTGACATATCAAGACCATGTCATCGTACGCCAACGCTTGTTAATTCGGCAGATGGCACAGAACCCAAGCTGCCTTACCCCATGAGTAGGGGAGACGTTGTGCTGGCTGTGGTGTATCTGCTTGGTTGGCTTACGTTGTTTATCTATGGAGGAGGGTTGAAATGAGTAAACCTGCAGGAGTACTAGCTAAGACCAAAGATAATTCAAAGAAGAAACCATATGAACATGAACAATGGATGAAGGGCAAGAAAATCGGAAGGCCTAGGCAAGTGTTCGTAGACACTCGCATGGGTATGTCCTTAACAGAGATTGAGCAATTGACCGATGCTCAAATATTAGCGTTACCCAAGCCGGGGTGGCAGAAAGTGAGCAACTGATGAACGCAAGAGAATGGCTACTTGCCAACGGTTATAGTCAATGGCCGGATGGTTGCTGGCAAAGCGAAGGCTACGAAGCCGACGTAGAGGAAGCACTGCAGGAATACATGGATGAACAGGAGGCTATTAAGTATGCAAGAGACAATTCTTAAGATAGAAGAACTTCGTGATGACAACTGGGACGGATACCAAATCACTACCGACAAACGGACCTTGAATGTCGCTGTGGACAACGGTCAGTCTTGCTGTGAGGGCTGGGGATATATGTCCTCAGAGGATGACTTGCAGCAGTACATAGGTGCCGCGTTGTTAAAAGTAGAAAGCGTGAATTCTGCTCTGAACGCAAAAACAGAGCCGGGAGACATCGACGAAGGTACCGTGTACTTCGTTAATTTCTACACGTCCAGAGGTATGTTTCAACTGGCGGTGTATGACAGTCACAATGGGTATTATGGACATTCATTTAAAATCATCGAGGAGAAAGAACAATGACACACGAATACCGTTTTGCAGTGTACGATGAGGGATACCCACAGGGATTCTCTGAGATTCCTGAGGACGATGAGCTGGATGATTGGGATAAAGACTGGGACGAAGAAGATGACTATGCATATCCTCCCTCTGCCCCGTTCAATGAAGATGAGGATAGACCGTGAATGTTGTTGAGCGTGGCTTTTCCGTAGCATTAGCCGCGTCACTACTAAGCGATGCTCCAAGGACAGGGCTGAAGATGGGTTCGGCCCTGTTCTCAGGCAGTCGCCTATTAAGTATCGGCGCGAACCGCTGGTGTACGCATCCTGCCTCTAACAACGAAGACTTCACTCGCTCACTACATGCGGAACATGTAGCTCTCCTTCGCCGTTGGCACTATGATGCTCCAAGTAGAATGACATTGTACGTTGCACGGCGACGCGAGGATGGTACGCTTGGGTGCAGTAAACCCTGTCCTAATTGCATACGGTTGTGCAAATTAGCAGGAATTGCACGTATTTGGTTTTACAACCAAGAGAGTAAACCGGAGGGGATTACCCTATGAATAGGTACACTGTTGTCAGCTACTACCCAAAGCTAGTGCAGATGATTCAAGACGTACTGTCACCCAATCTGCTAGATCACAACTGGCAACGACAGGTAAAGAAGAGACCATTGTCTGGGTACTGCTACATCGCTTCTGAGGCTCTGTACTACCTCTTAGCAAAGGAAGAGGGCTTCAAGCCAGCACAGATGTGGGTGCACGTTGGAAACGGTATAGAGATCAGCCACTGGTTTCTGCGCAAGAAGACAGGGGAAGTTCTAGATATCACTGCATCGCAGTTTGGAAAGACGCGCATCCCGTACCACAAAGCGAAAGGCTGTGGGTTCCTAACCAACTACCCATCTGAAGGTGCAGCCGAGATCATGCGCAGGCTTCCAAAATCTGTGGTATAATAGTTAAATCAAAAGGAGTGTACCAATTGAAGACCGTCACTGTTGTTACCATTATGGCAAAGTTCAATCAACTCAAGATCAAACGCGCAGAACAACAGGGCCGAGGTCGCGGTAGTACATTGCAGGCTGCAGTGAGTGCTGCCATGCGTGACCTTCTAAAGCAGAAGGGCTTAAAACATCAGAGGTACAACACGTTCACTGCAACGGTACTGATCGGCAAAGAGCAAGAAGAGGAAACACTGTCAGAAGGGGCACCTAATGAGAGAACATATTAGAGAGGGCTCTGCTAGACAAGCGATAGTAACCGCAGATTTGCTAAGGAGAAATTTTGAAGTATGGCAAGAAGTAGGCAATTCCTCTGTTGATTTAATTGCTTGTAAATTTGGATTGTTACTTCGTATAGAAGTAAAGGGTAACAAGAAACGAAACATATCCAAAAACAATGCACCAGTAGGCGCAGTCTCTGGTTCTGTAGATTGTAGAAGATTTGACATAGTCGCTGTAGTGTCTAATCATAGTGTTCGATATGTTCGTAGTATTTTACATCAAGTAAACAACGCCTCTATAGAATTAATCCACGAAGAGACCATCAACGTCAGTACTCGCAAAGACTACATCGCACGGCAAGCTAACATGGCAAAGGAGAGTAAGTGATCCTTAAGTTAAAAGAAATTCTCCACAATCCTTTTCGTGATTTAAAGTCTAACCCACTTATAGAAGATAAAATAGAAAGTTTAGTAGAGTCAATTAATCTCACCGGATTCTGGGACAACGTTGTTGTGCGTAAGAACTCAGCAGGCAAATATGAATGTGCATATGGACACCACAGAATCGCCGCTGCTATTCGCGCAGGTCTTGTAGAAGCTGACTTCATTGTGAAGAAACTGAACGATGCTGCTATGATCCAAATTATGGACAATGAGAATCGTGATACCTACGGCTCTACCCCAGCATCTTTAATTGAATCAGTTAGCGCAATCGTTAAAGCTTTAGCAATCGGGACAATACCAGCGTTTGAGATCAACAGTGATACGCGCAAAAACCTGATTCGCTATGCCCCTTCATTTATCCCCGGTAAGGCACCTTCCCCATCAGGTGGGGAACGTCCCTATACTGCGTTGAGTATATCTCGGTTTTTAGGCAGAGCACGTAAAGGCGGAAAAGAAGCTAGCCCAAGCGTAATCGCAGCATTAGATGCTCTGTATCTAAAAGAGCGTGGAAGATTCAATGACTCCTTGCTTGTCACCAAAGACAAAACAGGAGCAAAGGTTCCTGTCACCACAAGCGAACTGCTACGCATCACCAGCGATATAAAACGCGATGTGGAGACAAAGGACAAGCGCACTATAGAAGCTAAACAGACAGCCGCAGAGTTTGACAAACAGCAACGCGAGCTACAGGCGCAACGCAAGAAGACAGAGCAGGAAGCCGAGGTCGCACGTCAGAAACTAGTAAACGAACTAGCCAAAGCCAAGGCCAATGAGAACAAGTCAAAAGTAGAAGCCATCAAAGCGGAGATCAAAGCCAAGGAGACCTACGCAGTAGAAAAGGCACTTGATCTTGAGGTAAGAGCAGCGGAGTTAGAAAAGAAAGTTGAGCAACGCAAACTGACTGAGGCCGCTGTTAAGAAGGAAGATGAGTACCTCCCCATTAAAAGAGAAGTGGAGCGCATCTTGCACAAGCTAGAGGGCGAAACCTCTACCAGCAAAGAAGCACTTGCTTCTGAAGTCAAAGCATTAAGCCGTCTATCAATCAATGTCACTGACCGTGAAAGATTGAGACAGGCTGCATTAAACATGGGTACCTTTTACACAGACTGGGTAGCTATGCAGTTTTTGCCACCACTTAGTACTAAAAAGAAGCTAGATGAGTACCGAAAAAGAGAAGATGCAAGACACAGGGCAGAGGATAAAAATGAGGAAAACACTAAAAGAAAGGTTCTGGGAAAAAGTAAACACATACGGACCTGAGCCTAATGTGTATACCTACATGCATTACCCAGAGATTTCTCAAACTAGATGTTGGCTTTGGACTGGGGCATTAAATGAAAAAGGTAGAGGAAGTATAAAAATTGACGGCAAAGAACAAAAAGTGCACCGCGTGGCTTGGTTCTTAGCCACAGGGTTGTGGCCATCAAAGAACGTGCTCCATAAATGTGACGTTACAAACTGTGTAAACTTCTTACATTTATTTGAAGGAACACAAAAAGATAATGTAACGGATAGGGAATTGAAAGGAAGAAGTTTTCATCCTAGAACTACAAAACTGAGCGCTATGCAAGTGCTGGCTATTCGCGCAGCGTTCTTGGCAGGGGTTACCAAAGCTGTCCTATCACGACAATACCACGTAGTGCACGGGACTATACGTCATATACTCTCAGGAAGAAATTGGAGACCAAGTGCTAAGTCTAAGAAGTAGCAGTGTCAGCGAAGATCGCATGCAGCGTACAAACATCATTGGCAGCTTCTGTGGACAACCAATCATTACCATTGACGAGTTGGGAGCGGAAGTAGACGATGATGCAGAGCTTCATATTAGACTCATGTCTAGCTCTGGTATTAGTATCCCAGCAGAGATTCTACCGGGAGAAGAAAGATGCAAAGATGGCATCATACGCAGGCAGACCACAGCAGAAGCGCAAGGTTATGACACATACCACAACCAAGAACAGATTGAGCAAGGCCGAAGTCGTAAAAGTATCCCGTATGGCAAGCTCGCTGCAAAGGATGGAAAGATTGTCTACTGGAGACCCCACCGTGCAACGCTTGAAGTGTATACTGTGGGCACTGCACTTGCATGTCTAGATAAAGAACCTGAGCCGTTCGTATTAATTGAAGAAGGTGACTGATATGTTTAAACACGGACACACAACCCACGACTGGAAAAGTAGAACATATAACAGTTGGTGGGCAATGCTATGTCGCTGCAATAATAGCAATGTAGCCGAGTATGGGCGCTATGGAGGCAAAGGTGTCCGTGTATGTAAACGTTGGTATTCATTTTCTAATTTCCTAGCAGATATGGGAGTACGTCCTAAAAATACATCTCTTGGCAGATTTAGAGACAAAGGAAACTACACACCAAGCAATTGTGCGTGGATGACACGGCAAGAGCAAGAAGCAGAGAAATGGAAGAACCGTAATAAGCTTTGCAAACGAGGCCACCCACGAACACCAGAGAACACTAAAAAGGTATACAACATTTGCGTGCATGGGCAATGCAAAATTTGTGACCGAGAAGCTGCTGCCCGTTACAGGAAGAGGAAGCTATGCTTAAAAGTCTGAAAGAAGAACAAGCAGACATGAGAGCTAGATGGGCAGACCCTAGTTATCGCTGGGCGAATGACTCAGAACTACGGAGAAGATATGCGAAGGAATTCAGAAACACTAACACAAAAGAAGAAAGACCAGAAAACGGGGAGGTTTCTAAAGACACACGGATGTAGACTGGAACCAACTCCTACCTACTACAGTTGGAGCACTATGCTTTCTCGCTGTAGAAACAACAAAGGTAAAGACTGGAATCGTTATGGCGGTAGAGGTATAACGGTGTGCAGAAGATGGTTTGTTTTTGCTAACTTTCTTAAAGACATGGGCGAACGTCCTTTAGGTACTACCCTTGATAGGTTTCCTGACAACGAAGGAAATTATGAACCAAGTAACTGCCGTTGGGCGACCTACAAGCAGCAAGCAAAACAAAGAAAATTACCACAAGTAATGCGTAAAGACAGTGCCTCAGGTTACAAGGGAGTGTACTGGTGGCCGCGTGATAATAACTGGAACGCTAAAATAACTGTGAATGGAAAAACAAATAACCTTGGATATTTTCCTACTGCTAAACTTGCTGCTACTGCCTACGACACTGCAGCTATAAAGCATTTCAAGGAACGCGCCTGCACTAATGAGATGCTTGGTATTTTATCGAAGAAAGGAAAGGCAGTTGTCGTTTAATGATCTGATTCAGAAAAAGTTTGGGTCTTCATTTGAAGAGCCTGAGCTACCGCCCTCCCCTTCCAATGCCTCTTTGGAAAGTTTTATTCAAAAATTTGGACATAAAACTGAAGAGTACTTTTTCTACGACAACACAGTTGCTCTCAGGTTTGACACTGAGGAACATGTTTATTACCGAGTAGGAGAACTTGGAAATCTAATACGTTTAGATGGAGTAACAACTGTTGTTGGTATCATAGATAAATCCCTGATGCTCACCCCGTGGGCGGCAAAGATGGCGATTCAGAAGTTGCTACGAATCATGCCTACGGAAATGGTTGAAGGTATCATTCGTATTAAACCTTTAACGTTTGATGAATTCACCACCATCGTGTTGGAAGCTAAGAGTGCACACAAAGACAAGCTAGATGAGGCTTCGGATATCGGCCACATGGCGCACAAGTGCCTTGAAGAATCAATCAAGCATGCTATGGTGCATGATCCACAGAGAATCGTACGTCAACTTATCAATGAGCCTCAGGATGAGCAAGCGAAGACGGCGGCTAACAGTGCGCTAGTCTGCATGCACAACCACAACATCCGATGGATAGAAACAGAAACCAAGATTTATTCGCGCGAGCATGACTATGCAGGGACCATGGACGGTTTGGCGTTGTGTGATTCGTGCAGCGACAAAGCGTGTTGCCCTGTACCATTCAAGGATCGCATCTGCCTGATCGATTGGAAAAGTTCGAATTATCTTAAGATAGAATACCTTTTTCAGACGGCCAGTTATAAACATGCTAAAATGGAAGAGCGACCTGATCTAAAGATCGAAGATATCTTCCTATTCCGACTAGGTAAGAGCGAAGAAGAAGCAGGTAAGTTCGAAGTATGGCACATGACACCTGAAGAGTACGAAGAGGACTTCGAAGGTTTCCTGTGCTGCCTTAATCTGACACGACTGGTGCACAGTGTAGAGGAACGCATGAAAGCTCAGAAGGCAACTATTCGCGCCGTCAAGAAAGAACAACGCGAAACTGCAAAAGCAATTGGCAAGGAGCAAGAGAAGTTGCAGAAGGCTATTGCTAAGGCTGAAACTAAGAAGAAAAAAGAAGAAGAGAAAGTACGCATCAAAGCAGAAGCCAAAGCAGAATGCGAACGGTTAAAGGCTGAGAAGAAAGCTGGGCGTAACTCACAGGTGGAAGTGAACCAGACTGTAAATCTGGCGTCCCAAGCGGACATTGCAGGTTCGATCCCTGCTGCGCCCACCATTAGACCTGAAGTAATGGCTGCGTTCGAAAAGGTAGTAGAGAACAATGCAGAGTTACTTGAGAAGCTAGTAGACAGTGGTTCCTCCGGCGAGGGTCAGACTCTTATAAAGTCTTCAGCTCCAGATCAGAGCGGACAGGTTGGATCAACACCAACAACCACTACCATATTTGAAGAGGAGACAGCAGTGTCTACATTCAAACTGCCTATGGAATGAATCCAAAATCTATAGGAGAGAAAACAGAAGCAATAGTTTTGGCTGAGTTAATCAAGAACGATTACACCGTTTTGCTTCCTTTTGGAGATAATCAACGATACGATTTTGTAATAATCATTGAATCAACATTCAAAAGGTTACAATGCAAAACTGGTAAACTGAAAAACGGCTCTATATGGTTTCGTGCTTGTTCTACACAAAGCAACATGCAAAGAACGAAAACTATAAATTATCGTGGAGAGGTAGATTATTTCATAGTACACTGCTACGAAAATGAAGAGACCTATTTGATTCCCGTAGAAGATGTAGGTGTAAGCAACGTAGCTTTACGAATAGAAAAGTTACCAAAAACTTCTCCCTACTCAACAACAAGATGGGCTAAAGAATACAAACTTAGGAGAACTAATAACAATGCCTGAAGAAACAAAGCAACCAACGCAGTTGACAGTTTTGAATCGAGCACCTGAGTCCATGGTAGTTGCACAGAAGGTTAATGCACTTTCTCGTCTGTTTCAATTAAAACCTAAGACATTGGAATTAGTTTCCAAATCAACACGTCAGGAAGGAGCTACCCCCGGCACGTTCCGAGTTACTTCTACGAATGAGTCCTTTAAGGAACTGCGTGTAGTTATGCTGGCAGAGCCAGTTGAGCAACGCGAAAAGTACCGTAAGGGAGAATATACCAAGGATTCTAAGGAATGCTTCTCGCTAGATAATGTACAGCCGCACCCAAGGGCACGTACACCCTTTGCATTGTATTGTGCAAACTGCCCACAAGGGGACATCAATTGGGTGAAGTACCGAGAAGCTAAAGCAAAGGGAATCACAGGAGACGCATTGTCGGCCTACCTGCCTCCCTGCCGTAAGTTCTGGCATTTGTTTATTGCTTCGCGCGAAACACAACGTCCGTATTATTTTAACATTAAAGGCGGAAGTGTAAAACCCTTTGAGGACGCCATGCAGAACGTTGCAGATTTGTTTCAGATGATCTATCAAAACATCAAGCAAGAAAACAGACATATTGCTGCAGCCAATGCAAAGAACTCAGACGGTCCGCAGATACCTTTGAAGTCTCTGCCTGAGACGGTAGGGGATATTATTTGGCATATCTCATTCACCATGTACGCTTGGAATAGGAACGGCGGACCATGGATGGTTGGCTTTAAAGACTTCAAAGTGATGAGTGAAGAAGACCGAAAGGACTTTGGAAAAATTATTGAAGACATTAAAGCGCGGCGAGCAGCTGGGCAATTGCAGAGCCAAGAGGCGAGCGAGGCCGAAGAGGAGGCAGCGGTAGTGGAGAAGCCAGCAAGTAGTGGAATTCGCACGGCAGAGGTTATCTCTGTCACTACGAACGAAGTTGCACAAAAGAATGCCCAGATTCAAATCTAAAGGAGAATATAATGAAAAAGTTTTTGATGATCGCTTTGTTGTTTGCTGTGTCCACCTTGGCAGTTGCACAAACTGCCTTCTCAGGCCCACGGTTTTCTGCATCGTTCAATGGTGCGGTGACCTCTAGGACCTATAACAATGCTACTAACTCTAACATTGAATACTCTGCCAATGATGGCACTATCGTCACTTCGGTTACCGTGCGAACAGTTAATCATCCAATTGCGGTTAACTTTGAGTCGGCTAATTTCTACCACGATCAGGCATGTGGAGAAGGAGCAAAGCAGGTAGGTGAAGTTAACAATGCATACTATCAAGGTCACCCATTTGCCTTCAGCATTTGTGCATATACAGCTAAGAATGATGTGCCTTATTACACTATGGAGCGCGTCATCATAGTTGATGCTACGACGGTTATCTTCATTGATATGGACGTACCCCAGAGCATTGCAGATGTGACCGATAGCCAAGTAACCAGTGCTAGCGGTAAGAAGAACGCATTTGTGGGATGGGTTAATTTTGAAAATACCCTGACCATTAAGTAGAAATCTCACGGCAAATGTCGTGAGTTGGTGGAGGAACGCATAACGTAAGCCGTGCGCTCCCCGGAGACACACTCAGGGTCTCCGTAGCAACATATCCGAGACTATATCCTCAGGGGTCACTGGGCAACAAACTGAAGCAGCGACGGCTGTCTAGGTTTTTATCCTTGTTATGGCTGGGTGATCTAGATGTCTAACAAAGGCATCTAGGTAGGATATGTTGTGACGAAGGCCCTGAGAGCCTTGAACCACAAATACAAAAGGAGAATACAATGCAATCACGTACACCTGAAGGGAAGCACACCAAGCGGTTCATCGTTTTGAGGAAGAGCTTAATTGATGGTAAGTATGAGCGCTCTGTGAATATCCCTGAGTTCTTCCCCACGAGGGAAGAGGCACAGGCTGCAGTAGCGCAACGCGGAGATGCCGGGATCACCTACAAAGTTCGCCAGAAGTAATTGACCTTGTATGGATGAAGCTGTAGCTTCCGTTATTGGACGGCGGTTCGATTCCGCCCATCTCCACCAAAGCAACTCACCAGTAATAAGCACTCTGCCAGATGTGCGAAAATGAGGCATGAACCTGAGTTGCTTTTGTGGGGATGAAAAGGTTTCGACAGTGACGTAGTAAGAGACAGTGGACATACACGCCGTGCCCTGCCACGTTACGGAGGGGCAAAACCAAAATGCCAACGACAACACCGTTGTGACTCCCAAGGCTAAGGCCATGGGCGCAGCTGCTGGGGTTTAATCAGCTGTGTAGTTTAACCACGCGAACCGGGGACAAGTTCCCCGGACCTCGCAGTGGACTTAAAGGAGAATGCTATGTTGCACAACGGGCATTGGACACATCCTGAGCTGTGGATGATGTGGTTCGCAGTGGTAGGTACTGCTGTGAATTCATTGTTCATTGCCTATATGTTCTACAAGGAGATGAAATGAACAAACTAACAGCACTGAGTAAACTGGCAAATGCCTACTGGTATGTGCGCGATGTATATGGTAATGCGGTTTCTTCTGGTATTTTAGAAGACAAGTTCCATTACATCCGACGCAGCCTTCGCATTGAAGATTTGAAGCCTGTAAAGTGCACTGAAGGATTGAACCCAGTAGGACCACGGTATCTCTAAGGAGACATTGAGATGGAGAAGTGGAAAAAGATAAAGGGCTTTGAGGATTACGAGGTAAGCGACTTAGGTAAAGTTAGAAGAGTTAACCGTGCAGGCAACAATCATGCTCCCAAAGTTTTGAAACCAAGAGACAACGGACAAGGCTACTTATACGTTGCGCTGTATAGAGAAAGCAAACGTGTTAATAAAGCCATTCACATCCTAGTCGCTACAGAATTTATTCCAAATCCTTTACACTTACCTGAAGTGAACCACCTTGGCCCGAAGAGTGACAATAGAAAACACAGGTTAGAGTGGAGATCAATGTTAGGTCACCACCAAGATCAAGCTAAGAGAAGCCAAAAAGGAGACGGTGTAAGTTTTCGTAAGGACAAAAACAAAAATCAATGGATAGCTATTTACTACCCTTACCCAAAGGTTAAGAAACACATTGGTAGCTTTGCTACTAAACGTGAAGCCATCACTGCGCGTAACGCTGCTGTACAGGCGCTGCCGAGGGTTCTATAAATGGAGCATACACACATTGTAGGAGAAGCCATAGCAGGACGATCTGCACAAGTACGTAGAAACTTGATGACTATGGTTTCTAATTTGAGTACCAATACTTTCGACCTAGCAGCGCTG